CGATCACCGGCACGTTCACGGACCAGGCGGAGGCACCCCTCGAGGGTGTCCGTGTCTCGGTCTACGTGCCTCCGACGCCGGTGACGTCCGTCGCTGCCCAGGAGCGGACCTACGAGTCCGATGACGCCGGCCTGGTGTCCTTCGACCTGGTGCAGGGCATCCGTGTCCGAGTCTCCATCCTGCAGCGCGGACTGTCGCGGGAGTTCGACGTTCCTGCGGAGGACACGGCTGACCTCTTCACGTTACTGTCCGACGTACCCGATCCCTTCACCGTGGCGGCAACATGAGCATTCGCGACACCATCTCCAGGTTCATGGACGGGTCTTTCAAGGCATTCTCCAGCCGCCTGACCCGGGTCCAGGGCTTGGGCGTTCTGGAGTTCGCGCGAGGGGCATACGCCTGGGAGGGCTTCCCTGACGTCGCCATCCGCTCAGGAGGAGTCCTGCAGCCCCACCTGGGTGTGCGCACGGAAACCGACACGGGCAGTGACCTGTTCGGGACGGAGTACTCGACGGCCTCGGATGACGGCTCCTCCCTGACCTGCACGTCGGGTTCTCCGAACGTCAGTGGACCTTCCGGGCAGTTCGCCAATGTGGAGGAAGGCGACTACTTCTACATCCAAGGGGACGAGACTCCGTTCACGGTGAGCACGAAGACGGACGACGAGAACCTCATCCTCAGCACCAACGTCAGCGTCGACCGCGCCGGGTCCGGTACTTGGCGCAGCGCGACGCCTGGCGTCAACGTGGAGATGATGTTCGCAGCGTCGGCCTTCCAGCCCATCCTTCCCATCATCCTGGAAGGCTTGCCCATCGTCGTGCAGATGGCCGCAGACTGGGTGCCCTCTGGTGCTCTGAGGGTCATCCAGTGGAACACCACGGGGGTGAAGACGGACCTGTATGCTCGCCTCGACCTGAGTCACATCCTCTACAAGCTGGACGGATTCAACAACGCGACGGCGCACTGGAAGTTCGTCGAGATCGACCCGCAGTGGGGCGACTCGGCCACAGGTCTCAAGCTGCGCTTGGTGCGGGTGTCTTCGAGTGGGAGCCGGGACGTTCTACTGGAGATCGATTCTGCAGGGAGCTCGCACACCTTCTCGCCTCTGCAGGATCTGATTCCGTACGCGTACGCGTACGTCCTCGAGCTGTTCTGCGCCACGGGCGACCTCGAGGACATCGGGGCGGGACCTGCGGGGTACCAGACCCCGGCGTCCCTGGACGCGGTGCGCCTGGTCTTGCGTCAGTACGCCGGCGCGTAGCGAAGAAGGCGACGTAGGCTCAGGCGCCGGCAGCACGTTGCTGCCGGCGCTCGTCCTCAAGGGCAGGCGCCCTCGTTGTCCTCGATGACGTAGAAGCCGTCGGCGAGTCCCGCCAACGCGGTGAACGCGTAGGTCTGGCAGAGGCCGACGTTGTCCGTCACCAGGATGTCGGTGGCGGAGACGAGGCCCTCCAGCGTCCCGAGGTCTCGTAGAGCATCGTTGTCGACCACCAAGAGGACGTCCAGGTGGCCCGGCACTGCCGCGGAGAACGCCTCGAGCGAGTCGTTGTCCGTCATCTCGACGCGGCCGAGGGACAGCAGGCCGTCGAGGCCGCTGATGTCCTCCAGGTCATCGTTCGAGCGGAAGCGCAGTCCTTCGACGTCCTCGAGGCTGGACAGGTCGTCGAGGTCCCGCAGGCGCGTGAACTCGAACGCGACCATGCCACGGACCTGACGGAGATCTGCCAACGTGGGGAGGGAGTCCACGTTGCGGACGGTCAGGTCTCCGTTGATTGCGGCGAGCCCCTCCAGGCCTTCGAGGTCGCGGCTGTTCTCGATGGTCAGGTCGCCCGTGATGATCCACGGCTCGACCTCGTCGCTGTCCTCAGGCAGGCCTGTGTCCGCCCCTCCGGTGTCGACGATGTCCTCCGAGGTGTCCGCGGCCTCGGGGCCGGTGTCCTCGACGGTGACGGTACCTCGAGAGGCGAGGCACCCGGTGAGCAGGACGGCCGGGATGATGATGGTCAGGGTACGCATGGAACCTCCTTGGGTCTCAAGCTCTTGTGCGCCGCTCGTCTCGCGGATTTCATCCTCCCACGCTAGTATCCCGACGGAGGTCTGCCCATGAAGCCAGCGGCTGCCCGAGCCCTCGAGTTCCTTCTCGGTGCTGCCCCAGGGGCGGCCGCCGGGGCCGCTACGGGCGCCGCCACCTACGAGCCCTCGGAGGAGCAGTTCTGGCGCGACCACACAGGGCAGGTCCAGGGCCGGAACCTCACGCGCCCCGAAGTTCGTGAGCGCATCGGGCGCATGCTCCGGGGCGCTGCGCTGGGGGCGGCGCTCGGCGGCACTGCCGCGGTGGGGGGAGGCCGGGGCCGAGAGGTCATGGCTCGCCGAGCGGACCTTGCTGACGCGAAGGTCCTGTCTCGCATGTTCGGGCTGGGCAAGCCCGAGGTCGCTGCCGGCGTGACCCACGTCCCGTCGCAGCACCTCGTGGACGCCATCGAGGCCGCCCGGGCGTCCCGCGCGAGGCACGTCTTCGGCGGCCAGAGCGCGATGGTGGACCGTCAGACCCGTCGGGTGCTGGGCCCTCACCCGGACAACACCGCCAGAGGCCAGTTCTACCGCCGGCAGGGCATGTCCAAGCAGGCGGGTGCCGCGAAGATGGCCCTGAAGCTGCTCAAGCCCCTGGCGAAGCCGAAGACGCCCTCCTTCAAGGTCAAGATGAAGCCGCCCACTCTACCCAAGGCGTCCGTGGGCAGCTTCGGGACCACGAAGATCAAGGCCCCGAAGCCGCCAAAGCTCGTGTCTTCCTCGCCCTCGGGGGCTCTCGCCAAGGTCAAGACCTGATGCCCCTTCCCGACCCCGTACCTCCCGCCCTCTGCACCATCGCCGGCTACCTGCTGGACGTGAGCGGCCGCCCGCGCGTGGGGATCCCTCTCCGCATCCGGAACCTCGAGGTTCCGATGACGACGGACGCCATGAACTGGGTCACGGGACAGGGAGTCGAGGCGACGAGCGACGGGAGCGGCCTCGTGGCCTTCCAGCTCATCCAAGGCGCGACGGTGCAGATCGACCACCCGTTCCGCTCGGACATCACGCTCCGTCGTACGGTCCCGGCCCAGGACGAGGCCGTCCTCATCGACTGGCTGTTCCCCTACGTCAAGGTGGTGCGGTACGACGGGGACGACCCCCTCCTCCTGGACGTCGGCGAGGTCGCCGTTCTCGACCTGGTGGCCGAGATGTCGGATGGGACGGAGGCGGAGATCCCTCCACAGTACGCGACCGTGGCCTCTGACGACGAGGCGGTGGCTCTGCACGGGACCTCCGGCCTGTGTGCCGAGAGCGTGGGTGCGGCGTCCCTCGAGGTCACGGCCATCGACCAGGGCTTCGTCGGGACGAACCAGACCAGCGAGGGGGAGGTCCTGGAGCACATCAGCCTGCCGGACCCCACGCTTCCCGCGGCCTTCGGCGTCGTCGTCTCGTAGCGAAGAAGCACGAGGTGCGACACCTGGAGGCCCGAGCTGCGCGCTCGGGCCTCCAGGGCCGCGGTCAATGGAGAACCTCGGAGGGCAGAGAGACCAACCTCCTGCCGCTCGGTGGGGGACGCCGAGGGGCCCTCTCCACCAAGCCCTTATGCGACGCCGCAGGGCACGGTTTCACGGCGTGCGATAGGGTAGATCCGGCAGGAGGGGCCCTTGGCGATTGAGCGCGACGATGTTGTGGATGCAGTCGGGAAGGTCATCCCGACGACCACGAACTTCGCGCGCAGACCGGACGCATCCGAGGCGCCCGACCGCTACTACAGCCAGCTGTCGAACACGGTCCTGGCGGCCATGCACGCCGATGACCGCGCCGTGTTCTACCTCGCCTACCTCGCTGCGACGCGCTTCAGGACCGACATCGAGTCTGTCCTGGCGCTCACGGAGACGATGCTGTCGGACGGCGGCATCCGAGCGCTGGAGAACCCGGAGCTCACGCGCATCGTGACCACCGAGGGCCTGTCCTCGGCCAGGGCGTCGCTCGGCCGCCTGGACGCCCACCTGGTGACGGGGGCCTACGCCGACGAGCAGGTGTCGGCCTTCAGGCAGCAGGTGAAGGAGTACCTGCAAGACGCTGTGGCTCCGAACCTGCGCAGTGGCGGATCTCGCACGGGGGCTCGCGCACTCCTGCGAGGAGTTCTCCCCTCCCTGGAGCGCGGCCTCGCCCGCCTGGAGGGCGGGAAGGCATCGGTCAGGGCCAGCGTGGATGAGGGAGCTGCCCTCGACCTCCGGACGCTCATCTCGGCGCGCGTGAGCACTGCGTGTGCGACCTTGCTGCGGGCCCTCGAGCAGGAGGTCCCTCTCCTCAACGACGAAGATCAAGCAGCCCGGATGGAGAGCATCGCGACCGAGCTCGCAGCGGCCTACGCCGCGATGGGCGCCGTCGGGACCGCGCAGACACCTCTGGGCGAGGTCGTGACTGGTCCTCGCGACGACGCCTACACGGAGCGGGCCTTCAAGGCGGCGACGGGCCTTGCCGCCGTAGCGCCTCCTGCGGCAGTCCTGGCAGGATTCAACGGTCGGGTCTACGTGGACCCGCTCGTCTTGGGTACGCAGGGCTTTGCTCAAGACGACCTCGACGGCGACCTGACCACCCCCAAGTTCCAGGACACGTCCACGCCGGACTGGTCTGTGCTCGGGCTGAGCGTGGGCGACAGCCTGTTCCTCTACGCCACAGGCGTCACGCACCGCGTCGTCTCGGACCCTGCGACCACGGTCGACCACCTGCGCGTGGTGCCCGAGATCTCGAAGAACATCGCCGACACGAAGTGGTTCGTGACGAGGGAGCCCGCCGGGACGTACTTCGAGGACCCCAACGTCGACTTCTGGGTCAAGTACGAGGATGGGCAGACGGCCTCGTCGGTCATCTCGTCAGGCACGAAGGGCTTCTACCCCCGCACCGTCGAGGCCTCGGGCAGCGGCGCGACGCGTGTGCTGCTTGCCGGCGCCGCAGGGGAGGGTGACCCGTGGTTCTTGTCGGGACCGCCGGACGGCGCTCTGATCATCCCCGGCTACTACTTCACCTACCTCGGAGCGTCCTTCATCACCGATGGCGTTGCTCCGGGATGGGACCTGGAGCTTGGGGACGGGGCGTCGACCGTCCTCACCATCCAGTACGCCCTCTCGGAGGACTACCTTGTCGTGGACCCCCCGTTCACGGTGGACGTGTACCCCAACTGGCGCATCGTGCGGTGGCCGTCGAACGACAGGGTTCTCTCGCAGCCCGGCGCGGGCTTCCTCACGGCGAATGTGCAGGTGGGGTCTGTCGTCGAGATCTACGGGACAGCATCCAACGACGGGCTCTACTCGGTGGTGGAGGTTCTGTCGGACGATGCAGTCCGGCTGGACTCTACGCTGCTGCACGAGACAGGGATGGGGTGGCGAGTCCTTCTGCCCGACGACGAGGTCGTAGACACGGACGCCGCGTTCTTGTCGGATGGCATCACCGCGGGTGACGTCGTGTACCTCGACGGCTCCCCTCACGCGGTGGACGAGGTCTTGAGCCAGACCAGGCTGCGCCTCACCTCATCCTGGGTCCAGACGGACTTCGTCTCGGGACACGAGTGGCTCACCTACCGGGACGATGCAGTGTCCCAGTCCTTCGACCAGGACGACGGCATCGACCTGTCCCTCCTCCCTCCGGTGGTCAACGGCTACCCCGTGGCCCTCCGCGTGGCGGGGTCGGACGTGCCATGGTCGAGGCCCACGCCGGGCCGCAGCACTGCCCTCGACCTGCGTGCAGGCGTCCCCTACGATGACGCGCCTCTGCTGGAGTGGAGCGTGCGCGCCGGGGACTGGACGGACAGGTTCTCCGACTTCGCCAACAGCCCGTTCGATGGCCTACCCCTCGGCACGACCTTGGCGCTCTGGCCGGGGGAGGCCAACGAGCAGAGGGTGCAGGTCCTCGAGATCTACGGGGCGAGCGAGGTGCGCGTATCCGGGCGCATCCCCCAGGGAGTGTCCGGCATCCCCTACGCCCTGTACGACCCGGTCTACCCCCGGCACGAGCTCCTCTACGAGGGCGTCCGGTACCCCATCGACCAGATCGTGGACGGCAGGCTGCGCCTGTCCCGCCCGGTCCCGCCCGCCGTCGGCATCGACCTCGACTACTTCATCGTGGAGCCGACAAGCTCCGACGTGTCGGACCGCCTGACCGACGAAGACGGTGCTCTCGAGTACGACGCCGTCGGAGGCTTCGGGCAGGAGCTCGTGGGGACGCTGCTCAAGATCAACTCCACGCCGACCTACAAGGTCCCTGTCCTTGAGGTCATCGACCTGGACGGCGACGGCGTGAACGACACCTTGACGGTCCGGACCAAGTTCAACGTGGGGCGGTCACGGGTGCCCTACGAGGTGTGGGCCGAGGTGGAGGGCCGCACGACGGAACTGCGGCTTCCCGGGGCTGCGGTAGGGGCCGAGGAGGGGGACCTCCTGACGCTCTGGACTGTTCCGGCAACCCGCGCAGTCGTGTCCGAGGACCCCACAGGTGGCTACACCGAGGTGAGCCTCACGGAAGTCATCCCCGCCGGCGTGGCAGGCGCCCTGGCCGTTGTGACCCGGGGCGGTAGCAACGAGTACGGTCGCTGGCTTCTCTTCGACCACCAGCTTGAGGCCCTGCCTGTCCCGGGCAGCGACCTCACCCAGCTCTCCGCCTTCTTGGCGCGCGCCTTCCAGGACGGAGGAGAGGAAGGGGACTCCGTGGCCTCTGGCGGTCCTGTCGTTGTGCGCAACGACGGCGACGACGACGACCTCACGCCCCTACTGGAGCTCGACGTCGACGTCGAGCTCGCTGGTGCGCGGTACGGCGAGCTCATCACCCTCACGCACGCCGGCGGCGCGCGCAGCCGCCACTACATCACGCAGGTGGACAGCGACCGCGTCTCCATCACCCCCGAGGTGGACGTCGCTCTGGTCGTGGCATCCTGGGCGATGGAGCGGACCTCCATCAGCGAGGCCCTGTACCGCACGAGCGTCATCGACTCCCGGCTTCGGGAGATCGCGGCTCTCCTGGACCAGTACGAGGTAGCGCCGTCGGAGTCCGTACGCGCGGCTCTTGCTCTCTTGGTGGAGTCCGGGCTCGACCGGGCCTCCGACACCCTCCGCAGCGGCAACCTCCCGGGCCTGTCTTCGCTGTCGAGAGAGGCAGCCTCGTACTTGGGCAACGCAGCCTCCGCCCTCCGCTCGGCAGGCGGCTCCGTCGACAGCGCCGGCCGGGGGCGTCCTGGAGACGGGAACCTGGCCCGCGGCGACGGAGCGGCCGCGCTGGGGGCCCTGGGGGGCGCGCATGCGGGCATGGGCCAGGCCGCTCTCCGGCTGGGCGCAGACGAGCACGCCAAGAGGGTGTCCGAGGTGAGTCCGGAAGACGAGAGGAACCGGGCGGTGTACGAGTTGGTGGGCACGCCGGTCACGGACGCGGTGTCGGAGCAAGACGACACGCTGCCTTGGCTGGCACAGACCGGGTCGAAGGTGGACCGCATCAACAGAGACATCGAGGGCGCCAAGGCAGCTCTGCAGTACATCATCGACCACCCTGACGAGTTCACGGAGGTGGGATGAGGGACTTGCAGACCATGCAACTGGTGGACGACTTCACGGTCACCGGTGCTTCCGAGGTGGAGACCTTCTCCGGCGAGCCCCGGACGTTGCTGCTCGAGGCCAGCGGTGGAGGCCTCGGAGCAGCAACGCGCGTCCTCGTCAACGACCTCGGGATCGACGACTTCACCATCGTCAACGACTACGAGGTCTTGCTGCGCCTCCCGTCCACGCTGGACGATGCGCCGCTCACGAACATGGTCTTCGTGGTCTACGGCTCGTTCGCCACGGGCAGGCACCGGGTCCGGCTCATCCACGCCATCACCCGCCGCCCCCGGGCACAGAGCGGGCTCCAGAAGCTCATCCAGCAGGTTGTTCGGGTGATGCTGTCTGGGCCGAGGTCCAACAAGTTCGACCGGTCGAGCGGAGGCGGGCTCGGTGAGGAGATCACGAACAGCATCTCCAACGGCACAGACCCCGCGGCGGCGGTCGCCCAGGCCGTGGACGCCACGCAGGCGTACTTCACCTCCAGGCAGCGCGGACAGAAGATCCCGGCCAACGAGAGGCTGCGCTCCTTCTCCTTCGAGGGCATCCTCTACGAAGACAATCAGGCCGTCGCGCTGGTCCGACTCAAGGACTACTCCGGCGGCTCCTACCAAGTTCCCGTGGTGCTCTGATGGCGATCAACCTCATCGACGACACGCTGCTCACGCTGTTCCGTGAGCTCATGGCGTCCTACGACCCCGACATCGACACCGGGCGCGACTCGGCCTTCTACTCCTCGGTCATGAGGCCGCTCCTGACACGCGTCGGGCCGGACCCCCTGTCGGGGGATGCCGAGGAGTTCGTGGCCGCGGTCCTGGATGCGGAGTTCGGGGACGAGCTCGACACCAGCCCTGTCTCCGACCTTCGGCAGCTCCTCATCCGGCCCCTGGCCGTGGTGGTGAAGGCGTGGCGCAGGGAGGCGAGCGAGAATCGCGCAACGCGCGCGCTCGAGGACTACGAGTTGATGACGAGGGCCGAGCTGAGTGCCCGCCTCTCGGACTTCTTCATCACGCTGCGGGACGGTGGGACGGTGCAGCTCCCCGTCCGCGTCTACTTCTCCGCCGCGCAGTCCCGGACCTTCACGCCCTCGACGCGCTTCTTCACCGGAGGCGGGCTGAGCTTCTACCCGACGACCACGCAGTCCATCTCTCAGGCCGAGATGTCCTTCCAGGTCGAGAACGGGCAGTACTTCGTCGACGTGACCGTGCGTGCCGACGGAGCAGGCAGCGAGTACGTCGTCGAGGCGGGCGCCATCATCGGCGTCGACGGCATCGCGGGCGTGGTGCGCGTCACCAACCTCGTCTCGGCCGAGGTCGTGCAGGACGACGAGACGAAGGCCGAGGGCGTCGAGCGCGCGCAGGACTCCATCACGCAGCGCACCCTGACGACGACGCGAGGCGTCCGAGTGACGTTGCCCGAGTCCCTGGGCACCTACGACGACCTCCGGGTCGTCGACTCCGGGCACCCCCTCATGCAGCGCGACCTTCTGCGGGGACCCACCTCCTTGTCCGGCATCCCGGGGGGTGTGCGGGGGAAGACGAGCCCAGACCTCACGGGAGGGCAGTCCCTGCACCTCGGAGGCCACACCGACGTCTACCTGCGCCGCGGGGAGCCCGTCCTGTCTTCGCTGGACATCAAGGACCTCCGTGACGTGGGGTACCGCGTGTGGCGGTCGGACCGCGGGTTCACCGCCGGCGGCCCCGACACCAGCCTGTGGGAGGACGCCACCGGCAACTACGTCGTCAACGGCGTGAAGGCAGGAGACTGGCTGCGGGTGGGCAGCGAGGAGCGGCAGATCTCCACGGTCGGCGCCTACTCCCTCGACCTCTCCGGGGACCCCCTGCCCGGCGGCATGTACTCGCGCACCTACGAGATCACGCGACGCGACAGCGAGCGCATGTCCATCCCCCTCTACGACCTGGTCGGTGAGGTCGAGGGGGAGGCCGCCTTCTCGAGCGACGACGAGCCGCTCGCCGCACTCCCCGGGTCTTCGAGCAAGGAGCCTCTGGTCGAGGGCGGGGTCTCGGTCCTCGCCTCCTCCAACATCGCCCGCTCGAACGTGCCGCTCCCGCTTCTGCGCATCCGGCAGATCGAGCTGCTCAACTCGACGACCCTCGCACCGACCGGCATCGTGTTCCCTCACGCCCGGGCGGTGGGTTGCCGTGTCGTGGAAGACCTCGAGGGGGGAGGCGCCGCCTCCAAGGCAGCGGGTGTGGTGCGCGTCTACTTCTTGGACCCGTGCTCGGCCTACGCGACGCCGGACGCGCGCTTCACCCTGGGCTCCTGGTCCTACGCCGTCAAGGACTACGACGCGGTCGAGGAGACGCGCGGCTACGTCAACGTGACAGCCCAGGTGCAGGACGTCGGAGGCGGGACCCTCCGCATCGTGGTGTCCGGCGAGTACGCCGACCGCATCCAGGCAGGCGACAGGCTCTTGGGTAGCGCGTTCCTGGGCACCTACGCCATCACCAACGTCGCCGAGACCGGAGGCAACACCCACCTCACCGTGCGTGAGGAGGGGGGCGACTGGTTCGCTGCCGCGACGCCCGCCTTCGAGGACGTGGTCATCTGCCCGGGGGTCCTCAGCGGGGACGCCCTCGTGGACTCGAACGGCCTGGCCTACATCGACCTCCACGTCGAGGCGACAGCCGTCGGCGCCGGAGGCAACCTCGACCGGGGGGTCTACCTCGACTTGGAAGGTATCTCGGCTGATGGGTGGCAGCTTCGGTCGCCCTCGCAGCACGAGTCCTTCTCGTCGAGGGACACGCCCTACCTGTCGTTCTCGGCATGGCCCGACGACGACACGTACCTGATCGACGACGAGGCGTCGTTCGCGGTCCGCATCACCTACGCCTCGGCGGCCTACATCGCTGAGGCGCAGGAGTTCGTGGAGGACGACGAGAACGCGCCCGTAGGCGAAGACCTCCTCCTACGCCACTTCCTGCCCTCCTACGTCCGGCTGGACATCGTGTCGGACGCTCCGGAGCAGGGGCAGAGCGACCTCGAGCAGCATCTTCTCGGCCTGTCGTCGGGCGACCCCCTCCAGGGCAGCGACCTGGTGGACGTCTTGTCGGCCTCCGGAGCCACGTACACCGTGCTGCCCCTCCCCCTCCTCGTCCTTCGCCACAACGACGACAGGTCGATCTCCCTGCAGGCCAGTGAGACGGAGGTAGGTTCCGACGAGGCGCACAACTTCCTGCCCGACGCGGACTACATCTCGGTCTCGGAGTGACCCTCGGAGGGAGTCTCCTCATCGCACCACGGGCACCGCCACTTCACTCCCTGACGCACGGTGGGGTGGGGGGACAGGTGCCTCTCGCAGGAAGGACAGGTGCGCGCTTCGGTGAAGCCCTGGCGTCCTTCCACCAGCTTCAGTACAGTGCCGACGTCCAGTAGGCGGGCGCCGGTACCCCTCGGGCGGTTATCGTTCATGCGGTAGCCTAACGCGCAGGAGGGTCGTCTCGTGAGCTCACGCCGCAAGTTCTACATGGTGACCAACGCAGGGACCCCCGCCACGGGCCAGTCTCCTGGGTCCTACCTGTGGGTCAAGTCGGACGGCAACCCGCCCGCGCCCTCCGCTCCCGTCGTCGCCGAGGTCGGGAACGGCATCTACACGTTCGAGGTCCCCGCCGACCTCGATGCCGACGCCGTCTACGTCATCGACAACGATCCGGGCGGGTCGACGGGCATCCCGGCTGCCGAGCGGTACACCACGTTCCAGATCTTGCTCACGGACCACAACCTCGGACCGATGGTGCGCTGGGCGCATCCCCGTGGAGAGCCTCGGGGCATCTTCGACGCGGGTAGCGCGGAGGGGCACTACACCTGCTACGTCTACCTCGAGGGCCGCGACGGCGAGCCCCTGACCGGAGTCACAGACGGAGACTTGGAGACCCTCGAGTGGCTCGGTCTGGGCGAGATGTCGGCCCAGATCACCAGGTCCATCGACCCCACCGCAGTCAGCTGGGGTGAGATCGGGGCCGCCTTCCCCGGCATGTACAGCTTCCGGCTGGACAACAACAACGGCGGCGCAGGAGATCTGGGCGGAGCACGCCACCACTACGTCTCGATCCGCCTCACGGCCGACACGGGCCTCACCCACGTCTGGTCGATGAACGGAGACGGCAGCAGCAGCAGCAGCGGCGGAGGCGGTGATGATGGTGACTTCATCGGGGTCTTCGCCCTCATGCTCCAGCTGTTCTCCGGGACCAACGGCGTCTACGAGTACACCTCCTTCGCCGCCGACGGCAACCCCACGTCGGGCCGCCTGGACACGTACATGGACGCGACAGCGGCTGACGACCGCGACGCCGAACGCCTCATCTACTCGACGGACGTGTCCTTCGAGTATGACGGCATGGGGAGACTCTCTTCGCAGTCGCGCACCTTGGACGAGACGAACCAGGCCGCGCTGTTCGCCTACTTGTCGCAGTTCGCCGGAGGCGGTGATGGCGGCGACGGGGGCGATGGCGGCGGTGGCATCGCGGGTACTGTGTGGCTCGTCCCACGCTCCGACGTGACCGAGACGTTCTTCTCCGAGGACGGAGTCGCCTTCTCGGCGTCCGGCATAGGCATAGACAGCATGCGCGCCGCCGACCACGTCCCCAGCGGGGGCGGGGACTACGGCCTCTACGTCATGGCAGGCATCAACGGTGTCGTGGCCCAGACCGCGGCCGGCGGAGACCTGTCCTCCTGGTCCGTGGTGTCCGGTCTCCTGGGTGAGACAGACACGTTCAACGACATCGCCGTCCTCGATGACGGGATGGGCTCCGGCTACGTCGTGGCCGTGGGCGACAACGGCCTCGTCGCGTGGTGTGCCGTCAACGAGGTCGCCAACGCAGCGTCGTGGAACAGCACCACGGTGGCCGGCAACCCCGACTTCACCTCGATCGACACAGACGGCGTCGAGGCGTTCATCGCCACGGGTTCGGACGGGCCCTACTGGGCGAACACCGGAGATCTGTCCTCTTGGGCCCAGTGCACGATGAACTCTGCCGTCGCTCCTGTGTGGGCGGTCACGCACGACGCCAACCTCGGTGGGGGCGGCGAGTGGATCATCATCTCCCAGGCTGGTGTCGTCGAGGCGCAGAGCACCGGAACGACACCCACCGCGTTCGGGGCACGGGGCACCGGCCTGCCCACGCACTGCCGCGACGTCGATGTTGCTCCTGACGGGACGCTGTGCGCCGTCGGAGGCGACACCCTGGCTTCCTGGTCGCGTGCTTCTGGTGACGACGGAGCGAACTGGAGCGACACCGGTGCCCCGACGCCAGGTCAGGTGGCTCGTCGCATCAAGTGGGGCGAGACGGGCGGCGACACTCCGCTCTCGCAGTTCCTGGTCGTGGGCGACGCCAGCCTGACGGCGCGTCAGAGCCTGCCCCTCTCCGTGGGCGATGGCTGGACCAAGGCCACCCTCGGTGGGGGTTCGGATCTCCTCGGCGTGTACGGGCCCCAGACCTTCGGTGAGTGATGATCTCGACGTGGATGACCAATGTCGCGCCGTTCGCGTTGAGCCCGAGGCCCCTCGTCGAGGACGTCGGTCCCGCGCCGGAGACGCCTCTGCACTCCTCCAAGGTCGATGCGGCAGGCAACCCCAGGCTGGTGTCTGACCGCATCCAGCTCGTGAAGGCGTACGACACCGGCTCCAGTCGATTCCGTCGGCCGGACAGGCACTACAGCGGGTACGGGGCCGACGGGTTCTGGTACACCGACGGCGAGCTGGACCCCGGCCACCCCCGCCCGGAAGCGAGCTGGGCCCTCGAGGCCGCGGGGCCCCACCGGGGAGACGCAGCGTCCTTCCCCCGCCGCATCATCGTCGTTGCGACGCGAGAAGAGCTCTGCATCATCAACGCCTCGAACTACGAGGTGTGGATGAGGTTCTTGGCGGGAGGCAGCCTCGGCACCGCCCTCGGGCCGGTGGGCTGGACCTCGACCGTGCAGGACTTCGACTTCATCGACGGGATCTTGGTCCTGGGCACGCCGCGCGGCGTGCTGACCCTCGACTTCGGCTTCGACGTCGTCTACTGGACCTTGCCGGGCGGTCTGCTCTACTGGCAGGGGATGACGAACCGCAACGACCCCACCTACCGGGGCTCGGTCGTCTACGACGGGCCGGTGCCCGACTTCCAAGGCACGGGCACCCCTCTCACCGGAGAGAACAAGGGATACCTCTGGCTGCGGACCTACAAGGTCAGCGCGATGCGGGTGGCGCGCAACTACGGGGAGGATGCGTACGAGCCCACGTTCATCCTCTCGTCATCCAACGGGATCGTCGTTCTTCGCGCGCGCTCCAAGACGGACGGGCAGCCCAACTACCTGCACTCGAACACGGAGGCGAGGCAGCCTCCCTTCGGCCTTCAGACCGGCTTCGAGGACCGGGGAGAGGACTACTTCCCTCCTCCTGGAGTCCCTTGGATGGAGTTCCTGTACCAGCCCGTGCAAGGAGACCAAGTTCCGGTGGACCTCCGAGACCACTTCAATGTCGGCGACAAGATCGTGACCCAGGACCTCTGGACACAGCGGGTGGTTGCGGTGCAGGAGACCTACCTCGAGGTCCACAACGCCGCGCCCTTCGGCTTCTCCGATGACTACGAGGTGCACGAGCCGCTGATGGGCATCGGATTCCCTACGAGTGGCCTCGCCCTCTCATCGGCCCTAGGGTTCGCCTGGACGCAGGACCCCTCCTGGCTGGAAGACCCCGCCGCTGCTCTGAATGAGGTCACGGTCCGAGCCTGGCCTGCTGGCATGGTCACGAACGTGCGAGACATGGTTCACTGGCCCGAAGAGAACACGGTGTTCGTGGCCACGGACGGCGGGGTGATGCAGTTCCGCATCGAGGAGGGTGCCGTCGGCGAGGCTGCCTACGGGGCGGGCGAGTCGTACCTGTACCCGATCTTGCCGGGTAACGACGTGATGGCCTTGGCCTGGGATGCGTCGGCACGTACCTTGGGCGTGGCCGTGCGCGACGGCGACTTCACCAACATCGTCGAGGTCGATCTCGCGCGGAAGACGGTCCTCAAGACCACGAGGGTCCGAGGGCACGTGACTCGGCTCGCCACCACCCCGCGGGAGGTCTGATGCCTCTCTTGTTCGGGACCGTGGACGGCGCCCTCGTCTACGAAGTCCAGCCCGCCGCCTCGGACTTCGACCCTGTACAGCAGGACCGCGTAGACACGCCCATCTTCTGGCAGCTCCTCGACGACGCGTACGCCTACATGGAGGACCGCGACATCATCGAGGAGTTCTGGACTGCGATGATCGAGCTCGGGGCTGGAGATCTCCTGCAGGCGTACATCCAGGACGCGACCACGAGTCTCGACGAGACCCCGCTCCTCTCGCCGCGGAGGTGGGTGGCTTTCGACCTCACGAAGCGCCTGGACTTCAGCAAGTCTCCGGCTCCTGCCGAAGCGGGCGGGCGGAGCCTCACGTCCGATCGCTACTCGTACGCAAGCGGCGACCTGACGGCTCTGTGGAGGACGAGCGTCGACGCCACACCGCACTGGTTCGCCCTCTCCTCCGAGGTGTCCGAGAGGGCATCCTTGCGGTGGAGCTACGAGGTCCTGTACACGAGCTCGGACAGGGCTGGTGCGTGTCGCGTCGGCTACTTCGGTGAGGAGGGCGACGGCGGTCTGTACTCCGGGATCACGCGCCGCATCGACGAAGACACCGACCAGGCCGTCCTGTACGCAGGCCACGAAGGGACCGGCGGGACCGTGGTGCTCGAGCAGGGCGGTGGCGTCCTGCTGCCCGGTGTTCGCTACCGCATCGACAACGAATACGAGGCGGTCACGGCCACGCTGTCCTGCGATGCGTGGGAGCTCCGCGCGCTCAAGTACACGACGTCTGTAGGACAGACAGACGCCTCGACGGGGTCCCTGCCCTACGTCAACCGCGTCGAGGTCCCTGGCTTCGACTGGGCGGGCGCCGGGGTGGTGGAGGGGGACCTCGTCGTCTACGAGGGCAAGGAGACGCCCGTCACCTCCATCGCGGGCGATCAGCTCACGGTGCAGGCTTACATCTTCCCGGCGGACGCAGCGGCCCTCGAGTTCGACGTTCGTGGCGAGGTCCTCGTCGCCAGCGTGACCCTGGACGTAGAGGCACGGACGGGGGACACAGCCCATCGTCTCGCGTACTTCGGGACCTCGAACGTCCGGTCAGGCGACCTCGTCGACGACCTGTACCCCCTGCAGTACACGACTGGGCTCGGCGTCGTCGTCACCGCGTGGGACCAGCAGATGAGAGGCTCGACGTCGGCGTGGGCCTACTTCGACCCGAGCTCCCCCTACCGCATCAGGGAGGTTCCGAGCCTCGTCGACAAGGTGAAGAACGCGACGCAGACCTGGGTGGGGGGTCTGGACGTGCACCTGCACTACCCCGGAACCGGCACGGTCCTGGAGTTCCAGACGCTTCCTCCAGACCGAGTGTGGGCCGAGCACGTGGCCTACGACGAGCACCTGCTCGCCTCCATCTACGGACGGAACATCGGCCTCGACGGGGACTCCACGGAGACGTACAAGCTCCGGCTCCAAGGCCTCTACTACGCGTACTTCCGCGGGCCGGCGCGCGGCGCCATCCGCACGGGAGTTCACCTGCTGCTGGGCCTTCCCGTGAGCGGGCAGGACGGCGTCGTGGAGGAGCTGGAGCTGACCTACACGGGCGCGCTGTCCCGTATCCGCGTCGCCGGCGTCGACTACACCTTCCCGCGGACCATCGGCACGCCCTTGTCCGTGGGCGACGCCGTCTCGACGTTCCAGCCCCTCTGCTACGGCGTCGACGTCGTGGACTGGACCACGGACCCATTCTGGTTCGAGCGCCACGCGAACGTGCACGAGCTCCAGAAGTACCACTCCTTCGAGATCGCAGCAGAGGCAGACAGCCCCGACCTCGAAGCCCTGCCCTTCGCCCTATCGTTCCTCTCGAGGATCAAGCCCACCTGGAAGCAGGCCTACTTCCTGGCGGTGAGCCGCCACTTCGATGACCTCGACATCTCCGATGCCCTGGAGTTCGTGGCCCAATTGGAGCTGTGGGACCTCCCCTGCGACGTCACCATCCCTCGGTACGACAGCTACGACTACCAGCAGCACGTCACGGACTGGCGCTACGACCAGGTGGAGGGTCCTTCCTGGGCAACCACGGCGGGCACCCAGCGCCACCCCCAGAACCCGGGGGTCCGGGACTGGCTCACCGACCTTGACGGGAAGTGGGACCTCGACCCGTCTGCCGAGTCGGACTGGCGAACCGTGGACCTGGCCGACGCCATCACCGAGTTCGACACCGACCTTTCTGGCCAGAGCGACGACATCGCGGATGAGGGCGACGACGTCTACTACGTGCGGCTGGCGGCCTCGAAGTTCTTCACCCGCAAGTACCCGGACGACACCCAGCAGTTGCACACCTGGATCCTCGAGATCTTGGACTCCGACGGCGTCGTTGTGGCGGACTTCTGGGGCTCCAACAACCGCATCGAGTGGTACATCGAGGTCGTGGAGACGTGCCCCGACCCCGCAACCCGCTACCATGCGTGGATAGGCGTCGTGGAGTCCAACGGCCTTCCCAACGGCGCGGGCAAGCACTCCATGATTGGGGTGGAGCTCGGGACCTCTCCCAAGGTGCACGTCTGGAACAACGCCGCCAACAAGACCAGCTTCGCCGTGCCTGACGGAGCCTCTGCCTACGGCTACGTGGATGCAGCGTCCGCCTCCGCCATCGAGACACACGCCATCGGCTACGACTCCCACGAGGGCCCTGAGGCAGGCACGACGTCGGACTCCAACACGTCCCCGGCGTCTGGCGGGTACCTGGCCGTGCAGCTGGGCACGGACGCCCTCCGGGACCCCACGGGCGTGTGGGCCGAGGGCTTCCACGTCCGCTTCCACTACAGGGTCTCCGAGGAGCGGGGGGAGCCGGCGGGCAGCTTCACCCAGCTCCCTCTGGTCGAGGGCGTAGACGGAGCCCTCTTGTCCCAAGTGGGCGGCCCAGGCGCGGTGTCGCGCAAGTACGTGGCCGCTTCTCGGTACATCACCGGGACGGAGGGCGAGGTCGTCGACGGCTCCCTCTCCTTCGTCGACGCCACGCCGGGCGCGATGGACGACGTCCAGGTCGGCGCGCGAGTTCAGTGCGGTGGTCAGACGCGTCTCGTGACGGGTGTCTCGGGCAGCACGCTCACGCTGAAGACCCCGTTCGACTTCAGCGGGACCGGGTACCCCTGGGCGGCGGTCAACGACGCCTTCCTACGTGGGCAGATCGCGACCGTCGTGGACGACAACTCCCTCCGCTTCGCCGAGACCTTCACGGGGGATCCTGGGACCTACTGCCTCTCGCTCATCGACCTGGCAGTCATGAACGTCTACTACGACTGGCAGGACGAGAACTGCCCCGAGGAGGAGCTGGAGTTCGTGGCCACGCTCGGCGCCGGCCTGTTCGGGACGACGTTGCTGCCGGACAACTTCCACGAGCTTGGCCTCGGCAACAGCTTCATCCAGCAGTTCGACGATGCGGTATCGGACATCGGTCCCGTGGGCCCCGTCACGGAGAGGTACCTGTGCGACCCTCGCGGGCGCTGGTACCAGATCGACGAGGTCGTGGACACGATCGAGGTGAGCCTCATCCAGCCCATCGAGGAGGAGTACGACGGGTGCGTGCTCTACCTCTCGGCCAAGGCGTACGATGGCACCTTCGACTTCACGAACGGCTCCGCCTCGGTCCCCTGCACCAACGACATGCGCGGCGTCATCGAGGTCGGGGACTACATCCAGGCGGTTCCTGCCTTGGGCACGACGCCCGTGGACGACAACCCGCCCGTCGAGGTCCTGGCCATCGATGCAGGAGACGGCCTGACCATCACCCTCGCTGCGAACTACCCGGGGTTGACCAACGCCGGCACGAAGGTCATCAACCGGGGTGACACGACGCAGTTCCCCATGTCCCAGGACCTCCCAGACGGGAGAGAGGAGGCTGACGTGGTTAGCCAGGACTTCACCGACTTCTTCCCTGCCACGGGCTCCAGCATGAGCAGCACCGTCGAGGAGCCAGAGCCATGATCCGCAAGCTCCGAAGGCTGATTCGATCCCTCCGTGGTACGAAGGGACTCGTCGACGACCTCCCCTCAACCGAGGCGCTCCACCTTCGTCTCATTCCCGTGAAGGGAGACCAGCGAGGGCCTGCCCTCTACTCCTCCCCCCGCGGGGAGGTACGATCTCCAGTACAGGAGCCGAAGCCGTGACCCTGCGAGACCGCTACAACGCGATGGTGAGGTGGTGGCGCGGGCTCCTGAAGGTCGGCGGCGACTTCGTCGACATCTTCAAGCCGCGCGCGTACGTCGAGTTCCGGCTCATCCACGCCACGGGCCCGAAGAAGGGGCAGGTCGCCAAGCGCGCCTTCGTCGGCCGCAACGTGGTCACGTCTCTGCTGAACGGCAGCGGTAGCGCTCCCACGGGCGGGCGAGACATGATCCGGCGCAAGCTCGTGCCCGCCGACATCACGGGCATCACGGGCTCTCTGGCGGACGACAACGACGTGGTCATCCAGTGGTGCGAGCTCGGCACGGACGGCACGACTGAGAGCGCCGCCGACACTGGCCTGGGAGCCGCCCTTGTTCCGTCGTCGCTGAAGCAGGTCTCAGAGGTCGAGTTCGATCCCACGAACCCCTACGTCACCTTCGTCTTCGTCTACGACCAGACCGAGGTGAACACGACCTTCCGCGAGCTCGTCATCCTGTCTGACCGAAGCCCGGACAAGGACGTGTTCGCTCGCAAGACCTTCGGTGCATTCACCAAGACCTCGGACTTCGCCTTGCAGGTCCGCTACACACTTCGCCTCTGACCTCCAGGGAGACCCCCATGAACCCCACCCGTGAAGACATGTACAGCCGCATCATGGCCCGAGCCCAGGTCGATGAGCTGCAGAAGCTCGCCGGCGTCAAGGACCGGATCGGTGCGGCCTGGAAGGGCGGCAAGTCCTTCGCCTCTCGCCACCGCGGCAAGGTGGGCCTGGCCGGCGGTCTGGCTGTCGGCGCCGGCGCCGGCGCGGTCGGAGGCTACAAGCTCGAGCAGAACCGGCTGTCGCCCAAGGAGGCCCGCTTCACGGCCAGCGTCGCGCGTCGCGCACACACGGCCGGACGCGCGCAGCAGTTCGCCGCCCTGCCTGCCGACGTCCGCGTCAAGCTCATGAAGGCCAAGGCCAAGCCCATCTCGGACGCGCCCCCCGCCCTGCAGCGCCACGCCGCGGCCCTGCGCGCCAAGGGCGGCAAGTTCATCCGCAACCCCAGCACCGGCCAGGTCTACTCCCTCTGAGCGTCTCGCTGTAGGACTCCATGACCACGTTCAAGCTCAAGACCGAGATCGGCTCGGAAGACACCTGGGTTCAGCTCCTCGAGGAGCTGAAGTCCGGGTCGTTGGGTGCCGGCGAGGGCATCAACAGGCTGCTCGAGCGGCTCGCCGTCAACGACGACGCGCTCTTCGGGGCCGTGCAGGCCACGGCCAACTCGTTCCTGACGGGCGGCACCACGTGGTCCTACGCAGGCAACACCCTCACGTGGTCGGGCCAGTTCCAGGTGAGGTGGGCGGAGATGGGGACGGCGGTCGTCTCCAATGTCGTCGCAGGAGGCAGCCAGGCGTTCCCTGACGACGGCGGCGTGGCCTACCTGGTATTGGACAAGACCTCGGACGGCGCGACGGTCACGGTCTCCTACGCAGCCTCGATGACGGCGCTCAGGACCGTCATGGTGGGGGCGCAGACCCGGGCCGACATCTTCCTCTTGGCCTTCCGCTCCGGCTCCACCGTCATCTTCGCGGACGGCCTCCGACTCCAGCAGAACCACAGCCTCACCCTGGAGCGCGGGCGCGACAGCCAGTACGCCCTCCAGTCGGAGTTCACGGAGGTCCAGCGCCGGCAGGGCCAGAACCACAACCTCCGGCTCATCGGAGGAGGCACCCTGCAGTGGAGTGTTGGAGCTCCGACAGGCACGTGGACGTGGGACGCAGACCTGCACGTCATGGTCTCCGGGCCGGAGCCTGCTGCAGGCACGGACCAGAGCGCGGACTACGTGATCGCGGCCGGGAACGAGGACCTGGAGCCTGGAGAGGTCCTGTACGTCGACCTCTCCACTCGAGACCCCGGGACTGGAGGTGTGGGAACGGGTCCGACGGTCCTCCGACCCGTCGTGGCCTACGCGACGGCCTTTGCTGCCGTTGGCAGCCTCCGCGACAAGCTCGTCATCGCCTACTACCACTCGACGGACAGCCGCCTCTACCTGATGAACGGCCAGTCCCTGGGCGACGGCGACACTGCCGTCCTCGGTGGCGCCGCCACCGGCCTGCAGTGGAGGTACGCCGATCACGGACCCAACCCTGCAGAGCAGCTCCTGGACCTGGGCAACACCTACCCGGTCGGCTCCGGCGCCCTGATGGTGTTCAGGAACGGCGTCAAGCAGAAGGCTAGCTCGGCCGTGTGGTCCGGCGCGTGGCCTGGCGGCTCCCTGACGGGCACCATCGCCGTCGACGACGACTACCTCGAGTACGACGACGGCACGGGCTCCGGTACGCAGATCTTGTGGGTACGCGACATCCTCCCAGGAGACCGCGACGGCGACGAGAACACGAGCCTGGTGACCCGGTGGTCCGGCGACACGGACCCCCTCGACGGCACCACCGACGGCAACGCCAACGACCCCGAGCGGTCCTGGCCTGGAGATGGGGACTGGGTAGAGGCGTTCATCGGTGTCCAAGGCGACGGCCCGAGCCCGGTCGAAAGCATCGGCGTCATGGGCGGCGACCCGGCCGACCGCCTGGACGGGCACGTGGAGCTGGAGGGCGGAACCGGCATCGTCGTGGAGTACGACTCCGGACGCATCCGCATCCGCACATCCGTCTCGGGCGGACACGTCGTCTCCCTCGAGGTGGACGGAGGTGGCGCGGGCGCTCAGGGAGGGTCGCTCGTCCTCAAGACGGGCGCTGGCCTCGAGGTGGACGACTCGACTGCGGGCGAGCTGCTCTTCAACCTCACGGCGCGTCTCCGCGACATCGTCGGCCTGTCCGAGAACATCGAGAACTCGGTGGAGGCGCTGCACGACCCGTCGAGCACGAACGCGGCGCTGACCGCGAACGCCGTGGAGGCGCTCCAGGGCTTCGACGTGGTCTGGAGCCCCGGCTCCACTCTGGTCCGGGCGGCGGGAGGCTCCCTCAACCGCGCAGGCCTCACGTCCCAGCACGCGACCACCGCGACCAACAACGTGCTCGAGGGCTCCACCGCAGACCCGCACTACGGAGGTCCTCCGGTCGTCAACAACTGGATCTACGCCTACGCCGCGCACGACGGGGCTGAGCCCGAGATCTTGTGGTCCGCCGACGCTCCTGACCGGTCGGTGGGCTACGGTCACCACCCCTCGAGCTCGCAGCACGCCTTCCTGGCGAGCGCCTGGTTCGACGGGACGGGGAACCTCTACCCATTCGCCAAGCAGAGAGGCACGGTCACGCTGGGCCGGGAGCTGGACGTCTCGCCAAACTTCTCGGCCGCCATCGGGACGCCCAGCGCAGGGTTCGCCTGGCAGCCCGTCACTCCATCCCTGCCTCTCACGGCCGGAGCCGTCGTCCGACTCCGGATGCGCATCGAAGCCAACGACCCCGTGGCAGACCGGGGGAACTTGATGCCTCTGTACGTGCGGGCCACCGGGGCTCCGGGGTACCGGCGCTTCACGTCCGTCATGGGCTCCCAGCGCACCGAGGACGGTTCTCGCGTCGACGAGGACTTCGTCGAGTTCGAGTTCGAGGCTGTCCTCGACGGTAACGGGGCCTTCGAGATCAGCGTACCGGACACCTTGTACACAGGGTCCCCCGACGTCTACCTGGTCGGCTACGACGAGCCCACCGCGTCGGCTGCGGCCGCCGCCAGGAGCGCCTGATGGGCATCAACCGCGACCAGCTCAACGGCATCGAGGCCAGCTTCCACACGAGGCAGGACCGCAACGCCACCCTCTCCGCCGGCGGCCTCATCGGCTGGGACACCTCGGTGGCCGGAGGCACCATCACGTGGTCCTCCAACCTGGTGCTCTACCTGCCTGGTGTCGGGATCGCGACGGTCAACGACGGTGGAGGCGTAGCCACGGTCTCGTCCGATCAGTGCGTCTACGTCGACATCAACCGACTGGTCGGCGGCGCCGCGACCCCCGTCATCGCCAACATGAACGACGCGGACCTGCTCGAGGACAACATCTTCGTGCTCTGCGTCCGCGGCTCCGACGACCGTCTGCATTGGCGCGACGGCACCGTGATCGACGACGGGCAGACGGTCCGGCTGGGTACCTCCAGCCCGGGCGTGAGTCGCAACGTCGTCGTCTCTGCCGGAGTCGAGGATGTGCTCGTCGGGTTCGACTATGTGGTGGGCACGGGCCAGCTCCTCGTCGTGGTCGGCGGCATCGTCCAAGAGTTGGGCCGGCACTACTCCGAGACGGCAGGGAGTCCAGGAGAGGTCGCATTCGATCCGCTGTACACCCCGAGCTCGGGCGAGCGCATCGTCTTCATGAACCTGAACGGGTCGCAGGGGCCTTCTGGCGTGGGCAACAACCTGCAGGAGTCCTACACCGAGTTCGGCCTCGGGGTCGACCGGCGCATCGTCGTCGACACGGGGATGCCCCTGGAGGTCGTCCACGCGACAGGCAGCGAGGTCGTCCAGACGTGGGGCACCCCCGGTACGCCGGACAACGCCCGGGTCTCTGCGGCAGGCGCCTTCCTCATGCAGGCTCTGCAGATGGGGGCCGACACCTACATCCACTACGAGGGCGCCACGGTGGTCGTCCGGGAGACCGCGACGGACCGCGCCATCCTCCTGGACCCCGTCAACGGCGTCCGGTTCGGCACCTCCGACGGCGCCACCTTCACACCGGACGACGTGGCCAGTGATGGCCCCCTGCGCGCCGCCTACTACACGGTCATCCTCGACAACTCGGGTCCCACGGAGATCGCCTTGGCCGACGAGGTGGCCGACAACTTCAAGGGTGCTCTCTGCTCTGCCTACAACGGTGCCCAGACGAAGTGGTACAGCGCCGAGCTCGCCGCCGGTCAGAACGCCGGCGGAGACTTCTTCCTCCTCTTCGACCCGACGGCCAAGGACGTGATCATCTCCGGGGACTACAGCGGGGCCGCCGCCGTGGGCTCAAGTCTGCAGAACCAGGAAGCGCGCGTCGTGGTCTTCTACTGAGGTCTCCGTGTTCTACTACGTCATCAACTCCAACGGCCTGATCCGGCAGAAGCTGACCGCGAAGCCTCGCGACTCCGTCTACAAGCGCTCCCTCGTGGTCGAGAGTGACCGAGACCTCGCTCTCCGGGAGTGGCGCTACGTGGACGGCGCGTTCCTCCGCTACCGTCCGCGGTCTTCTGACACGGCTCCGGCTCCCCACGAGACGCAGCACCAGCAGGACATCGCCGCCGTGAAGCACCACCTCGGAATGGTGCAGGACCCTGCCGTGAAGGCCTTGCTCCAGATCTTGGTGCGACAGGTGGGTCTGAGCGAAGAAGGGCCGGCCGGGACGACCCCGCCCCCCTGAACGGGAGACGGGGTCGGGTGGGCAGGCGACGTCAGTCGAGCAGCTGGTCGCGCTTCGCGAGCGACAGCACCCGGTTGACGAGCAGGCCGCGGGTCGGAGCGCCCGGAACCTCGCCGAAGGCCTCGATGATCTTCTTGAGCACCGGCACGCCGTACTCGGCGCGCAGCATGTCCTCGCTGAAGTTCACGCGGCGCAGGTCGATGTCGCCGGCGTCGATGTCCTCGAGGTCCGCCGAGGAGTAGAGGTCGCCGGAGGGCTCGGCCTTCTTCTTCTCGGGGGCCTCCTCCTTCGTCGAGGCCTCCTCCTTCGGCGGGGCCTTCACCGGCTTCTCCTCGACCTCCTCCTTCGGCGGGGCCTTCACCGGCTTCTCGTCCGGAACCTCGGCGTCGACCACGTTCTCCTCGCCGACCAGCGTGCGCGCGGAGGCGATGAGGCTCTGCAGCGCGTTCACGGGGGCCTCGGGGAACTCCGCGCCCTCGAACTCGGGGTCGAGGTAGCAGCCGAGGACTTCGAGCGTCTCGGCGAGCGCGTCCTGACGCTGCAGGATGGAGGTGAAGACGTGCGCCGCGGCGTGCTGGCCCTTGCCGACGACCGCGAACGAGCGCTGGATGCCGGGGGCGAGGAGATGCGCGACCTTGGTCGCCACGTCGTCGGACAGGCCCTCGAGGTCGAGGTCGACGTGGGCGGTGGGGTGCGGACGGGTGTCCTTGTCGGGCGCGGGCTTGTCGGCCACGGGCTCCTCCTGTGGGGTGGGGGTCTCGGCAGCGGCGGGCTTGGGCTTGTCCTCCTTCTTCGAGGACGAGGACTTGCGGGGGGCCTTGCCCTTCGGCACGACCTTCTTGAACGACACCTTCGGCACCTTCCCTCCGACCTCGTTGGCCGGGGGGAGGAGGTCATCGATGTCGATCTTCTCGTACTCCTCGTCGTAGGCGGCCTCGATGGCGGCCATGATCTTCTCGGGCTTGGGGTAGGTGTAGGTGCCCTCCTCCTTGCCGTCGGGCGTCTTGCGCGGGAACACGAGCGCGCCGAAGTCGAACACGCCATGGCGTGCCGCAACGGTGACGCGCACCAGGTCCGCGCGATCGAACGAGGACAGCACCTTCATGCCGCTCACCGTCCCGAGGTCGAACACCTTCTGCGCCGCGTTGACGACGTAGACCTTGTTCACCCCCTTCGTCTCGGTGAGGGTCTTGTAGGCCTCCTGGGCCTCCTCGGTGGTGCTCTCGGGGGTGACCCCCTCGATGATGTCCAGGACTTCCTTCTTCTTCACGGTTCCTCCAGCTGGATCGGGTCGACTCTGTCGTGGTTGATGGCGTAGCACTGGACCACCTTGTCGTGCGGACAAGTGGGGCAGTGCAGGTCGCAGTTCATGACGGTGCGGAGCAGCTGCTTGCCCCGCACCTTCTTGTGCGTCTTCAGTCGGATCTCGTGCAGCAGATCCGGTGGGGCCTCGATTTCCATGCGAGCGAGGCTGATGAGGTCGTCACGGTGCATGGCCCGCGATGCGGTGAGGAACCCCAGCTTCCGGCAGATGGCGACGAGCTCGCTGTCCGAGCACTCGCCCAGTCGGGTGGGGTCCAGTTCAGGGTCCTTGCGGAGCCTGCGGTAGCGTCTGGCGGTGGCCATCAGGCCTCCCCGTGGATGGCGGCGTAGAGGAGCTCGGGGTCGAACTCGAAGGGGTCGAAGCCGCCCTGGAGGTTGAGCTCCATGACGGCGATCACGACACCCCGCTCTCCGCCAGGTTGGATGGGTCGCTTGCTGGCCTGGGTGGTCATGAAGCTGCGGTCGTTGAAGCCCAGGAGCTCTGCGGTCGCGTCCTTCGTGACCTTGATGAGGCCGTCCTCGTCCCAGCCCTTGTGGCGGTGCTTCACCCGCTTGTCCCGCTTCTCGTACCCGACGATGCTCTCGTGGCGCTCGTTGTAGACCTCATCGAAGCGCTTGAAGAAGCACATGATGATGGCCCAGTCCTTGTGGGGGTCGCAGCGGATCTTGGCGAAGCGCGCGGGCCGTAGGTTGCCGCGGCTCTCCTTGAACCTGTTCTTCCAGCGCTTCCCCGCCGTCTTGAGACGGAAGCGGCCTCCCTGGAAGAAGTACAGGTTGTTGACCGAGGGAGGGAACTCGGTGGTCCACAGCACGATCATCAGTCCCTCCCCCAGCTGCCGGCCTTGGGCCCTGGGCGCGGTCCCTTGCCGGGGTTGTAGCCCCCTCCGACACCGTGTCGCTCCATCTCGTCCTTCCGGCGCGTCTGCTCCCGGCTGAGCTGGTTGCCGGTGCGCTTGAAGGCGGCGTGCTGGCGCATCACCCCACGCTTGAACTGCTTCGCCTTGTTGAGCTCCTTCACCCACTCGGCGTAGCGGTTGTCGGTGGTGACCTTGTCGCTGATGAGGTCGACAGGGAGGTTGTGGTCCTCCCGGTAGTAGAGCGTGAGCGCCGACTTGATGACCTTGGTCTTCTCGTCGAGGATGTCGACCCGCGCCTCGCCCGCAGACAGCAGGGTCTCGTAGTAGTTGGTCCAGGCGCCCCAGTACGACGCCAACTTGCCCAGGATGACCGGGCTGAACTCGGTCAGGTCGTTGGGCGTCAGCGGCGCTCCGGAGGAGTCGTCGTAGGTGACGTACCCCTCCAGGTCGCCCGACAGGCTCGGAGGTACTGGGGTGGTCTGGACTCCGGCGTCATGGAGCTCCTGCTCGACCATCTCCATGATGTTGGAGTAGCGGTCCAGGATCTCGTCGACGTCGAGGCTCGTTCCCTTGGGGATCTCGCTCATGCGGGCCTCCTCATGCGGCGTTTCTGGGATGCGGTGATGACTCGGGACACCGGGGCGAGGTGGCCGAACTCATCGGGCTTGCAGACGTAGGCGACGGGGCAGTTGTCGCACTCGCTCGTCTTGTCTGTTCGAGGCGGCATGTCGCCGGCCTTGAGCGTCTCGTTGATGCCCTTGCAGCGCGAGGCGATGCGGTGCCACTCCGAGCTGTCAGCCTTCGTGGGGAGCTCCTTGATGGTGTAGAGCTCCTTGTCCACGTACAGGTAGATGACCACCTTGAAGATGAGCGACCCGGCCCGGGCGTAGATGGTGGCCTGGACGCAGTGGTCGCTCTTCGGCGAGCGGAGCTTCTTGTGCTGGTGGGTGGACATGCTCTTGATCTCGAGCATCACCATGTCGGCTAGGTCCCCGACGTCGGCGCTGCCGTAGATGCGCAGGCTCTTGTTCTCGACCGTCATCTCGTCGACCAGGTCGGGCAGAGCGTCGAGCAGGAGCCTCTGGGTGAGGTTGTGGATGGCGGTGCCGTAGGCGAACACCCGGTACAGGTGGGTCGGGAACCGGTCCACCTTGGGCGTCTTCTTCAGCGCGTAGGCGATGCGTCGGTCGCATGATGTGATGCTGACCTCGGAGGGGCTGATGACTCCTCCCCGGCGCTTCGCGCTCTCCACGAGGGCGAGCTCCTTGACGATGGACGCCATGCGCTGCTCGTCGGTCACGTGCCGCGTGGAGACCACCGGGTAGCCTTCCACGCCAGGAGCCCGGTCCCTGCGGTGACCCTCGTAGGCCTCCTCGTAGGCCGCCGCACGCTCCCGGAACTGGGCGAACAGCTTCTCGAGGTAGCTGGGCCGAGGGACCTCGACCTCCCACAGCGCCCACTTGAGGCTGTTCTGGTTGACGACCAGGACGTACGCCCCGTCGCAGCAGCCGGTGGCGTGGGCCTTCACCAGCGCCGCGCTTGCCACGGCCTGCTGCAGGATGCCGTCGTTCCAGCCCTTGAGCGGGATCATCACGGAGTCGACCAGGTAGCGGCCGTGCTCGGTCTCGAGGATCCCGTGGCCCGTCATGTCCAGGCCGTGCATCACCATCGTCGGCGCGTCGGTCATCTTCAGCCCGAAGTGGGCACGCAGCCACGTGGCGAGGACGGGCCGCATTTCGGCATGGCAGAGGCGGCGGAACGCGGTGGTGGGCAGGATCGTGTCCGCGAGCTCGGCTCCGAGGTCTCGAGGATCTCGGGTCATCAGCTCGTGGACGGTCGGGGCCGGAGCGTGCCCGACCGCGGCATCGTAGATGTGCTTGGAGTAGTTCTTCACTGGGAGTCCTTGAAGAGCTGGAGCCACGTGTCGAACGGGAGCACGACGGCGGGAGGCTCGAGGCCCGGCACCGCGCGAGGCTCACGCGGCAGAGGCTTCATGTGGTAGGTGGTTCGAGCCAACGGGTCCGTCGTCTCGAGAGGAGCCCCGACGTCGCCGTCCCACGCCGCGCGGCGGATGAGGGACAGGCGCTCCGTCGAGCTGTTCTGGGTGAGGAAGTCGACGACGAGCATCGGCTCCTCGTCGTTGCGGAGGCCGCGCTCGCAGAGCGTGGACCAGAACTTGGGCGTCACCACCCAGCGTTCCTTCTCCGTGCTCTTGGCCTCGAAGCGCCATCCGCCGACCATGCGGGCGTCGTTGTCGGCGTTCAGGGCTCCCGAGGCGGGGGTCAGACGCACCAGGCCGGCGGCAGCCTCGGCGAGGTCGACCTCCTGGCGCTGGACGCGCTTCCTCCGCTTCTTGAAGTGCTCGGGCTGCACCGGAGCGTGCTTGCACCAGCCCCGGTGCTTGTGGTTCTCGGTCACGCGCCCGTCGTCGTGGACGGTCACGGTCCCCTTCACGCAGCAGTGGCGGCACCGAACCTTGCGGTAGACGCCGGGCGGCAAGTCCATCAGTCACCTCAGTCGTCTTCGGGGTCTGCGCGGCTGGTGCGCAGCTCACGCAGCGCGATTTCGCGCATGCGGTCGATGAACTCGGGGTGCTTCTTGAGGGTGTGCTTCGCGTGCACGCGACCCTGTCCGATGCGACTCCCTGCGATGGCCGAGAGCTCGGTTCCGAGCACCGAGACGTCGCCGAAGCTGTACCAGGAGCCGCTCCGGTCGAGCGCCCCGATCTCCAGCCCGATGTCGATGCACTCTCCGAGGATGGAGGTGCCTTCCCCGAAGATGAGGTCGAACTCCACGACTCGGTAGGGAGGGGACAGCTTGTTCTTCAGGACGGTCACCTTGTCGCGCTGTCCGACGGTGATGTCCCCCTCCTTCACGTTCCCGATGCGGACGACCTCGCACCGGATGGAGGCGTAGAACTTCAGGGCGTTGCCTCCCGACGTGGTCTTCGGAGAGCCGAACTTCACGCCGATCTTCTGCCGCGTCTGGTTGAGGAAGATGACGCAGCACTGGCTCCTGCCGATGGCTGCCGTGATCTTGCGGAGGCTCTGCGACATGAGCCGCGCCTGCGCGCCAGGGTGGTGGTCTCCGATGTCTCCCTCGAGCTCGGCCTTGGGTGTGAGCGCCGCCACGCTGTCGACAACGATGAGGTTGACCTTGGGCACGAGCTCGAGGACGACCTCCATCGCCTGCTCGCCGTTGTCGGGCTGCTTGATGAGCATCTCGTCCAGGTCGCAGCCGAGGTCCTTGGCGTACTCCACGTTGAGCGCGTGCTCGGCGTCGACGAAGGCCACGATGCCGCCCATCTTCTGGCAGTTCGCCGCGGCCTGGAGGGCGAGGGTGGTCTTGCCCGAGCCCTCCGCTCCGAAGATCTCGACGACCCGGTGGATGGGCCACCCGCCGATGCCCAGCCCGACGTCCAGCCGGATGCTCCCGGTCGGGATCACCGTGACGTCTCGGATGGGCATCTTCCCCAGGACCGCGAGGTCCTGCTTCGAGTCCTTGATGAGCTTCTTGATGTGGGCGTCGCGCTCCTTCTTGGAGGCTCCGAACTCGAAGGCATGCTCTGGGGTCTTGCGGGCGGCCATGTCAGTCCTCCTTGGGCTTCTTGGTGGGCGGCTTGCCGAGCTTGTTCTTGAACGCGTCCGCGTCCGGAACAGCACCCGGCCCGGCGCGCTTGGCGCCAGCCTTCTCGATCTGCTTCTTCGCCTTCGAGGCCGCCGTCTTCTCCTGCTCGGTGTCGACGACGCCGTACTTCTCCATGTCAGCCATGCTGGTCTCCTGGGTCACTTGGCATCCGACCATCGGGTCACGATGGACGGCTCCGCGATGAGAGGCACGCGGAGGGGGTTCTTGAACGGGTGCTCCATGTGGTGCTGGATGATCTCGACGGCCTCGTCGGCCGTACGCCGCGGACACCGCCAGATGAGCTCGTCGTGCACCTGCAGCACCATCTCGGCCTTGAGGTCGACCCGGAGGTACGAGTCGAACTCGCAGTACAGCATCGCGCGCTTCACGATGTCGTGGGCACTGCCCTGGATGCGCGCGTTGATGGCCTGGCGCAGAGCGCGACGGACCTCGCTCATGCGGTGGGACTTGGCCTTGGACAGACGACGGAAGCGGCCACGGTAGGTCTGCACGCGCCCTCTGCGACGCGCCGTCTTCTTCGTGGTCTCCATGTAGCCACGGACGCCGGGGAAGGTGTCCAGGTACATCTCGATCATCGACAGGGCCTCTTCCTTGGAGACCGGACGTCCGAGGGCTTCGGTGAGCTGAACGGCCAGGCCGTGCTCGGTGATGCCGTAGACGATGCCGAAGCCGATGGCCTTGGCTGCTGTCCGCATGCCCATGGCCCAGACCTCGCGCTCGAGGAGACGCGCCTCTCCCGGGTAGTCGTTCTCGTGGACGCCGCTGTCTCGGAGCTCGGCCTGCAGCTTCTCCTTGGCCTTGCCCTCCTTCACGTGGGCCACGAACTCGTCGTAGTCCATCTCGTTCATGTTGGCGGCCGTGTACGAGTGCATGTCGAGGCCGTCGATGATGCCCTTGATCATCGTCTCGTCGCCGCTGATGTCGGCCAACACCCGCATCTCCAGCTGGGCGTAGTCGGCGACGATGAGCACGTACTCCTCGCCCATGTCGGTCGGTGCGACGAGGAGTCCTCGGATGCCGTACTTGTCGTTGTCCTTCCGCGGGATGTTCTGCAGGTTCGGCTCGGCGCTGGACAGTCGTCCGGTCACCTTGATGGGGCTGAACTTGGTGTGGATGCGTCCCGTGTTCTTGGAGATGTGCTTCGGTAGGCCCTTGACGTAGCCCTCGAGCTTCGCGAGCTCGGACCACTCCACGAGGTCCTGGCAGACCTCGACGCCCATGCCGGCGTACATCTCCATCGTCTTCGCGTCGGTGGACCCTCCGTTGCCGGACTTGGTCTTGCGCTTCACGGGCAGCCCGAGGCCGCGCGGCGGGTCTGCGTACAGGAGCTCCTGCTTCTGCGGCGTGCTGTTCGGGTTGAAGGGCCGTCCCAGCTTCGAGTTGATGCGAGCAGCGACCACGGCCATGTCGGCCTCGACCCTCTTGCGCATCGCGGCGAAGAGGCCTGCGTCGGTGTCCAGGCCGCGGCGCTCCATCTTGTACAGCGTCTGCAGCTGCGGCTCCTCCTCGTACCAGTACTGGTACATGAGGGTCTCGTCGGGCTTGTCGTGCCACTTCACGAGGTCGGAGAGCTTGTCCAACAGCAGGAGGCAGCACTCGCGGTGCAGCCAGGCATCGAGCGCGGCGTAGTCGACGAAGAGCTCGTACTTGGGGTGTCCTGGCGTAGCGACGTCCACCATGTTGTCCCGGCCGAACAGGTGCTTGAAGCTGTGGGTCGGGATGCCGAGGTAGTCGTCGCTGCACTCCTTGAGGCCGTGCCGGTTCTCGCGGAGGTCCTCATCGAACAACCAGTCGAGGACATTGCCGTCCGCCCACCGCCCCCCGACATGGATGCCCATGTTGGCGAAGCGGTGGACGTCGAACTTGGCGTTGAAGATGGCCCACGTGATGTCCTCGCGCTCCAGCAGGGGCTGGAAGCGGCGGATGAGAGGCCGCGGCACGTAGTACCGGGCCTCCGCATCCGGGCAGAGGCTCATGCAGATGATCTGGTCGTCGGTCTTGAGGTGCCCCTTGCCGAGGGTCTCGGTATCCAGGCCGACCATCTGGTCGTAGTACCAGCACCGCTCGAACACCTCGTCCAGGTTGTGCTCGCCCACTTCGATCACGGGCGGCACGTCTTCGATGAACCTCATGTGGTGCCTCCTACTCGGTGGGCTCGCCGGGGGCCTCGTCCAGCTTCTGGTCGAGGAGGCTCACGGCGTCGTTGATGACCTGCTGACCTGCTGCGTAGGGCATCCAACCCCACCACCGCTCGAGCTCGTCGCGTGTGCGCATGATGCTCGTGCGCGCCTCGTTGTCCCGCATCCCCGCCGTCACGTAGCGGAAGCGGCTGTCGGCGACGTCGAGCGCCGTCTTGGCCGCGCCCCGCGCCATCTCGTAGTAGACGCCAGGCAGCTTCTCCTCGAACCACGAGGAGATCTCCTCCTCGCTCACGCCACGCCACCGCAGGACGTCGACGGCGGCGCGGAAGCGGCGCGGGATGATGCCGCAGGAGGGGCCTGCCTTGGATGCCTCGAGGATCTGGTCCAGGCTGACGAGCGCCGGCTGGTCGAGGCGCACGTCGTGGTGCTTTGCCAGCTCGCGGAGCAGCCACTCCTCGGTCGCCCAGCTGCAGGACAGCGGGCTGTACAGCATGTCCCGCCCGTCATCGGAGTGCGTCGTCGGCAGCGTCACCTGCTCGAGGAAGCCGAACAGCTTGCTGGGGTCGTCGGCATGACGGAACCCGATGGGCGGGATCCCGGCGTGCGGCTGGTCGGCAGGCACGTAGGCCCGGAGACCCAGAGCGTGCAGCGCCTTCCAGGGACCGGCCTCGACGTGCACGAGGCGCTGCAGTCCGCTGGGCGCCTTGAACCGGAAGAGGAAGGTCTCGGCCTGGTGCTTGCTCAGACTTCGGGTCTCGTCCGCCTCGCCGTAGAAGGGCTGAACGTCGCCGGACTTCCACAGAGCGGTGAGGTCGACGAGGTCGGGCGCGAACAGGGACGGCGAGGCCGTCTCGATGTTCATGCGAGGGCTGCTGGCCTTGGTGTGCCAGGCGTGGTTCGAGAGCTCCGTGGGGCGGAAGCCGCCGACGGGCTGGAACAGGTACTCGTGGCTGTGGCCGGTCTCGTGGCGGACGAACGACTTCGGGTCCGCGGTCAGAACGGCCATGTCCGCGCCGCGGGTGGGGTGGTCGGTGAAGAACGCCTTGAGGAACTCGGCCGTCTGCGCCGGGATGATGTCGGTGGCCGGGATGGGGGAGGCGAGGAGCCAGTTGGAGCCGCCGAAGTACAGCATGTCGTCTTCGCACTTGATGATGGCGTCGCCGTTCTGGATGAGGCTGCGCTGGATGTCGATCGTGAACATGAGGTCGCTCCTGGGGCGGCCGGGGAGAGTGTCCCCGGCCGCCGAGATGAAGGGAGGCGGGTCAGTCCCGCGCCCCCTCGTAGGAGCGCGACTTGCCGCCGAAGGGAACGTGGGAGCCGCCGCCCGCCACGTAGGGGTTGTTGATGCCGAGGTCCTCGGCCTGCGCCTGCAGGACCGCCTTGACGTACTCCTCCTTGTTGAACGCGCCGTTCTTGTTGAACGCGTCGTCGTCGGGGTTCTTGCGCTCGGGCAGGTACTGACGGTCGAGGTCGATGTCCTTGCCGGACAGCAAGGCCTTGGCGGCATCGGGGTCGTACCCGAAGCCCTCCACCAGGCGCCCGACCTTGTCCTCGGTCAGCACCGCGTCCACCGTGTACTTCCGCACCACCTGTCCGCCCTGACGCGTCTCGCCGCGGCAGGTGATGTTCACCACGCCGTCGGCCAGCGTGCCCGGCCTGGCCATGTGCTCGGCACAGTCGTCGGTGCCGCGCTTCACCGCGTTCATGCAGGTGTACGCGCTGTACGGCTTGCCCTTCCAGTCACAGCTCGTGCAGGACACGACCTTCTCGGCGAGCTCCGCAGCGCCCTGCGCGTCCGCGTGGATCTGCTCGGAGTTCATGAACTCCGTGCCGCACTCGGGGCAGATGATCTGCGTGAGGAAGTTCTTCCCGCGGCAGATGGACCCGTCCTTGTACTCGTGCATGCAGACCTGGTTCGCCCGGCGGTCGGCGGCGATGATGATGTTCCACAGCTCGCTGGTCGTCCCGACCTCCCAGCGCCGCATCCCCAGGAACCGACGCTCGGCGACGTAGGGGTCCTTGTGGTTGCAGTGCGAGCACATGCCGGTCGGGGCGCCCTTGGGGATGTCCTTGTCCGGGTACGCGCACGCCGCGACCATGAACTTGCCGTCCTTCTTCGGGTCCGGCACGAAGTGGTGCATCCGGTAGTCGACGACCGGCAGCACGAGGCCGTCGCGCAGCCAGTGCTTGTACTGCTCGGGGTCGAGTCCCTTCGCCTCCAGCTTCTCGTTGTCCGCGTCCTTCTCGGCCGCGTCGAAGCAGAAGACGCACTTGCCCTCGAAGAGGGGGTTGGACGCCGTGCACTCGTGCGGGAAGCGGGTCCAGTGGTGCGGCCGCGGGTGCGGCGGCATGTCGACCAGGGCGACCTGGAACTCCTCGCCGGCGTTCACCATGAGGACGCCGGCCTGCCAGGGCGGGTACCTCCGCTTGCTCTTGCTTCGCATGTTGGCAGCGGTGCGCTGCCGGTAGTCACTCCATCCGGCCATCTCAGCCTCCTGTTCTCGCGTGTCGTGCGCCGTCAAGGACGACGCTGGTGGGTGTTGCTGCGTTCTCGATTGCGTAGGTGAGCTGGTCCTTGGCCAGGTCGTCTGGTGCGGTGCCGACGGGACTGTCGGGCGGGTACTTGCCGATGAGGGCGGACGCTCCCTTGCGCTGCAGCCACAGAGCAATCTGTACTGCGTCACATGGACGGGTTCTGTCCGCTTCCCGGAACTGCTTGTTCAGGAGCAGCTTCGCCCTCTTCTTCATCTGGTCGGGGTCGGGGAACTGCTTCCCCGGCTCGTAGTCGAGCAGGACAACGAAGGGACCCCCGAGCTCCAGGAGGACGGCCATCTGCTCGCGCGTCATGAGCGAGCCTTGAAGGCCGACCGAGTACTGGAAGTCCAGGTGCCGCATCCAGAGGGTCGACTTGTACCCCTCCGTGATGACGACAGGAATCGGAACCTCTCCGTCCAGCCTCTTATGCGACCGAAGTCCCCAGAACGTATGAGCCCCGTACAGGTGCGCCTTGTTGCGGGGGACGTAGTCCTCCTTGTACTGCCTCAGCGCCCCCTCCGGCCTGTTCCTGTGAGGCTCCGCTGGCCTGGCGTCGTACACCTTGTACTTGGGCACCTGGTCGGCGAGGGCGGCACGTCCACTGACCCCCACCAGGTTCCCCTCCTTGTCCCGGATCCCGAACGTGATGCGCTGCCGCGCCACGTCGAACCCGACGTCGTACCGCTCGAGCAGCTGCTCAGGGAACCCTGCTTCGAGCAGCGCCACCGGGCAGTTGTGGAACTCGGCCAGCACGTAGTCGGGGAGGATGTCGTTCCGGGCCACTGCCGCGGCCTGCTTGCGCTTGAGCTGGATCACCTCGGAGGGCGCGCTGTCGCGGACCTCCTGCGAGATGCTCTTCGCTCGGCCGACGTCCATGCCCTTGGACGTGAGGAACTTGTACAGCGAGCCGTGGTCATCGCACGACCAGCAGCCGTAGTACCCCGTGTCCTTGTGGAAGTGGAAGGAGCGCTTGCTCTTGCGTGGGCAAGGGCAGGTGCCTCGGTAGTGGGTGTCGCCGCTCTCCTGGATGTTCTCGACGTACGGACGGTACAGTTCGAGCGGTTCACTCATGAGCGCCTCGCACTTGTGGCGAACGATGCCGCCGAGATCTTGGCCTTCACCCCGGACCCTTCGACCTTGGGCTTGCCCTTCTTCGCTTCGTCTTCGCCTTGCGTGAGGACGTCGAAGTCCTTCACCCAGGTCGCGTTCTCCTCGATCATGTGGCCGAAGCCGTTGCAGATGGAGCCGCTCATCGTCAGGCCCAGGAACTTCCTGGCATGACGGCCTGCAACCAAGATGAGGGCGATGCGGTTGTGGTACTCGTCGTTGACCACGCGGAACATGTAGTCGAGGCGGCGGGCGATGTGCTTGGAGTGCGCAGCGTCCTGCGTGCTCCGGCCTTGCAGCTTCGCCTCATCGGCGTTGGTGTGGCCGACCGCGATGATGGGGATGTCCTTCTGCTTGGAGTAGGACGCCAGGTGGTCGGCGGCCTTGGCCACGAAGGCGTGGTCCTTCCCAGCGTTGGACTTCGCGCCCGCCATCGCGTCGTCGGCGAGCGCCTTCATGTAGTCGTGGATGATGATGTGCGGACGGTGCTGCTCCATCTTCGCTTGGACGCCGGTGATGCCCTCCTCGACGTTCGTGAAGAGGATGCGGCCGCGCGACTTGAAGCCCTGGATCACGAGGCGGAGGCGGTGCTCCTCCTGCGGCGTGATCTTGCCTTCGGTGATGCAGCGCCCGTAGTCGAGCTGGGCGCGCATGCAGTAGAGGCGGAGGCTGAACTCCTGGTTGCTCATCTCTCGGTTGTGCACCGAGAGCCGGAGCCCCAGGTCCTCGAAGAAGTCGATGAGGAAGGTGAGCAGCCAGGACTTCTTGCTCTTCTCGGGGCCGTAGATGTAGACGAAGTGTCCGCCGCAGAGGCCTGGCGTGTGCCTGTTGAACAGGTCCCACGGCCAGGGGTACCCCAGCAGGCCGCCCGTCTCCTTGACCTTCTGGATGAGGGTCATCACCTCGTCGATGTTGTCGCCCGCGAGCAGGTCGGTGTCCTCCTGCTGGTGCCGTGCCGCGATGTCGGACACGTTCGACATGAGCAGCTGTTTGGCCGCCCAGGGGTCTTGCATCGCGAGCTCGGCCACCTTCCGTGCCGTGTCGTCCAGCTCGTGAGCCAGCAGCAGGCTCTTGATGTTGTGGACGATGGCGGGCAGCCCGTCCGACGTCACGTCGTGCTCGTACCCCGGGAAGTGGTCCTGGAAGTACCGGACGCTCGGCACCTCATGGAACTTGGCGTAGTGCGCGTGGAGGAAGTCCCAGTACGCCTTGGCCTCTTCGTTCAGCATGTCGGAGGTGAGGCCAAGCTGGATGACGTCTTGCAGGTTGCGGTTCTCGATGACGTGGGAGATCAACGCCATGTCGTAGTTCATGAGGGCCTCGGAGCGTCTAGGAGTTCGGCCCGAACGAGCGGGGTCCGTTCTCTGGGGGCAGTTGGATGTCGAAGGGAGAGGCTTCGGACGGCTGTGCCGAGCCCCCCAGGAACTCGACAAAGTCGCCCTCGATGCTCTCCCGAAGCTGGGTCAGCAGGGACACGGTCTCTTCGGAGAAGCCAGCCAGCCTGGTCTCCCCCACGTGGGCGCCGTTGCTCGCGTACAGGTGGAGGGTCGCGGCCAACCCGGTCGTCGACCCCTCCACCTTGACGCAGACGCACCGGACGATGCCGCCCGCGGGTACGTCCTTCATCCACCACCTCCGTTCCCGAAGGTGATGGGGCCGCCCTCGAAGTACTTGTTGATCATGTCGTCGAGCTCCTGGGGGAGCCGCTCATCGACCAACGCGCTGGCACGGTCCATGGCCCGGTGGATGGCCTCGGTGGAGGTACCACACGGAACCTCCACCGCCACCACCACATCCGCCTTCTCGCGCCCGAAGCCGGACGACCAGCCGATCTTGCGGGAGATGGTGACGCGCGCGGCTCCGGGCTTCGCGCCCTCGGGGTCGGGCATCAGGGCACGGGTCTTCATGTCGCGCTGCTGGCCCCCGCGCCGGTCGGCCTCGGCGATGACGGTCTCCTCAGACATCGGAACCGTCCCCGTCCGCGACGGCGAACTTGATGCTGGGGTTGCGCTTGAAGGTCTCCTTGCGGTGGGCCTTCAACAGCTCGCGCACGTCCTCGGGCGTCTCGTCGTCCTCGAGCAGGCGGTCGGCGAGGCCCTCGTTGATGACCAGGCGGAACAGCCGATCGCCGTCCACCTCGACGTCCTTGAGGTCGGGCCGGGCTTCCAGCACCTCCTCGCCGGCGTAGGTGACCGCGACCTTGTTGGTGCGGGACCGCGCGACGCGGAAGCCGTGCGACTTGAACTCGTAGGCGCCCTTGCGCTCCGAGAACGTCTGCCGGAGCAGGAACTGCTTGATCTCGTCGTCGATGTCCGCGAGGTCGGTGTCGACGCCGTCGATGTACTCGAACGCCTGCTGGTTGATCTCGCGCAGCCGCTTCTCGGCCGCCTCGGCCTTCGCGGTGTTGTCGGTCACGGCCTTGACTGCGTCCTGCAGCTTGCGCTTCACGGCGGCGAGCTCGTCGTCGTCGGAGTCCTGCACGTCGAAGGCGTACTCGACGAGGAGGTCGCGCTCCTCGCTCTTGAGCTTCTTCGCCTTGAGGCGCTCGAGGAGGGCCGCCTCGATCTCGTCGGCGGTGTAGTTGTCACGGGTGAGGTCGAGCTTGATCTTGTAGGTCACGAAGTGCCTCCGCGGTCGGGGTGTGGGGTGCCGTAGTTCATGAACGCGTGCTGGTCGGCGACCGAGAACGCGCGGTGGAAGGTGAGGAAGGTGTGGTGCATGTCGGAGCCGGGCGCGTAGAAGCGGTCCTCGCCCATGTCCCGGAACTGCTTCAGCAGGTACCCGGGGTGGAAGGTGGCGTAGGCGGTCCGCTTCACCGGTACGAAGTGGCCGGGCGTCTCAGCCCAGAGCATCGGCAGCGTCTTGTCGCGAGCGACCTGCAGCAGCGTCCGCTTGCAGCCGGTGAGCGTCTTCATCGCGGCCTGGCCCATCGTGATGATGACGTAGGGGTCCACGATGTCGATGAGGGAGTGGAGCCGCGCCTGGCAGAGTCGGATCTCCTCCTTCGTGGGTGCGCGGTCGAGGTTGGGCCTGTCCTCGGCAGTGGGGCGGCACGAGACGAGCGTGGTGATGAAGACCTCGTCGCGGCTGCTGTTGATGCCCTCCAGGAGCGGGTTGATGATGGCCGTACCGTCCTCGTCGATCATCGGACGCCCGGTGGTGTCCGAGTAGTAGCCGGGGCTCTCGCCCACGATCATGACGCGCGCGCCGGGGTTGCCTTCCCCCAGCACGACGTTCATGCGCCGCCGCCCGGTAGGCCGGGCCAGCGGGCAGCGCTCGCAGTCTCGGTAGGCGTCGTGCAGCCTCCCGAGGAGCAGGTTCTTGTCTTCTGGTGACCTCATGGGGTCCTCCTCATGCGTCGATGATGCGGAAGGGGATGTTCCAGCTGGTGAAGGAAGCCTGCATCCGGGCAGCCCAGCGGCGGCAGCGCTTGATCTTGTCGTCGAAGATGATGATGACCACCGGGTCGGGCTTCCCTTCCACGGCGCGCTGGATGCGGCCCATGATCTGCTGCAGGGCGTTGCGGTTCTTCATGGCCACCGAGATGACCACGACGGAGAGCATCGGCTTGTCGAGACCCTCGATGCCGAGCTCCTCGATGGCGAGCAGGAGCTTGCAGTTGTCGACGAGCTCGGGCCGGTCCTTCTGCTTCACGCCGGCGTGGATGACCGAGACGTTGTCTCCCTTCCACTTGTGCGACAGATCTGTCAGGTGGTCACGGCTCGGGGTGAGGACCATGACCTCGTGGTCGTCGCTGAGCGCGAGGTTCACGTACTTCTCGATGACGCGATCTCGGGCCGGGTCGCGGAGAAGTGCCGTGTGGAACTTCCCGATGTTGAACTCGCCGCGCTTGTCCTTGGAGGCGTCCTCCTGATCGCCCGTGAGCTCCTGCCCCGTACGGACGAAGAACACGCCAGGCGTCAGGTCCTGCTCGAGGTCCCGGTAGAGCTGGGGGCCGATGTGGGCCGAGTAGAGGCCCTCCAGACCATCGGTGCGGTCGGGAGTCGCGGTCAGGCCCCACCGCACGCCGTGGCACAGGTCCGCCGCGAGGTTGAACTTCTCGGCCGCCATGTGGTGGACCTCGTCGTAGACCACGGTCCCGAAGTGCCACCGCAGCTCTTCGGGCAAGCGCCCGGCCTCGATGGCCTGCCACAGCGTCTGGATGGACGCGATGCAGAACGGCTTCCCCTCCCAGTCCAGGGTGCCGTCGCCGATCATCCCGATGTGCTCCTCATCGATGTTCGTGTGCTCGAGGAGCCGCTCCTTCCACTGCCCCAGCAGGGAGCCGTTGTGGGCCACGAACATCGCCGCGTACCCCACGCTGAGGGCCGCGTGGATGCCGATGACGGTCTTGCCTCCGCCGCACTTCAGGACTCCGACGCCGTCGCCGCCCTCGACGAGGGCCTTCCACATGGCGACCTGGTTGGTCTTCCCCTCCCCGAACTCGAGGCCTCGCCGCAGCTCGTGAGTGGGCTTCACCCACCCGGGGATGCGGAAGAACTCGGGCGGGTCGTCGAAGACGATCTCGCAGCCGAGCTCGTCCAGGTCCTCGACCGGGATGTAGTGCCGCGGCACCACCAGGTGATGCTGCGTCTCGGTGAACGCCTCGAACAGCGAGGAGCTCTTCTTCGTCTGGAACGAGAGGGAGCCCTTCACGGCCTCCTCTCCCACGTGGCTCTTGGGGAGCCAGAGGCTCGCCCCGCGGTAGGCCACGCCCGCCTTCTTGCTTCGGTTCATCGTCGATCTCGCCTATCGCAGAGAGGTAGCTGTTCCAGCACCGAAGAGACTGCGTCCTCTGCGGCTTGGCCGGTCAGACCGGCAGCGTGGATGCTCGCCCGGATGTAGGTCTCGGGTGAGCGGGAGTTGACGTGCACGTCGAGTCCACCAAGACGTGCGCGAGCGAACGCCACCAAGGCCTCGGCCCTCCACTGACCGCGGATACCCAGGACGTCCAGGAGGTGCAGGTAGGTGGGGACATCCGGTGTCCGGTAGGCGGATTCGTAGCCTCGGATGGCTCTCCCGGTACGTCCCACGAGGGCTCCAACCTCGTCGAAGGACAGTCCGAGCTTCCCGCGTCGTCGGCGCAAGATGGAGGCCCACTGCGGTCGGCCCTTGCGGAGCTTGCGGAGGTAGACCTTCACTGCGGCCGGTCCCAGTGGTGCTTGGGCACGAACCGGCGACGAGTGAAGTACAGCGCCAGCTCGGAGAACGCTCCGACGAGCGCGGCCTCGAGTGCTCGCAGGCCCATGTCGGCCGCGATCTGCCAGAACGTCGGAGGTCTCCACTCCTCGATGGTTCCGTCTGGTCGGTTCTGGACGTAGGCGTACGGCCGGTCCGTCGGGTCGCCGGTCGCCGTCTTCGCGGGGTCGGTCTTCCGGCCCACGACGGCTTCTCGGCTGCTCGACGGGGCGGTCGGCGCCCGGTACGAAGGGCTTGACCCCTTCTTCGTTCCCCAGGAAGGAGACCCGCCGCCGGACTTGGCTTCGAGCTCCTCCCACAAGTTCTTCCCCATGCACACCTCCTGGCAAGCGCGGAAATGCCTGCCTACGTGTTACTTATGCGACGATTGTGCCCACCTCCTTCGTCGGAGCTCCGATGACCCTGCAGCCTGCGACCCTCGATGTGTTCGACGACGGCGGTGCCCTCCTCAAGGAGCACTTCCCCGACCCCTCCACCCTTCCGGACGTCGTGAAGACGGCCGAGGCCACGGAGCGGGAGGGTCACCAGGACGCCGACTTCGCTGTCGTCCTCACGGACGGACGCGAGAGGGAGCCGCGCTTCCTCATGTCCAGTCCCGGCCACACCGCGCTGTCGGTGATGTACTTCGGGGAGACGCACGGAGACCTTCCCCCCGAGGCGGAGAAGGTGGCTGCCGCTCGGCTGGCGTACTCCTGCCGGCGGTACGGCCTCGGCGTCCCTGCACTCCTGGACGATCTCCGCGACACGGAGAATCACGGAACCCCCTACGTGATGCTGGAGGGTGGCCAGGAGGTGACCAAGGTCGCGGAGGCCCCGGGGGAGGAGAGCTACGCCCTCGGCGAGCGCTTCCCCCTCTCGTCGGCCCAGGAGATCAAGGCGGCCGTCCACTACTTCGACGACAACGCCGTCCGCATGGACCCCGAGGACCGGCACGAGTTCGCGTTCAACGTCGCCCAGGCGGCGGAAGACGCCGGCATGCGAGTGCCCGAGTCGCTGGAGAAGAGCGCGGGACGGGACCTCAACCCGTCCTGGCAGTCCCACTTCCTGACCCGCAGGCACATCCTCGAGGAGCGTGAGGCGCCGGTCGAGCACGTGCAGGCCCTCGAGAAGATCGCCTCCGTCGCCGGCGACGTCGCCCCGCTCGAGCTCGCACAGGGCCTGGCCCACTTCGACCGGCGCACCGGGCTCTCCGAGTCCTGGGGACGCGAGCTGTTCGATGCCTACGACTCCTGCATGACGAAGGTCGCCAAGGTCGAGCGCATCGATCTGGCCACGCAGAAGGAGTACCGAGCAGGAGTTCCCGAGCAGGAGTTCATCGACGCGGCGGCCAACAGCAGCGTCATGGTCCGGATCCGGGACATGTTCGGCAGCGACTTCGCGGACAAGTTCTCTCGCGACCCGGTGGCGACCTACAAGTCCGCGCCTCCCCGCCTCTCCACCATCCTCGGTCGCATCGTCATGGGATGGGGTGTCGGGGGATGACGGCATCCGCGCCACTTCTGCGCGCGCCGGGGCCGTTCGATGACGAGGCAGGCACCCACCTCCTCGTTCTTCATCGCCTGCTCCTGGCGCACCTGGGACCGTCCTACAGGGACCTCGACTCTGCGGCTCTGCGGGAGGAGATCACCGAGCGCTTCGGAGGCCTCGGCGACGTCGCGTGGAACCGCGTGCAGGCAGGGCGCCTCCTGGCCACCAACGACATGGCGTGGGAGGAGTGGGGCGTGTTCGAGAAGGTGGTCTCTGCCGTCGCCGGCGAGATGCCAGACTTCGCCTACATGCAGCCGCCCGAGGCCGAGGACGTGGCCCGGACGCTCCTGACCATGGCCGAACTCGCCCAGCCCGACTTCCACTACGACGTGGTGGCCTACATCGGCGCGGCCTGCCTGCACGACGGTCTGTGGTACCTCGAGGCCCCACTGGACATCTCGCGGCCGGTCATCACCGAGTACGTGGAGGACAAGAAGCTGGACCTCCCCTTCGACCAGGTGCGTCACCTCCTGGCTTCGCGGAGCCGGCCCTTCGCCAACCCGGACAGTCCCGCCGAGGTACAGTTGAACGAGGTGTTGGCCGTGCGGGAGGACCTCGCCGAGTTCCGCCAGGAGCTCATGGACCAGGCGGTGCACCTGCGGAGACCACGAAATGGGTAGCTTCTCGTCCAGCGCAGGGACCTCCGGTGCCCCTCTCACAGGCTCGTTCAAGCACGGCTCGCTGGACCACCGCAACCAGTCCAGCCGGTACCCGAGCCCGTGGTGGGACATCGCTTCGATGGACCTGCCGAAGAACATCAAGCAGCTGTTCAAGCGCCTGGCCTACCACGCCACGACGAACCCGCTCATCTCATCCGGCGTCCGGAAGATGGCGGCCTACCCCGTCACCAAGGTCCAGGTCGACGCCAACGAAGAGGAGGGCTTCGACCGCCACGTCCAGCGGTGGGAAGACCTCCTCCACCGGGTGCTGAACATCCAGAAGGTCCAGGTCGAGCTGGCCATCGACTACTACACCTACGGCAACGCCTTCGCCTCGATCTACCTGCCCTTCCTCAAGATGCTGCAGTGTTCGCACTGCAAGGAGAGTCACCGGGTCAAGCGGCTGAAGTTCAAGAAGGACTGGGACTTCAAGGGCTTCCGCTTCCACCTGACTTGTCCCTCCTGTGGGCACACGGGCCGCGCGCGCGCCTTCGACAAGCCCATTCGCTCCCACAAGGACATCCGCATCGTCCGGTGGGAGCCCGAGCAGGTCGACATCGACTTCAACCCCGTGACGACCAACAAGCGGTACACCTACAAGGTCCCCGCCGACGTCGCGGCCAAGATCCGTCAGAAGGACCCCTGGTTCATCGCGGACATGCCGCAGGCCTTCCTCGAGGCGGTGAGGCTCAACAGGTCCGTCCGCCTGGTGGACGCCAACCTGTTCCACTTCGCGGCGCCGTCGCCGTCCACGAAGTCGGCCCGGGGCTGGGGCCTGCCTCCCATCCTGGCTGCGATGAAGGACAGCTACCACCTGCAGATCATGAAGAAGGCGAACGAGGCCGTGCTGCTCGAGCACATGCTGCCCCTCGACGTGTTCTTCCCGGCCTCCTCCAGCCCCAACGCGGACCCCTACGTCCACACCAACCTGGGGCAGTGGCAGAAGGACACCGAGCAGCAGCTCGCCTTCTGGCGCAAGGACCCGAACCACAAGCCCGTCATGAGCCTCCCTCTCGGTCACCAGCGCATCGGAGGCACGGGCAAGTCCCTCATGCTGACGCAAGAGATCCGGGCGATGTCGGAGCACGTCCTGGTCGGGATGAACGTGCCCCAGGAGTTCGTCTTCGGAGGGCTCACCTGGTCGGGGTCGAGCGTGTCGATCCGCATGCTGGAGAACATGTTCCTGGCCGACCGGGACATGCAGCACCGCTTCCTGCAGCACTTCGTCATCCCCGTCATCTCGATGTTCATGAAGTGGAGCCCCGTCAAGGTCCACATGAAGCAGTTCCGGATGGCGGACGACGTGCAGGCCAAGCAGCTGCTGATGCAGCTCAAGACGATGGGCGACCTGAGCGCGAAGTCGCTGCTCACCGAGTTCGACAAGGACTACGACGACGAGCAGCGGATGATCCGCCACGAGCTCCGCCAGAAGCTGGCCATGCAGAAGATGCAGGTCGAGGCCCAGGCCGACGTCCAGGCCGAGGTCCAGATGCGGCAGCAGGCGCGAGCGCAGGCCGCCGCAGAGCCTCCCGTGCAGGATGACGTGTCGAACCGGCAGGTCAACGTGCTGGACCTCGCCGAAGGCTGGGCCTACCGCCTGGCCCAGCTCGATCCGGCGAAGCGAGAGCAGGTGCTCGCCAGCATGAACGAGAAGATGCCCGAGATGGCTCGCCGCGTGCGCCACGTCTTGGCGTCGTACCCCACGCCAGAGGCGCCCCACCAAGGCACGACCGACGAGGATCTCCCGGGAGTGGGCGACGGCATGATCTCTTCAGGGCAAGAGGGGTCCGGCGGCGGGGCTGTCGTCGACATGCGGCCGATGCCTTCCCAGAGGCCCCCACGTCGCGCTGGGGCGGTCTGAGTGCCCTCCTCGCGCTAGGGTAGAAGCCCAGGAGGGGATGAGTGTCCAACCCAGTCGACAGCTTCGAGAGCGTGAAGCGTGAGGTCGCCGAGGCGCTGACCGAGGTGTTCCCCGTCGAGAACGGCCGGGACAGCATCCGCCTCGAGAACGTCGCGGTCCGCGACACCAAGAACCCCGACGACGTGACGGCCCAGTCGGACGCCATCGACAACGGGAAGACGTGGGCAGTGCCTGTCGAGGCCGACGTGGTCCTGTCGCGCAATGGCAAGGACGTGTCGCGCCGCCGGCTCAAGGTGATGGACCTCCCTCGGATGACCGAGAGGGGCTCGTACATCTACAACGGCAACGAGTACCACATCTCCAACCTGTTCACGCGAAAGTCCGGTGTCTACCACCGCATGCGCGAGAGCGGCGATGCGGTAGCCGACTTCAACCTCGCGAACCGCAGCCAGTTCGCGGGCCGGCGGATGAAGGTCCAGTACGACCCCGCGACGTCGGAAGTGGCGGTCATGCGGGGGACGTCGAAGATCCCGCTCGTGGACTTCCTCCGCATGGCAGGAACCGACGACTCGAAGATCAAGGCCGTGCTGCCCGAGAGCGTGTGGTCCTCGAGCCTCAAGGCGTCCCAGCCCAAGAAGTCCCGTGCTCGACTGGCGCGGTGGCTCGGGGTGAAGGTCGACGAGACGGAGTCCGTGCTCAAGGAGAAGCTGGCCGAGACGGAGCTCTACCCCGAGACGACGCGCCGGACGTTGGGCATGGACGCCAAGGAGGTCACGCCCGACGTCCTGCTGCAGAGTGCCAAGAAGCTGGTCGGCATCGTGAAGGGAGACCCGGAGGACAACCAGGAGGCGATGGAGTTCCAGCGCATCGCGGGAGCCCCGGAGCTGTTCGGTGACCAGCTCCGGAAGAGCAAGAAGGCCATCCAGCGCCGGGTGAAGTCGGCGATGGCCCGGAAGGAGAAGGGCGGCGTGCGGGCCATGATGCCCAGCGAGGCGCTGCAGCGTCCCTTCAACAGCTTCTTCTCGACCTCCCTGGCGAACCAGACCGAGCTCATCAACCCGCTGCAGGCGCTGTCGGCCTCGCGCCGCACGACGCTCATGGGCCCTCACGGAGGCATCCGGTCGGAGCACGTCGTCTCCGACGAGGCGAAGATGATCGACCCGAGCCAGCTCGGGTTCCTCGACCCCGTGCACACGCCGGAGGGCCCCCGCTTGGGCATCACGCTCTCCATCCCCCTGGGCACGCGCAAGAAGGGGCGGAAGCTCGAGTCCCGGTTCATCGACGCGAAGACCGGCAAGACGGTCTGGCTCGACCCGACCCAGCTCCAAGGCAAGTCCGTGGCCTTCCCGGACGAGTACCGGGAGTCGGGCCGGAAGCGGGTGGCGCGCAAGAAGCGCGTCCTGGTCCAGAAGGACGGCGAGATCACCGACGTCGCTCCTCGCAGCGTCGACTACATCATGCCCTCTCCCCGGGAGATGTTCGGCATCACGTCGAACCTCATCCCCTTCCTGTCCTCGGACCAGGGCAACCGCACCATGACGGCCTCCCGCCAGGCCGAGCAGGCGGTGCCGCTCAAGCACAGGGAAGCCCCTCTGGTCCAGGTACTGTCGGACTCGGGCAAGACCTTCGAGGAGGAGCTCGGCAAGCGAGTGGCTCGAACCAGCCCGGTCGCCGGCACCGTGACCCAGGTCCAGAAGGACGCCGTGGTCATCAAGGACGCGGGAGGCAAGAGCCACAAGGTCGCCCTATTCCGCAACTTCGGGTCGAAGGCGAATTCGCTCTACGACTCGGAGGTCAAGGTCAAGGCAGGAGACGCCGTGAAGGCCGGGGACGTGGTAGCCGACACCACCTTCACCCGCGATGGCGTCCTGGCCCTCGGCACCAACCTCCGCACCGGGTACCTGCCTCTCAAGGGCTACAACTTCGAGGACGGCATCGTCATCTCGGAGACGGCGGCGGGCAAGCTCACCTCCGAGCACGTCCACAAGCCCGAGACGACCCTTGGCAAGAGCTCCCAGGTCGACCGGCGCAAGTTCGTCAACTCCTACCCAGCCCTGTTCAACAAGGGGCAGCTGGAGAACGTGCAGGACGACGGCGTGGTCAAGGTCGGGGCACGTGTGTCGAAGGGGGACCCTCTCCTGCTGGCGCTTCACGACCCCACGGACGCGCGCCCGGGTCGTCCGAAGCGAGGCCGGAGGAACTCCCGTCGCTTCGTCTCCGGTGCCATCACCTGGGATAAGGACGTCGAAGGCGAGGTCGTCCGCATTCAGCGGCTCAAGGAGCGAGGAGTCGAGCGCGTCGTCGTGCACGTCCGCACGGCCGAGCCCGCCAAGGTCGGCGACAAGCTCGTGGGGCGTCACGGCAACAAGGGCGTCATCACCCGCATCATGACCGACTCTCAGATGCCCTACGTCGAAGAGGACGGGGAGAAGAAGGTCCTCGACATCGCCTTGAACCCGATGGGGATCCCAGGCCGCATCAACCTCGGTCAGGTCCAGGAGACGGCGGCGGGCAAGGTCGCGGCCAGGAAGGGTCAGGTCTACAAGGTCAAGAACTTCGATCCCGAGATCTCGGACTACACGGCGCAGGTGGCCAAGGACCTTGGCGCCGCTGGGTTCTCCGAGGACGGCAAGGAGGTCCTGTTCGACCCTGAGACGGAGAAGCCGTTCCGCCAGCGCGCCGCCGTCGGCCAGCAGTACTTCTACAAGCTGCGCCACCAGGTCGACAAGAAGGTGAGCGCGCGCTCTGGCTCTGGGTCGGGCCGCACGGCATCGGGCGGCAGCACCTCCCCCTACGACATCAACCACGCCCCCAGCTCCGGAGCTCCCCACGGCGGGCAGTCCCTGGGCGAGCTGGGCACCTACGCCCTCCTGGCGCACGGCGCGCGGGAGAACCTGCACGAGATGCAGGCGTACAAGGGCGAGCGGAACACGGCTCTGTGGGACGCCCTTCGGGAAGGAACGCCCCTGCCTCCCCCGAAGGCGCCCTTCGTGTACGAGAAGTTCCTCAGCATGCTCAACGGCGTGCGAGTCAACGTGCGGCGCAACGGCAACAGCCTCCAGCTCATGCCCTTCACCGAGGACCAGGTGAAGGCCCTGGCTCCCAAGGCGCTTCCACAGCCAGGCCTCGTGCTCCACTCCACCACGGCGGAGCCGATCCGGGGCGGCCTGTTCGACCCCGAGATCACCGGCGGCGTCGACGGCGACCGCTGGTCGCGGTTCGAGCTTCCCGAGGCCATCCCGAACCCGGTCTTCGAGGACGCCATCAAGAAGCTCCTGGGCATCAACCAGGCCAAGTTCAACAAGTTGGTGAGCGGCGAGACGCAGGTCAACGGCAAGCGCGGCGGTGAAGCCATCGAGGAGATGCTCTCCGGCATCGACGTGAAGGCCGAGGAGAAGCGCCTCAAGGAGCGGCTGTCGTCCCTCAAGCCCGGTGCGACTCGGGACAAGGCGTACAAGCGCTACCGGATCGTGCGCGCGCTCAACGAGGGAGGCCTCGACCCGTCGGTCTACATGATGCGGTCGGTGCCGGTCCTCCCGCCACGCTTCCGCCCGGTCACGCCCCAGGCCGACGGCCGGCTCATGACCAACGACCTCAACTTCCTGTACAAGGACGTCGCGTTCACGGCCGAGGGCCTCCAGAAGCTCAAGGACGTGCACATGGACTACGTGTCCATGGCTCCCATCCGCAAGGGCGTCTACGACGGGGTGAAGGCCTTGTCTGGCGTCGGCGGCAACATCAGTCGGCGCGCGCGGTCGAGCCAGGACGACAGCTACAAGGGCATCATCGACCTCATCACCGGCAAGGTGCGGCGCAGCGACGGCAGCGACGGGGGCCGCTCGAAGGAGGGGTTCTTCCGCAAGAACATGCTGCGCAAGCGGCAGGACTTCAGTGCTCGGTCGACCATCACGGTGGAGCCCGGCCAGGACCTCGACGAGCTGGGAATCCCCGAGAAGATCGCGTGGACGCTCTACCAGCCCTTCGCCGAGCGCGAGCTCGTCCGGGAGGGCATGGGCTACCTCGACGCCGAGGAGGAGTACGCCAAGAAGTCGGACAGGTCGCGCCACGCCCTCGAGCGAGCGATGAGCCAGCGCCCGGTCCTGTTCAAGCGCGACCCCGCCCTCCACAAGTTCAACGTCCAGGCGTTCCGGCCCAGGCTCGTGAAGGGCTCGGCGCTGGAGATGCACCCCCTGGCCGTGGGAGGCTTCAACGCCGACTTCGACGGCGATGCCATGTCGGTCTACGTCCCCATCTCGGACCAGGCGGCTCGCGAAGCCACCAAGATGTTCCCCTCGAAGAACCTCTTCAGCCCGACGACCGGCGCGATCATGCACACCCCGGGGCACGAGGCGCTGCTCGGCCTGTACCTGATGACGAAGCCGGGGAAGAAGACCTCGAAGACCTTCAAGACGCAGGCCGAGGCCGAGAAGGCGTTCCGGACGGGCAACCTGAACCTCGACGACATCGTGCGCGTCGGTGGCGCGGAGACGACGCTGGGCCGCCTTCGCGTCGAGTCCGTCCTCCCCGCGCAGTACCGCGAGACGGGGAAGCGGAAGGTCAAGGACATGACGGTGCTCGACGCCAAGAGGATGAAGGGACTCCTGTCCCGCCTCGGACGGGAGCACGAGCAGGACTACGGCAAGGTCACCAACGCCCTGACGATGCTCGGGAACGAGCACTCGTACAAGGAGGCCTTCTCCATCGGCCTGGACGACTTCCGGGTCGTGAACAAGGCCAAGCGGGACCGGATCATCGGGGAGTCGAACCGGGAAGTCGACGCACTCTTGCGGCAGGGCAGGAAGCGCAAGTCCGCTGAGGTCCTGTCGATCTTGGACAAGGCGACCGACCGCATCGACGCCTTGACGACCCAGAAGCTGAAGGCGGACCCGACCAACATCTACCAGATGGTGACGTCGGGCTCGCGAGGCAAGCCGGAGCAGCTCAAGCAGATCATCTCGACGCCTGGGCTCGTGAAGAACGCCAAGGACGAGGTCGTGCCCTTCCTGGTGCCGAGCTCGTACTCGGAGGGCCTGGACACTAGTGCGTACTGGGTCACGCTCGCCGGCGCGCGCAAGGGCACCCTACAGAAGACGCAGGGCGTGGCCATGCCAGGCTACATGACCCGCCTCATGATCAACAGCACCGTGGACCAGCTCGTCACGGAGGACGACTGCGGCACGGGCGACGGGACGAAGCTCTCGGTCGACGACCACGACGCCCTGGACCGCTACCTGGCCAAGCCCCTCCGCGTCGGAGGCAAGACCTACCGCCGCGGCTCCGTCGTGACGCCGCACCTCCTGGCCGCCGCGAAGAAGGGCCGGAAGGGCGCGATCGAGGTCCGCTCCCCGACGAGGTGCCAGTCCGAGGACGGGATCTGCAAGAAGTGCATGGGCCTGTCCGAGAACGGGCGTCCCTACGACATCGGAGACAACCTCGGCGTCGTCGCCTCTCAGGCTGTCGGAGAGCCCAGCACCCAGCTGTCCCTCAACGTCTTCCACCAGGGCGGGCTGGCCAAGGGCCGCGGCTCCGACTCGATGGGCACCTTCAAGCGCCTCGAGGAGCTGCTCACCCTCAACACGAACCTGCCGTTCACGGCGCCGCTCGCCCCACAGTCGGGGACGGTGAAGGACGTGAAGAAGGCCGACCGAGGCGGGCACAACGTCTACATGGGCGACGCCACGCTGTGGGTGCCTCCTGGGCAGGACCTGAAGGTGAAGAAGGGCCAGCGTGTGGCCCGCGGCACCGCGCTCTCCACGGGGCCCCAGAACCCGCGAGACGTGCTGAACCTACGGGGCCTGCACCAGATGCAGGACTACGTGACCGACCAGATCCAGGGCGTGCTCAAGAAGGCAGCCCCGGTGAAGCGGCGCAACATCGAGGTCGTGGTCAAGGCCATGACCGACATCACCCGCGTCGAGGACCCTGGAGACCACCCGGACTGGGTGCCCGGCGACATCCGCCCCGTGACCAAGGTCAACGCGTGGAACCGCAAGGCCGCCCGGGCAGGGAAGAAGTCGGTGGCTCACGAGCCCCAGGTGAAGGGTGTCAAGCTGCTGCCGAAGGAGCTCAAGGAGGATTGGCTGGCCCGCCTCAACTTCGAGGACCTGGGGTCTTCGCTGACCCAGGCGTTCCGCGAGGGCTGGCGGTCCAACATCCACGGCTTCCATCCCCTCCCAGGGCTGGCGGTGGGCTCCGAATTCGGCAAGACCAAGGGCAAGGTCAAGGACTGGCGCGGCCAGTACTGAGCCTTCCTGCTACAACAGGCACGAGAGGGCCCCATGTTCATCCCGCAAGACGCAGTCCCGTTCTTCCTCGACGAGATGGAGAAGTGCGCCGTCGCCATCGGCATGGAGCTGGGCGACAACGCCCGCTCCTACGGGATTCGGGCCAAGAAGACGGGGAAGGACGATCGCGGACTCGCCTACTCCAAGGGCATCGGCGCGGCGGGCGCGGCCGGTGCCGGCCTGGGTGCTGCGACAGGTGCAGTGACAGGGAAGGCGACGCAGATCTCTCTCCTGCGCAAGGGAGGGACCGCGAAGGCGGTCCAGGAGGGGGTCAAGGACTACCTCACGCTGAAGGGCGCCGCGCGGAAGGCCGGGGTCAACTCCGCCCTCGAGGGAGGAATTGCGGCAGCGAAGGAATTGCAGGAGAAGGGCTGGAGCTCCAACACGGACGCGACGGTGAAGAAGGTCACGGAGACGGCGACTGACTCGCTGACGTCGCCCGGCGTCAAGCGCGTCCTCGCCCGTAGGGGTCGCGCGGCGCTCGGAGCCGCGGGCTTGGCGGCTGCCGCCGGGGCGGTGGGCAAGGCAGCCCCCAATGCAGCCACGTACGAGGCATCGAAGACCCTCGCCACCAGGCCCGGCCGCAAGAAGGGTCGCTGATGAGAGGCCCCACCGACGGCAGGTTGCGTCCCGTCCGGGTCGTGAAGGGCGTAGTCCAGGCGGTCAACACCCTGGCGCACAACTACGACGTCCTGGACAAGTTCGGAGGCATGCACCGTGGCATCAAGTACGTGCCCGCCTTCGTGAATTCGGACGGTGCCGGGTCGTTCTTGACGCTGGAGCAGGGGACGGTCGTCTGGCTGCTGTTCCCCTCTACTGCCCGGACACCCTTCATCTTCGCCTGCGAGACGCCGCCAAGGCAGCTCGACGAGGGGGACGCGCAGGAAGACCCCAACGACTTCCGTCAGAACCGTCCTGTCCTCAACGAGGGCGATCACATGCTGGCGTCGAGCGCGCAGGGAGGGTTTGCCGTGCTCCGGGCCAGCGGGGTCCTCGAGTTCGGGGCCACCCAGTTCGCCAAGCGCCTCTACGTCCCCATCCGCAACACCATCCGGGACTACTTCGAGAACTGGTTCGTGTCCGCGGCGTCCGGCTCTATGTCCTGGACCTCGAGGCGGGAAGACGACCGGCACGGTGAGGACCGCACGCCGGTCGAGTTCAAGCTGGACTTCAAGGAGTTCAGCGAGGACGAGCCCATCATCAAGGTCCGAGCCGGGCGGGTCCAGGAGGAGGACGCCAAGCAGCTCCCCTTCGGCAAGACCGACTCGATCATCGCCGTCCTGAACATCAACAACGGGGCGAAGGTCTGGGTGGACCGGGCCGGGAACGTCTCGTCCGTCGTCTACGGCGGCGTGGTGCACGCCTTCGAGGGGCCTGTCGTCCAGTCCTTCGCGTCCCAGCTCTCGAGGACCGTGCGCGGCAAGCTCATCGACAAGTTCGGCGACGTCCGTCGAGAGGTGACGCGCACCCGCACCGTCACGACAGGCCAGGCCGACACCGTGTCCGCCGGAACCCTCGTGAGGCAGGCCCGAGGGAACCACGTCCTGACCGTGGGCGAGAAGCAGCTCGTCGACGTCGGCGGCGACTCCGTGCGCAAGGTCGCGGGCAACCAGGTGCGTTCTACGGGCGCCTCCCTCAAGGACACGATCGGGGGGAGTGCGAGCCGCACGGTGGGGGAGAACAGTGAGGACATCGTGGCGGGGGCCATGTCCGTCGTCGTCTCCAACATGAACGGCGACGAGTTCGGGTCGGTTCACAAGGTCGCCCAGGGCAAGCTCCTGCTGCAGGCCTCCCTGGACGACATCATGTTCGGCGTCGGACCCACCGTGGAGTCCCTCCTCTCCAAGGTGACGATGAAGCTCGACGGCACGATCAAGATGGAGGGCGTGGCCGGGACCGTGGTCGTGGAGCTCAACAGCACGGGGGCGTCCATCACGACGCCGGGAGGTACGATCTCCGTGGACAACTCCGGGACCGTGGTGCAGGGACCTGCGGGCCCAGCGGGAGCCGTGGTCACCACGCTGTCCCACCCGGTCGACTTCATGACTGGCATCCCGATCAAGGGCACAGGCTCGGTCGGCGCCGGCGGCGCACCCAACGTCATCGCTCTCCCCTCGTCGTTCGCTTCGATGGGGTGACCTGTGGTTGACGCGACATCCCTCGCCGGCGTCCTGTTCGCCGACTACCTGCTGACCTTCCCGCAGGGGGCGTCAGTGACGGTCGACGTCGCCGGCCAGCCCAAGGTCCCTGCGAAGGAGTACCTGGACGCCCTCTGCGAGGGCTTCACCGGAGGCATCAAGACCGTCACCATCATGGACAACACGACAGGCACCGCGGACTCGCCTGGGAACGCCCCTCCGGTCCCCGCGCAGATCCCGGGCTCGGCTCTCGGCATCCCGGTGTTCATGGGCATCACGCAGTGGGCAGGGCCGCAGACGACGCCCATGCTCATGATCTACGTGGACAAGCTGCTCACCCGGTTCGCCGAGCAGGCGCTGGTGACGATGAACCCCAACCCCGGTGTCGGGACCGGCGTCGGCGTCGTCGGCGCGCTCAACTCGGGCATGGTCTCCGCCTTCAAGGGGGCGACGCCTGCTCTCCTGAAGCAGGCGTTCGAGGGCAAGGCCATCTTCTGCAAGGACTTCGACGTGTCCAAGGGCGCGAACCCCGAGGTCCTCCAGACCATCCCCGCCTTCGTGGAGGCGTGGGCTGTTGGTCTGGAGACGCTGACAGCCACGGTCAGTTACACAGGCACGGGGGCATCTCCTGTGCCACCATCGAGTTCGGTAGGCACCGGGAGGTTCTCGTGAACGTATCCGTCGAGATGGAGAAGGTCGGCAACGCGCGCACCCGGGCCGCCCTCCTCCGCGCGGCGGAGGCCGCCACTGGGGCGGGCATCGGCGGCATCGTCGGGTACGCCCACGGTGAAGAGGTCGAGCCGGACGAGCGCGGCGTCAACGCCGTGGTGGGTGCCTTGGGCGGCGCGACCATGAGCACGGTCCTGGCGGGACTGCTCCGGGGCGGTGCTGCTCGGCGCTTCGCAGATCCCACGGCCTACAAGACCTCGACCCACAACGAGGTGAAGCGGCGAGCGCAGGCGTTCGTCGACTCGGTTCCGCTGCAGGAGCAGAAGGCGCGGCGAGACCGGCTGAGCGCGCTCGTGAACCGCGCCAAGGCCGCGCCCGGCAAGCTCGACTCCCGCATCCAGGGCCAGCGCGACGAGGCCGCCGCCCTACGCCGCCTCATGGCCGGCTACGGCTCCGGGGCCAGCGCGATGGGCGATGCTGGTGCTCGCGCCCAGGCAGCGTGGCACGCGGCGCGCAACACCGCGAGCCACGTGGCGGACGACGTCGACCACATGGAAGACCTCGCGCATCGAGTCCTGTTCCGGCGGGTCACAGACTTGGACCACGCGGCCGGAACCCTGCAGCGCGACGTTCCTCGTCGGCGGGACCTGATGAGCCGAGCTCACGACGCCGCCCGCACCCGCTTCCGCGACGCGAACCAGGCCGTGACCTTGAGCGAGAGGATGGTCCGGAACGCGTCCCGCTTCGCCGAGGACCCCGCGGCGGCACTGAAGAAGGGCGGCCTGCCCAAGGACGAGGTCGACGCCATCCGTCGTGTAGGTGCGCTGGCCGAAGCCGCGGACCGTGCACGTGCTGCCCGACGCGCGGGCCAGACCTTCTTCGGGTTCGGAGTCTGATGTCCTGGCACTCCCTGGAGTTGGACCCCATCGAGACGGACCAGATCGAGGCCGTCATCGATGCCATCACGGAGCCGCTCAACGTGGCTCTCGGGGTGGCCGACCTCGCCATCAGTGCGCTCGAGCTCGCGCAGGTCCTCCTGCTCGGAGCGGAGAACCTGGCGGCTGTGGCCCTCAACGAGGCCATCAACGCCATCGAGGCCTCCATCAAGGAGGCGATGGAGTGCAACGTCTCGACGTTCCTGCACATGAACGTGAACTGGGACAAGGAGTGGGACCTCGAGACGTACAAGGATGCGGGCACCTGGCCCTGGAGAGGGACTGGCCTCTCTGGATGGGGCCTGGACGTGATGTCGTCCCTCCACGACACCTCCGACCCGATGCGCCCACTCACCGACGACGACACCAACGTGTGGGGCCTGCTCTTCGTGCTGGGCCTGCCGGGCTTCGAGTCCGTGGGCGAGATGGCGAAAGCCGCCGGTGCCTTCGGCGACTTCTCGGACTTCACCAGCATCTTCGACGCCGAGGCCATCGAGAAGTACGGCGAGGACTACAAGGGCCTGGCCCGCCTCGGCTCTGCCTTCGTGGACCCCTTCGTGCGCGACGCCACGGGGCGCAGTGACGTGCTCGAGCGGATGCAGGAGAAGTGGGAGGAGGTGGGCGGCAACGTCACCGACACCGAGGGGTACACGCCCCTGCCGGGCAACTACCCCCACTGGTACAGCGTGCCGATGCAGACGCTGGTGCCTCCTCTCGAGGCCATCTTCGGCGGGCTGCGCAACATCCTGAACGGGCTGCGTCCCGCTCTGGGGCAGATGGACCTGCTCGGAGATCTGCTCGCCGCGATCCGCGCTCGCATCGAGTACATCCGCTACATCGTCGAGCGGATCGAGGCCGCGATCTTGGCGCTCATCGACCTCATCAACTTCCTCACGCAGTGCCACGTCTACGTCATCGACACCGAGTACGGAGACGGGCTGGGCCTCGATGGGGCCATCGCGAAGGCCGTTTCGGACCCCGAAGCGCCGGACTACGGAGACGATGGGATCGTCCTCGGGATAGGGATGTTCGCGACGGCAGGGAACATGAAGGCGCCGCTCGAGGCCTTCTGGTCCCTTCTCGGGATGCAGGCTTCGGCGTATGCTGACACGGCGACAACCCGAGCCACGAACATCCAGGACAGCTACGACGAGCTCTTCCCAGCTTAGGATGCCTCCATGAAGCCCCTCTTCCACAAGCCCGACACGTCCCTCGAGAAGCTGGCCTACCGCACCAAGCTGGGCTCGAACCCCAACGACTGGGGCATGGAGGTCCTCGACGCGGTCTACAAGGAGCACCCCTACCTCAAGTCCTACTCCGTGGACGTCGACATCAAGGACAAGGACGAGGGGTCGGGCACAGCGGTAGGCACGGTGATCGTCTACCCGACGATGATGACGAAGGAGGCTGCCGCCGCGAAGCAGCGCGTCATCTCCATGCCGATCATCATCAAGGAGCGCGAGATGGCTCCGCTCGACGTGTACATGGGCGGCGAGGAGGGCACGCCCCACCCTGCCAGCCAGGAGGACATCGAGAGCACGCTGCAGAGCCCGGAGCTGTTCGAGGGTCCGGAGCCGAGGCGTTCCGGTCGTGGAGGGCGCGGAGCGCTGGACCTGAGCGTCCCCTCTCGCTTCGGTACGATGGGCTCCGGTCAGGGCTACGGGATGGGCGGCGCTGACCAGAGCAGCGGGTCCCTGATGAAGACGGCGTCGGTGTGGGCGGGCATCGGCCCTCGCCTCGACCTCGAGAAGCTCGCCGCCTACCTCAAGCCGGTCGCGCACAGCATCGAGCCCACCGTCCGAGAGGTCGCGGCTGCGGTCGATGCCGGGACGGTGGGTCCTTCCGACGCCGACGTCGTGCAGGTGAGCGGCAAGCCCGGCAACCTCATGGTCAAGACCGCGAGCTGCGGGGCCTACTCCCCTGTCGCGAAGCGCATCGACGACGACGCAGCCCAGAAGCTCGTCGGAGATCGCTGGGGCGAGCTCGCGGAGCGCGGCTACGTGACCCTCGTCTCGAACCCGGTCGACGACATCGACCAGCTCGAGAAGCTGGCTTCAGTCCAGGAGGCCAGCGTCGGCGAGGTCTCCATCGGGGGGCGTCGAGTCCGCGCCTCCATCTTCCCGGAGGTTCGGACGCTGCACCACACCCAGCTCCCCGGCACGCTCGTCCTCGGCGACGGCTGGTTCGCGGAGGCGGAGAAGGTCGCGGCGGCCAACACGATCATGCACCCCGGCATCGAGCCCTTCCGTCCGTCGGGCCGGGTCGTCCCCGTCGACGGTCAAGGCGTCGCCTACGAGCCGCTGCTCATCAAGTCCTTCGTCGGCTCCTTCGAGAAGCACGCCTGCGTCGCCACCCGTCTCGGTAGCGGACAGGACATCGTCATCCACTTCTTCCCCGAACTGCAGAAGATCGCCCACGTAGGCGGCAACGAGTACGCCTTCCCGGTGCCGGGTGCCTACATGGGCTTCCTCCCGTACCCCGACGTCGACAGCCGGAAGACCATCGACGACGCGATGGTGCAGGACGCCGCCTTCGACCTCCGCCGCATGCCGTCGATGGTGAAGGTCGCCTCCGACGGCGAGGCGTGGCGTCTGTGGGGACCCGCCCGCATCCAGGGCGAGTACGACGAGGCCGGCGTGATGTTCGCCCTCGGCGCTGCTGGTGTCGCCCCAGACCGTGCCCGGGGCATGCTCAAGCACGCGTCCCTCTACCGGGAAGCCGTCGAGTTCTCGAACGTGCGCGACATCGAGGAGGCGACTCCTGCGCCGCCGCGTGACCTGGCACCCCGCTCGACCACCTGGCGTGACGCGGTGGCCTACCTGTTCAACGAGGACGGCCAGGAGCTGATGAAGTCGGCGGGCGTGCGAATGAAGGGGCAGTCGCCCAGCAGCCTGCTCTCCCTCGACTTCGTGACGCCGGAGAACGCGTCCATGTACGTCAGCTACCTCCCGGACCTCGAGAAGGCGGCGTCTCACCTCGCGGAGTTGCTCGTTGCCTCCCGACTCGGGTACGACGACATCAGGGAGCGGTCGGCCAAGAACGCGATGACCCAGCTCCAGTCCGTGGTCACCGACCTACGGGAGCTCGACCACAAGGTGCACTGATGGATCCGTTCCGCGCAGAACTCGAGAAGCTGGCCAACGTGAAGACCACGCTGGGCGCTGCCTTGCTGTCCGGCCTGGCGGCCGGCTCGGCCATCCGGTCGAACCAGAAGCCGCAGTACCGCACGGACCAGATCGTGCGCGCGCAGCGGGGCATGACGGCCGACGAGTTCAAGCGACGTGAGCTCAACCGCAAGCTGACGGCCGGAGCCGGGGCAATCGCCACGGGCGCTGCCGTGGGCCTCGGCATGGCTCCTGCGCGCAAGGCCCTCGTGTCTCGCGCGCAGCGCTTCGTCACCGACGTGGCCGAGCCGACCCTCGCGCGCATCGACGAGGTGGCTGCCGCGGCGTCCAAGCGTCACGCGGACGACATCGTGGCCGCCGCCACGGCCAAGAGCGGGGAGGTCGGAGAGTCGTTCGGCAAGGGCGTCAGGTCCGGCCTGGACTTCAGCTCCATCTTCCCGGACGGCAAGATCCGCAGCGTGCTGGGGCGCTTTGCCGGCAGGGGGTAGACGTTGCTGTACCCCCACGAGAAGTACCTGAAGTACCTCCTGTCGAAGCAGTGGACGGACGCCCAGATCCGGGCGGAGTGCGAGAGCCTCGGGCTGGACCTCCCCACTGAGGATGAGCTCGTCGCGCGTCGTGATGCCTTCCCGGAGTACCCCCTCAGCTGGACTCCGGTCCTGAACAGGTACGACCTCGAGTTCGCTCGGTGGCTTCGGGAGCTCGAGGTCCTGCGCCTCTGGCACGACACTGCGCTGGTCCGCTCGGCGAAGGACATCCTGACCTCGTTCCGCCTCCGCCGTGCGGTCGAGGTCGTCCTCCTCCTGAACCCGGACCCTGCAGAGACGCGGGCCTTGCTGAAGCAGGTGAAGAACGTCCGAGTCCCCTCGGCCGCCGTCCTCACCGCCTACCGCGACATCTACTGGAACTTCGAGGTGATGTCGCCGCGGCAGGCGTTCTCCTACATCACCCAGCACGGGGACAACCGGCCCGAGCTGCACTTCGCCCTGCACGGCCAGGAGCGCAGCGCGCTGGGTGCCGTGGGCATCATGGCGGACCTCCCTGCCCCAGAGGATGCCCTCGATGAAGCGCTGGACCTCAGCCTCCAGTTGGCCGAGCGAGCTCGTAGGCAGGTCGACCGCATGCCCGATGCCGGCACCATCCGGCTCATGGGCGGACTGGGCAAGCTGCTCGAGGCGAGGGACAAGCAGCGTGGCGGTGCCGGCGCAGACATGAGGGAGAAGGCACGCACCTTCAAGCTCGGCCGGGCCCACATCCCTGCCATTCCGTCCATCGATGATATACAGGGCGGAGACCTGGAGGAACTCGATGCAGCAGACATCGCCGGAGACGCGGGGTGACCTGACCCCCGAGCATCTCGACAAGATCGCCCGTGGCCGCGAGGCCGTGAAGGACATGCAGGAGAAGGGAGCGGTCGACAAGGCCGGCGTCAAGCCCGTCGCCTTCGACTGGAAGCGCCATCGAGGCGAGTCCTTCGACGTCGACTACGCGGAGAGCGGGGACGACGTGATCTACCAGTTCTGGCCGCCGGACGACCAGGACGACTTCCCAGGCGGTCGTGAGCAGACCAAGATGGGTCTCGTGCCCTCCTTCGCCATGACGGCCGATGAGGTGTTCGGGAACTTCCTCCCCGGCACGGCCGTCGTGTTCGCCGAGCTCATCGACGTCGACGAGCAGAAGGCCGTCTCGCAGGTGGAGGGCCGCGAGCAGCGGATCGTGCGTCCTCACCAGGCCGACATCGAGGAGGAAGAGCTCGGCGCCCTCCCCTACCGCCCCACCCTGTACGTCAAGGTCGAGGGGCAGCTCGCCAACCCCGTCGGCCGCGACGTGCTGCTCAACCGGATCTTCACCGAGCTCGACAAGGCTCACGGAGCACGCTGATGGCCCTCTACGCGACCAAGACCCTCACAGGCGTCCGCGCCTACCTCGACTTCCTGAACGGCACGAAGGTCGCGTCAGGCGCCCCCCAGCCCGACGCGGGCACCGGCACGGGCCTCACGGCGGCGGCGGCCTCGGCCGACGTCAGCGGCGCCAACGACGCCTTCGCAGACGTGGAGGTGGGTGACCGCTTCTACATCAGCGGGGTGGCCACCGAGTTCGTCGTCAGCGTGAAGGCCGACGACGAGAACCTGACGCTGGACGATGTCGCCGGCGTCACGCTCGCTGGCGACATCGGGAAGTGGCAGGCTCGCCGCGGCGCGCGCATCGAGCCGTCGAGCATCCACGAGACCGACATCGAAGGCTCGAACGGACCCATCTACCGAGTGACCTACACCGTGGTGGACTTCTGATGCCGACGAGACGCGACCTCCTCCTCGGCATGACGGCAGCTCTCGCGCTGCCCGCCCTTCCCGGGCTGGTCCCTCCGGCTCTCGACCTGCCTCTCGGCGTCCTCCGTGCTGAAGACGACGCCGGACCCTTCGTCCTCGTGTGCACCCAGGAGGGTCCCGTCGGCGCCATCAAGACCTTGGTGGTCTACAAGGACCGCCTGGTCGGGTACCAGTACGTGGCCGTGAGGGAGTCGGACGGGTGGGTGGCCCTCTTCCCTCCCAAGGACCCGTACGACCCCGACAAGGTGCCGGATCGCCACGCCCTGGTCTACGACAGGCCCGCCCGCCTCACCGACTGGTCGGACGACGAGCCCGACTTCGACGCCGCCCCCGTGGGCACGCTCATGCTTCGTCGGCGGGAGTGGCCTCGGGGGAAGGCGTGGGTCCAGCTGCAGGAGGGGTGCGCTCCGGACGGTGATGCTGCGCGCCTGCTTTCTTCCTGGACCAGGACTCGACCTCCTGGGGTCTAGGCCACCAGGTCAGGACGATGATGCCCACGACGGGACGCTCCTCTAGCGTCCCGTCGTCGTATTCCCACTTCTTGGGTGCATCGAGGTCCTCGTAGGTGCACCGTGCTCGAAGCGGCGCCACCGACTTCTTGACGACCCAGTCCTTGGCGTAGGTACGGAGGGTTGCCTCGGTCCTTTCGGGGCCCGTGACCCGTGCAACTACTGGTATCGTGGCCCGGTGAACCTCCCCCTCTTGGTCGCGGGAGGCGTCAGCCAGGATACGATCGCCAGACAGGCGGTTCATCGTTCGTAGGAGGGATTCCAAGTTCATGGGTGCTTCTGCTCTAGCCGTTGATGGTGCGTACGACGAGCCCATCGACTTCACTCCCTACGAGTTCACCCAGATGGCGGTGAACCACAAGGGCGAGTCCATCGAGCTGGGGAACCGCCCTTGGCTGTACCACATCTACAACCTCCCGTTCTCGCCTCTCCCGAACACCGACTCGGACATCGAGCGCGAGATCTGGCGGCGACGCATCCTCCTGGTCTTCGGGCGTCAGTCCGAGAAGAGCACGACGCTGGGCAACCTCCTGCTCTCGACGTCGAACCTCATCCCCTACCTGCGCAGCCTGTACGTCACGGCCTCGAACACGCAGATGCTCGAGTTCAGCGACGAGCGACTGCGGGCGGTCATCGAGGACAGCCCGATCCTCAAGGACCTGTCGAGCAGCCAGGTCCAGAACGTCCTGACGAAGCGGTGGCTGGGGCAGGCCAAGATCAACCTGCGCTCCGTCTACAAGGGCCCGGACCGAGCGCGCGGCGTCATGTGCGACCACCTGTACATCGACGAGCTGCAGGATGTGTACCTCGACGGCCTGCCCGTCATCGAGGAGACCACGCGCGCCTGCTCCTTCGAGGAGGGCGACCTCAAGGTCTACGCCGGCACGCCGAAGACCTACGACAACAGCATCGAGCACTACTGGGCGCGGCGCAGCACCCAGAACGAGTGGATGGTCCGATGCACCAGGTGCCGGACGTGGAACGTCATCGAGATCGAGAACGTGCGCCCCGAGGGCCTGTGCTGCAAGAAGTGCGACCGCGAGCTCGACCCGATGACGCAGGGGACGTGGGTACGGCACGGGGCCAGCAGCGCGGAGTGGGAGGGCTTCCGGGTTCCTCAGCCCATCGTCGAGTACGTGTACAGAGACCAGCCCAAGATCTTCTGGCGGAAGTGGGAGACCCTGCTCCACAAGGTCCAGAACTACCCTCGCGGCAAGCTACAGAACGAGGTCTTCGCCCGCAGCCACGACAGCGGCACGAAGCCCGTCACCTTCCAGCAGGTCCGGCGCTGCGCCCTCCCCGACCTGGAGTTCGTGGACAAGCCCACCTCCATGTTCCGGCAGAGCGCGAAGTGGGCGGGCATCGACTGGGGCACCGGCGACGCCTCCTTCTCGGTCCTGTCCATCTGGGGCTACGACAGCTACGGCCGCTTCCGGTGCATCTTCGCGAAGAAGTACGTCGGGCACGAGGCGGACCCCGACTACTCCTGGCGCGACATGGAGAAGATCTGCAAGCGGTACGGCGTCAACCGCATCGGGGCAGACTGGGGCTTCGGCTTCGAGACGAACCGCCACCTCCTCAAGGCCTTCGGCGCGGAGCGCTTCCACCAGTTCCAGCACTCCGACGGGCAGGCCAAGCTGGTGAAGTACGACGGCGACCGCAACGTCTACACCACCCACCGGTCGCGCGTCCTGGCCCTGGCCTTCGAGCTCATCAAGAGGGGGCCGGTGAGCCAGGGGACGTGCTTCCCGAACTGGGAGGACTTCGAGCCGTACGCCAACGACATCCTCGCCGTCTACAGCGAGTACAGCCGGCTGCGCCGCCAGATCGTGTACGACCACCCCCGGACCCAGCCCGACGACTTCCTGCACACGATGGTCTACGCCCTGCTCGTCTCGATGAACGACGTCCGCCGGAAGGACCTGATCAACGCTGTGTCGTAGCGAAGAAGAACGGGGGCGCGAGCCACCGCCCGCCCCCACGGTGGGGACGGGCGGCGCCGCCGCACAGCATCAGCCGTGCGCGGCCATCAGGGGCTCGACGTTGTCGGCACCGGCCAGGTCGGCCTCGGCCTGGGCGAGGCCCTGGCTGACACCGTACTTGTAGCCGCCGACGCCGGCGGCGACGGTGGTGACGGTGCCGATGGCGGCGGTGGTGGCGATGTCCAGGATGCGGCGGTTGCGCATGGCCTTGAGCGTGGCGTCGGTGACCTCGAGGGTCTGGCCCGCCTTCAGGCCGCCCAGGTCCTTGACGGTCTCGGCCTTGACGAGGACGTTCTCCTCGGTGGTGGTGGTCTCGGTGGTCTCGGTCTTCTTCTCGTCGGGCATGATGGTGTTCCTCGGCAGTGGTTCAGGGGGGCGGGTTCTCCGTCCTCCATTCTCCTTATTGTGCATTGGAGCACGGTTTTTCACTGTTCACGAACCGGCCGAGATCCGCCTCCGAGCGTGCGTGCGGAGGGCCTCGATACGGACCTGAGCGTCCTCGATGAGCGCGTAGACGTCGGGCATGTCCAGTCGGCGCTCGTCCTCGAGGTGCCGCCGCATCCTCTGAAGGCGTCGGTCGAGGTCTCCCAGCGCATCGTCACCGTGCTGCTCCAAGTCGAGGACCGTCTCGTCGACAGAGGTGCGCATCGCCTCCGACACGGCGGCGAGCACCTGCTCGACGGACCAGGGAGGGACGTCTTCCTCCCTCTCCGCGCGCCGAGCGGCCCTGGCCTGGGCTGTGGGGACTGCTCTTGGGGGGTGGGTCGCGTACCTCGAGCGGAGGGCGGCCTCGTGCTCCAAGATCTCGACGCGTCGCAGCAGCCTGCAGAGGTCCTGGCGGAGCCGCGCAGGGTTCGCGAGGTCCTCGACCAGAGCATCGATGTCCTCCTGGGCGTAGAGGACCTGCCCTCCCTGATGCGTGGAAGACAGCGCTCCCTGCCTGCGGAAGACCGCGAGTTCCTGCGCGTCTACCCCCGTCAGAGAGGCCGCCTCGTCCTCGGTGTAGTAGAGTGCCAACCACCACCTCCGGCATTGTCGGGGGGATCGTAACGCCCTACCCTCTCGATGATGCAGGAGGCTCGATGAGCGCCGAAGAGACCTTCATGGAGAAGCTGGCCCACATCAAGGTGGCGGAGCGCCGGGAGACCGTGCCCGTTCAGCTCCTCGGCAAGCAGGCGGCTCGCCGCTTCCTGGACGGGGAGAGCGGGACCATGACGGAGGCCGTCACCGAGATCGTGAAGGAGGCCGACCTCAACCCCGAGCACGCTCGCCGGGTCGCGGAGTCCGGCAACCAGGCGGTGTGGGCACACACGAAGTCGAGCGGCGAGCGCTCCCAGTTCGAGCCCGCCAACCCCGACGAGGTCATCGGCTCCCTCGACCGGACGCCCGAGGACATGGGCATGCCCGTCCTCGACTACGCCCAGGAACCTCCCGGGCGCGTCGACGCACCCGAGGGCGACCTCTACTCGATGTTCGGCCTGTCCGAGCCAGAGCAGGAGAAGGTGGCATCGGCCAAGGTCGGCTGGCGCGACGTCGCCCGCATCGAAGGACGGATGGAGCGGGCACGTCACGACGTCGACCGGCTCACGCTGGCGATGTCTTCGACGGGCGAGGAGCTCTACCAGATGGTGAAGCAGGCCCACCTCGAGCACGGCCACAGCCTCGGCCAGATGGGCCGCGCCGTCATGGACACCTGCGAGAGCTCGCAGTTCGGTGCGCGCCTCGTCCAGCAGATCGCGACGCGTGCCGACCGGGAGGGGTGGTACCGCCTCACCGACGAGCAGGAGAAGGTCGCCTCTGCGGAGGTCCTGGTCATCGACCACGAGCACCCCATCCTGGCCGCGGCCCTGTCTCTCGAGACCATGGCCACCACCCACTACTCGCGACAGCAGAACATGGAGCAGGCCCGGCAGGAGCACCTGGAGGCGTCCCGCACCTACCGGCGGATGTGATGGACAAGCACGCCGGAGTCCTTGGGTGGGGCCTGAAGAAGGGCATCAACCTCACCGCCAAGACCGGTGACGCGCTGGCGCACGGGGTAGTACACTCCCCTGGCCAGACCGCGATGGGCGTAGGCGGGCTGGCTCTCACGGTGCCGGCCCTCAAGACGCCCCCCGAAGCCAAGGCCAAGCGCAAGATCAACCGCGAACTCTCCCGCCGCCAGGCGCAGCAGCTCAAGAGGACCCTCATGCCGAACACGTCGATGGCGAAGTCAGCCGCCGTACTGCCTGGAGCCTCCCGCCTCTACGAGCAGGAGGAGCTGGAGAAGCAGGCCGCCCGCCTGCCCAAGCCTCACGAGCTGTTCCTGCTCGGCGCGGGCCTCGCGCTGGGCAACCAGGCCATCGAGGGCTTGAGCTCCGGAGCCGAGGCCGGCTTCCAGGGCATCAAGGACGGGATGCGTGCCAAGACCCGCCAGAGCCGGTGGCGTCGGGTGGTCAAGTTCGACAACGACCTGCAGGACCTGCCTCATGCGCGCGCCGCCTTCGACGCGCTCGACCGCGCCAGTCCCTACCTCTCGGGTGAGCCCATGCTCGCGGCTTCCGCGGTGCGGCAGCTTGCGTCCTACGGCTCCAGCTACGAGGGCGGGCCGCCCAACGTGCCCATGAGCGCCGTCAAGTCGGTGCTGGACATCCAGCGCGGCCGCGGTGAGACCCGGGCCGGCATGCGCCGTACCGGGGCCTTCGGTGCGACGAAGGTCGACGCCAAGGATGGCGCCGAGATCCTCGGGGTCATCTGATGAACTCGGACCGCTTCGACATCGAGGGTAAGGTCATCTCCTGCGCGACGGTGGACTCCCCGGGCCACATCTTCGCGCAGGCCGTCCTCGTCTCGCGCCGGGGCGGCGAGCTCGAGAAGACCGCCGGGGCAGGCAAGAGGCATCCCGCTGTCGAGGCGTTCCTCCGGGACCTGCGCCCGGACCCCCGCTACCAGTACGTGCTGATGCAGCCGATGGGGGCGTCCGAGTACTGGGGGCGGAACATCAACGGGGACTACTTCCCCGAGATCAGCCTCAGCTACGACCACAAGAAGGATGCCTCCGGACGAGACGAGCGCATCCGGCAGATCGTGGACAAGTTCTTGAAGCCCTTCGGCAAGGACCTGCCACCCTTCCCCCTGCGGGAGTTCGGGTTCCGGACCTTCGAGGATGCCCTCCGCTACCGGCACCACATCAACAAGAACCCGGAGATCGCGTACGGGGACATCCCCCTGGCGGTGTGGAACCCCTTCACCAAGAAGGTCGAGGTCGTCGTCCGGCACTGGCGCGACAAGGCCCGGGAGCTGGGTGCCCACGACATCATCGCGGACATCGACGCGCGACGTCCTCGGCAGATTTCGATGGGCTGCCGGGTCCCGTTCGACGTGTGCACCATCTGCGGCCACGCCAGCCGCACCCGCGACAACTACTGCGAGCACCTGAAGTACCAGCTCGGGCACATCCTGCCTGACGGCCGCGTCGTCGCGGCCCTCAACCTGTTCCCCCGCTTCTTCGACCTGTCGGACGTCATCGTGCCGGCCGCGAGCGAGAGCGGGGTGCTCGAGAAGGTCGCCCAGGTCGCTGGGTCGGAGCCCGCCCAGGGCGGGCAAGCCGCGGATGCAGAGTCCGGCGACATGACGAAGCGCATGCCGGCCAAGCCCGAGTCGAACGCTGCGGTCGAGGTCTCCCGGCGAGAGCCGGACCTGCCCAAGCAGCTCCTCGAGCAGGGGTCCCTGTCCCAGCTCCTCACGACCCTCGCCGGCTTGGGCATCGTGCTGAAGCCGTCCGAGTTCCAGTACAGCGTCCTGCACCGCCGACAGGGCTGCGGGGGCATGGCCCGTCTGCTGGCTTCCCGGAACTTGTGCTTCGCTCCGACGGCGTCGCCCTGCTCCCCCATGCCGATGAGCGTGCGGGACTTCCACCCAGATCTGGCCATGCGCGCCGCGCCTCACCTCGACCAGCGCTCCGGCATGAGCCCCTTCTTCCCATCCCGCGTCATCGCAGTGATGTCGAAGACCGCGGGGGCAGAGCAGCCTTCGCCCACCTACACGCATGCCGAGCCGGTGCTCCGTGGCATGGCGGACGACTACGCGTCGTACAGGGCAGGTCTCGTCAAGACCGCGGCCATCGTGGAGCAGGCGAACCGGGCGCATCCCGCCCTCTTCCGCCGCCTCACCGGCGGTGCCCTCCTCGACTGGCACATGACCAAGACGGCCTCCCGGAGCGACTTCGGGTTGTCAGGATGCTCTCTACCGGTGTACGTCCACAACGCGTACCGGTCGGAGCCCGAAGACGCCCCCAGGGGCCACGCCTTCGCAGACACCGTTCGACCCTTCCTCTTCCCGTGAGGCCTCACATGCAGTCCCTCGTCGACCAGATGTTCGGAACCCCCTCTGCCGCCGCCCAGCCGGGTGCCGGCATCGAGAAGACCGCCGAGGCGAACTTCGTGGAGGGCCTCGGTGCTCCCAGCATCGAGGACTTCGACGCGCTCGACGACGAGACGCTCGACCAGACCATCGCCGACCTCGAGGCCCAGGCCGCTGCTGCCGAGGCCCAGGCCAACCCGCAGGCAGAGCTCGACAAGGTCGCGTCCAGTCGCCTCTTCGGCGAGGTCGCGTGCCACTCCTTCCTCCACGAGGAGGAAGCCATCAAGATCGCGATGGTGAACGGCAACTGCCGCTCCTGCAAGGAGACCCCCATCGACCGCTCTGCCGGCGGCCATCCCTCCCTCTGCCCGAGCTGCAACCCCTCCGCGTGATGCACGCCGATCGGCTTGACGCGTCGATCTCAAGTTGCCATGCTGCACCAGGCTCCCTTCTCTCCGAGGCCCTCATGAACAAGACGCTCTCTCAGCTGATCGACAGCGAGCTCGGCATCGAAGACGGCACGCCCTCCGTGGCCGCCGACACCGGAACCGTCCCTGTCCGTGAGCAGGCGTTCCAGGGCGAGACGCTCGCCGACGAGGCCGAGAAGGTCGCCAGCGTGCTCGAGTACCTGGTCGACGGGGGCCTCGAGAAGGTCGCCTCGGCCTACCAGCTCCCCGCCGGCGAGGTCGGCTCGATGGCCGGCGACAACGACGCGGGCCGGAAGGTCCCTCGTCACGGCACCGGCATCAACACGCTGCGCATGCAGCGTGGCACCAGCCACCCCGCCCTCGCGAGTGCGGAGGCCGCCGCCGCCGCTGGACCCAGCGACGTGTCGCGTCAGAACGCGCCGGCCCTCGGCGCCGCCCTGGACCACACCCCGTACGATGACGGCTTCACGCCGCAGGTGCTCGGTGGCAAGGTGGACCACAAGGACATCAACGCACGCCTCAAGGCCGCCAAGGCCGCGAAGGCCCGCCGGCAGGGAGCCTGATCATGTCGCTCGAGAAGATCGCATCCGTCGACGACCTCAAGCAGGTCCTCACCAAGACCGCCGGCGTGTGTCGGGGCCTCGCGGCCGAGAACCGCGAGCTCCGAGCCAAGAACGCGCGCTTCGAGCGGCGTGAAGAGCTCGAGAAGATCGCCTCCGAAGGCGTGACCCGCGGCGTCATGGACGACGCCGACGTCGACTCCTTCGTCGAGCGCTGGTCCGACGACGACACCCCGCTCCAGGTCCTCGGCGACTTCGTGGAGCGCACCACCTCCGGCGTACCCCTCGGGGAGCTCGGCGAGGGGCACGAGAAGCTGGCGTCCGCCGATGGCGACGACGTCCTCACCTCCTTCCTCACGTCGCAGGATCCGGGCTCCTACTGAGCCCGTTCCGCAGAACTTCCCACTTCCCACTTCACGCTTCGATCTCATCGGTATAGCCCATCGGCAACCGGAACTCCCCCGGAGGAACTCATGGCCGTCCGCCCCGTCACTCCCGTCAGCAAGATCCAGCGTCTCTCGCGGGACGTCGCGACGGCTCTCCAGCCGGCGCTCAACCCGTACGCGGCCAACGCCCTCGAGCAGGGTGAGTGGCTGACCGAGACCGCCACCGGCTGGGACCGCATCTCCGGGACCGATCCCGCCGCCGGCGGCGCTGCCGCCGCCGAGATGGTCTGGAGCAAGCGGGGCGAGGCCCCGACCGCGGCCCTCAACAAGGTCGCCTGCTTCACGGTCCACGAGTTCATCGTCGAGACCGACATGTTCGACGACTCCCTCACCCCCGCGCTCGGCCAGCACCTCACGGTGCACGCCTGCACGGTGGGCGGCGTCGCCGACCGCTCCGCGCTCACGCTCGCCGCCACCGGCGAGCCGACCCGCGCCCTGGTCCAGGGCCCGCTCCCCGCCGACAACTCCGGCTGGCTGCGTGTCAAGGTGACCTCTCCGTTCGCCGCGCCCTGATCCACCACCAGTTCCCCCATCTTCCTGACGTCTGATCGTCCCTCGAGGAGACAACCATGCCGCACCCGCTCACCAAGCAGTTCGTCGCGCACATCAATGCGGGACGAGAGGGCATCGAGAAGACCGCAGCGGTGTCGCAGGCCTTCACCCGCGACAAGCTGCGCGAGAACTCGGTGTTCCGCAAGATCATCACGCCCGACTCCGTCGACGCGTCCGATCTGCAGCCCTCGCCGAACCACGACACCCTGGTCTACCTCGACCACATCGAGCCGAACTCGCGTGCGATGACGCTGACGTTCCGGGACCAGCCCGAGGCGCAGTACATCGAGGGCGACAAGTACGAGATCCCGTTCCACCGCATCTCGTCCGAGCGTGTCGAGAAGGCGGAGGAGGAGCTCCTCGCCTACCCGTACCCGATCACCAAGGTCATCGAGAACAACATCGTTCGCGACATCCAGGAGATCGAGGACCACCGCGGGCTCACGTACAGCGAGCAGGCCGTCCAGACCACGGGCAACATCATCCGCGGCCAGCAGGCCCTCGAGGACGAGGCCATCAACGGCGCCGGCAACGGCCTCCGTGGCCAGGTCCAGCGGAGCGACCTCATCGAGCTCGCCAAGGTGCTGAACGGCAGCCGCCGGATGTGCGACTGCTTCCTGATGGCCGAGACCGACGCCAACGACGTCATGCACTGGACCATCGAGACCTGGGGCGACGAGGCTGGCCAGATCACCAAGGACGGCTTCACCTACGACAAGCTCCTCGGCTACAAGCTGGTCCGGACCATCAAGCAGGAGATCCTGCAGCCCGGCAACATCTACGCCTTCACCGAGAAGGGGATGCTGGGCAAGTTCCTCATCCTGAACGGGACGCGGTTCTTCCTGGACAAGGACGTGAACATGATCTCGTTCCAGGCGTACGAGATCGTCGGCATGTCCATCAGCAACATCGCCTCCGTGGCGAAGTGCGAGCTCTACAACGGCCAGGGCGGCGGCGACGACAGCTCCGACTCGCTCATCAGCGAGCGCGAGGTGGGCGGCGGCGTCTTCAACCAGGTCGCCGCGGGCAACTTCTTCCCCACGTTCCACCACTTCTGATCGAGGAGGGCCCTCATGGGCTTCGCCATCATCAGGAACCCGGCACACCGGCGTGCGGTCACCTACGGGAACCGCACGCTCGCTGGGCGCTACTCCGGCGGGAAGGACACGTGCCGCGTGTCCCTCGCCGAGTTCTGCGGTCGCGGTGTGCAGGTTCGCCTCGCGTCCGGCCAGCTGGTGGTCGACTCCTTCTCGGACTCTGGCGCCGCAGCTGCCTGGGAGGCCGACGGCCTCGAGGGCCTGCAGGCGTACATCTCGGGCACGGCCTCGGAGCCCGAGGTTCTCCAGGTCGACCAGGCTGCGTCCGAGGTCGTGCCTCCCGAGCCCGAGCCTGCTCCCGAGCCGACTCCCGAGCCCGAGCCTGCTCCCGAGCCCGAGCCGACTCCCGAGCCGACTCCGGAGCCTGCCTCCGAGGCTGACCCTGTGACCGAGCCCGAGGCTCCCGAGCCCGAGGCTCCCGAGCCCGAGGCCGAGCCCACCGTCTGGACCGAGGAGACGCTCGCCGCGTTGCCGTGGTCCGGTGAGGGCAGCATCCGCGACCTGGCCAACGACCTCGGCGTCGAGGGCCGGGCCAAGGCCGACCTCATCGCCGGCATCCTGGCCCTGCAGGAGGCAGCGTGAACAAGCCGTCCACTCGTGCGGTCCTCGGCCACCTGCTGACCATCGGCGGCAAGGCCGTGGACGTCCTCGAGAGCAAGGTGACCACTGCGGTGCGTCTCAAGGCAGAGCGGGGTGTGCTGAGCATCCTGCCCTCCTCGAAGCCGGGACACGTCCAGATCCGCGCCCTGAAGTGAGGGATCGGTGCCTGTCCCGAACGACACGGTGAAGTTCTCGGAGGAGGTCCGCGCCTGGTTGCGCGACTTCCCCGAGCTCAACCGACTGCTGGCCGGCGAGGAGAGCTCTCCTCGCATGGTCCAGTTCTGTGCCCACATGGCCCTGGACGAGTGGAACGCCTACTCGCCCGTCCAGTTCGGCTCCGTGGGTGCCTTCCCGAACAAGACCATCCTCATCCAGCTGACCGTCATCTACATCCTGATGTCGGCCGGAATTCTGCACTCGCGCAACCGGTTCGACTTCAACTCGGGCGGCTTCGTCGCCGACACCGAGCGCCAGGCCGATGAGTACCCCAAGTGGATTCAGCTCATCCGCGCGCAGCTCGCCGGGCTGATGAAGAACCTCAGCATCAGGCTCAACATCAGCTCAGCATCCGGTGGGGGCGGAGTCCCTTCTGAGTACTCCATGCTCCACAACTGGTATGGATGGGCTTGACCCCTCAGTCTCCACTTCATAGGCTGTCACCGATCCCTGCGATCCCACCCCGGAGTCCTCAATGTCCGTCCTCGACCAGATCTACGGCTCGTCCGTCGCCGACCATGAGAAGGTCGCTGGCGCCGAGCTCACCGCAGACGACCTCTCCAACATCTCCGCCGCCGACTACGTCCAGGCGCTCGGTGACGACGACTTCGAGAAGGTCGCGTCGGTCCCGGGCATCGAGGACGTCGACCTCTCCCAGATCTCGGCGCTGGACCTCATCCAGGGCATGATCGAGCTCGAGGAGGGTCCCGAGAAGGTCGCCACCGGCCTCGAGGGCGTCGACCTGTCGACCGTCCCCGCCTCCGAGCTCGCCGAGTACCTCGAGGAGGTCGAGCTGCAGAAGGTGGCTCACGCCGAGACCGCTCTCGTCGAGGCGATGATCGACGACGGCGACTTCGACCGCGCCGACATGGCCGGCCGCATCATGGCTCGCGCCCAGGTGGACGAGCTGCAGAAGCTCGCCTCCGCCGAGGACGACCTGCCCGACTTCATCGACCTCGACGACCTCAACGGCGCGGAGCTCCAGGAGCTGCTCGACTCCGGCGAGTACGAGCTCGAGAAGGACGCGTCGGCGATGGGCGGCATGAAGCGCTTCGCCGAGGGCGCCCGTGACGTGCTCACCGCCAAGCGCGCGCGCGGCGGCGTCGACACCTTCAAGAAGGGCCGTCGCTTCGCGGCGCGCGGCAAGGAGAACACGGGTCGCCGCATCGGCGAGCGGTTCTCCCACCAGGGTCGCCGCCTCAAGCGCAAGGGCGCCCGGCAGTTCGCCCGCGGTGTCGCCGAGACCGGTGCCGCCTACGGCACCCCCGTCGCGGCCGCCGGGGCCACCGCCTACGGCCTCCGTCGCAAGAAGAAGAACCGCAAGGGCTGATCGCTCTGCGCCTTCGCTCACCTGATGCCTGACGTCCCGAGGAGCCTGCCATGGAGTCGCCGAACTTCGACCTCGCCCTGATCTACAACACGGGCGGCGCCTTCGAGAAGGTCGCCTCCTCTGCCCAGGGTCAGGTGAGCCGTCCCGGTCTCGACGACTACGCGGTGCACATCGTGTACGGCGACGACGTGCCGGAGCAGGTGGACCTCGAGAAGGTGGCCCAGGCTCACGAGTTCCTGCTCGACGCCGACCGCACGGGCCGTGCGCAGGCGCAGATGCAGTTCTCCGAGCTGGAGGCACGGTACCTGTCCGGCGACGCCGAGGCGGGTGCCGCGATGCGCGCCATGTTCGACGGCAGCGGTGACGACGACCTCGACAAGGTGGCGTCCAGCATCCGGGCCGAGCTCGAGCGGCGTGCCGCCGAAGCCGGCCTCGCCAAGCAGGCGGGCGTCGGCAGCTTCCTGGCCGGCAAGATCGACGACGTGGCGGGGAACATCACCCGCCGGGTGACCAAGGCCAACGCGGCGGGCATCAAGGCCGCCAAGACGCCCGTCCCGATGCAGGGGCCGGTCCAGCAGGGCCGCGGACCTCTGCGTGGTGTGCGCAAGACCAAGGGCGAGCAGGCCCGAGAGCGCCTCAAGGCCCTGGGCGGTGAGTTCAAGAAGGAGCTCATCGGCACGGGCGTGGCTGCGGGTACGGGCGGCGCTGCCCTCGCCGGCGGCGGCTACCTGGCCGGACGCAGCAAGGGCAAGAAGACCACCGTCGTCTACCGCTGACGCGCTTCGTCCGGTAGGTTGAAGGGGCCGTGGCGCAAGCTGCGGCCCTTCGTGCTTGGAGATGCGATGACGTTCAGCCCCGACCTCGACGCGGACATGGAGAAGGTCGCCTCGGTGACCTACCGGGGCAAGACCTTCCCTGGCTACAACCAGCCCATCGCCAGCGACCGAGCCCAGAAGAAGAGGATGGTGCTGGTCAAGCGCGGCGACAGGGTGAAGCTCGTCCACTTCGGGCAGAAGGGCTACCGGCACAACTACTCGGACAAGGCCAAGGCCAACTACCTGCGCCGCAGCGCCGGCATCAAGGGCAAGGACGGCCGGTCCACCAAGGACGATCCGTTCAGCCCCAACTACTGGGCGCGCAAGGTCCTGTGGCCCGAGGGCGAGAAGACCGCAGCCCTGGACATCCTGGGGGCGGGTCTACGGCGCTTCGGGGCACGGAAGACGGGTGACGCCCTGGTGAGGGCTCACCACGCCGCAGGGGACGCCGTGGAGAGCCGCGTGAAGCGAGCCCTGGACTGGGAGGTGCCCTACACGAAGGGGAAGCACCTGCCGGGTCTGTCGAAGGCTCGGCGCGAGGACTTGTCCGGCCGGGCAGCGAAGATGAGCAGGGCCTTCGCAGAGGACCCGCTCGTCGCCGGGATGGTCGTGGTCCCCGCCCCCGGCAGCGTGATCGCGGCGGGAGCCTTGAAGAAGAGCAAGGACGCGCTGCGTCGCCGCATGAACATCCAGCCCCCGATGCAGAAGGCGGCGTCGCTCTTGCTGGACATGGAGAAGATCGCGCTTCCGGTGCGTAGGTTGAGCGATGCCGAGGTGTTCGAGCGTCTGACGAGCCACGCGCGCGCCCAAGCAGCGGCCGTCGCGGAGCCTCCGGAAGCGGTCCGGTCCTTGGCCCGCGACCGGGTCAACGCGTCAGGCCTTCCGGTCAACGACACCGTCGCCTCGGACGACGAGGTCTGGTACGAGGCAGCGTACGGCATTCCCGCGCCCACGCGCCTGGCCTCCGACGTCGAGAAGGTGGCGGCCTCCCGAGACCCGTCCAAGTTCGCGGGCAAGAAGCGCCTGCCCCTCACCCCGCAGGACAAGCGCGACCTGGCGGACCTGAAGCGGCGAGCGGGCAAGAGCGGCTTCAGCGCGGTGCGGACCGAGGCTGGCGTGGCCATCTACACCCACCGCTCGCGCTCGGACTTCAAGCCCTCGTTCGCGCAGATCTCGACGTCGCGCGCGCGCTTCGTCGACTCCACGGGGTGATCCATGATCTGGCTCAAGAACATCCAGGTCTACACCGTCGAGCTCGACGCAGTCACCGTCGAGTGGGCGGTCGCGGACACGGTCCGTCCCCTCGAGGACTACACGGTGAGCGTGTGGCGCTCGGAGACGGTGGGCGGGGAGTTCACGCAGGTCAGCGGTGAGATCGACGCCTCCGCCTACAACACCTTCCGGGACAGCAGCGTCAACCGCCTGGTGTCCCGCCGGCAGCACGTCTACCGACTGCGAGTGCGTAGGACCTCGGACGACGCCGTCCTCTTCTTCGGCTCCGAGGACACGAAGAAGGTCATCGACGAGGGTGCGGACCCGGGCGGCATCGCCCTCGAGGCGCGGCCCGACATCTACGCGGCCGAGGCCATCCGTCGCTTCGAGCTCACGGCGCAGGAGTTCACCGGCACCAGGTCCCTGCTGCTGCGTCGCCGGACCACGGGCCAGTACTGCCCCGAGTGCTGGGAGTACGAGACAGGCAGGTCCATCAACGACAGGTGCCAGACGTGCTGGGGCGCCTACCGGGCGGGCGGCTACTACAAGGCCCAGGAGTTCTGGCCGACCGAGATGACCTCGCAGGACGACCAGCCAGTCCTCACCCGCATGTTCGAGCTCGAGCAGCAGGACGTCGTGGTCCGCGTGTCGAGCAGGACCCGGGTGGCCCCTCGCGACATCGTCGTCTACGCCACGGGCGAGCGGTGGCGCGTGCTCATGACGAAGAAGCACCACCGGGGCGGGGCCGCCATCTGGTACCTGGCCCACCTCCGCCGCATCGTGCCCTCGGACATCGAGCACCAGATCCCCATCACCTGGGACGCGGACGCCTACGACGCCGTGCCTGTCCGTCAGCACATCCGTGCTACGGACATCGAGTCGTACCGCGCCGCAGTCCAGGACAAGGGCCTGGGCGACCGCAAGGTCGGCGACGCCGGCTTCCCCACCACTCCCCTGATCGAATCGGGGTAGGATGCTGCATGTTCACCGACGCCTACATCGGCGAGCTCGAGAAGCTCGCCAGCCCGCAGCCCGAGAAGGACTGGGGCTCCGAGCTCGAGCGGAAGAAGTTCTTCAAGGCCATGCTGGGCCTTGCCGCCTACGGGGCGGTCAGCCGTGGAGGTCCTCCGGTCATGCGGAAGCTCCGCGAGCTGGCCAAGGTCGCTCCGCGCAAGGCGCTCACCCAGGGGCAGAACCGGGCCTTGTCGCTCGGCCAGGCCCTCGCAGACGCCGGGGTGATCTACCAGGCAGGAGCGTACGTCCATGACCCGCGCAGAGGATCAGGCCGCCAACGAGGCCCTGTGGGAGAGCCACAACCCAAGGACCGGGGACTTCATCAGCGACGGCAAGCACGTCCTGCTGCGGTTCCTCCGCCAAGTGTTCTTCGAGACCCCGCGCGAAAGCGGGACGTCGGGGAGGAGGGGCCCCTCGTTTCACTGGGAGGCCGATCCCTCGGCGACCGAGCTCGTGATTTCGGACAAGAACAGTCTCGATACGAGTTCACTGGGCACACGCCCCGCCGTCATCGTTGGAAGGCGTGAGTTCCAGTACGGCAACATCGCCTTCGACCACATGCAGACGACCAACGCCGCCGCCGGCGTCCGCAAGCACACCGACCTGGTGGCCGGCTCCTACGTCGTCCACTGCGTAGCGTCCGAGGGACGCGTGGCCGAGATCTTGGCCATGTACGTCACCCGCGCGCTGCGCGTCTTCCGGCGCGAGCTGCAGAAGGCTGGCTACCACCTCATCGGCACCCACATCAGCGTGGGCGAGGAGAGCAACGCCGGCGAGCTGTTCGGCCAGGACTCGTCCAGCAAGTACCGCCAGGTGCCCGTCGTCTTCCCCGTCTACTACCAGGACAACTGGACCGTCACGGAAGAGGAGCGTCTCCTGCAGGAGATCAGCATGAAGCTCCTGGCCGTCGCGACCAAGTTCGGCGGTGGACTGGTCGATCCTGACTCGGTAGACGAACAGGGCAGGCCGGTCGAGGAGTCTGACCTCGTCATCGTCGTCGAGTGGACTGTTCCAACGCCTTCCCCTTGAACTTTCGACCCGTCGATGGAATCACCGACTGATCCCAGGAGACCAACATGGCTGGCCTGAGCATCCCGCGCCCCTCGACCACCGTCGAGCAGGAGTTCGTCGCCGAGACGCCGAGCTACCCGACCCCGTCCCAGCAGTCCTGCGTCGTCGGTCCGTGCTACCAGATCGTCTCGGCCTTCGACGACAACCAGCTCCCGCTGGACGCTGCCTACGCCGGCCCCTACCGGGATGGCCTGGGCGTCATCAGCTACGACTTCCCGTCCCTCATCGACGGCGCGCTGGTCGCGGACTTCCTCGCCGACATCCGCGTCTTCCTGGTGCTCGGCTCCGAGTCCACCGAGCTCAACAGCTCCTTCGACGAGGCCACGGTCTTCTCGGGTGCTGGCGGCGAGCTCGACGGCACTTCGGCGGCCGACACGGTGTTCACCGACCCTGGTGTGGACTTCGTCACCGAGGGCGTGGTCGCCGGCGACGCCATCCGCTTCTCCTACAAGGGGCGGACCGTCGACATCATCGTGGATGCCGTCGCGGCGACCGAGCTAGGCCTCGACGACGACAGCGTCACGGATGCCATCGGCGACGAGCTCGAGATGGGCGGCTCCATCGACCTCACGCTCGCCACGTACACCATCATCCGCAACCCCGCGCAGTTCCAGTACAGCGCGGTGGCGGCGAACGCCTCGGCGCAGTTCGGTCCGGCGTCTGCCTACTTCCAGCTCGGCCTCAAGGCGGATGCCGGCGAGGAGTTCCAGGGAAGCGCCGGCGACGGCGTCCAGGCCGTCCTCTCGCAGCAGCCCGCCTTCCTGGCCGACGACACCGTCTTCACCGGGGAGCACATCTTCTGGGCCGTGGACCAGGGCGAGGACTTCCTCGTCTCGGTCGGCCCGGCGGGTGCTGCGCCCGCAGGCTTCCTCCTGTTCACCGGCGCCGCCGGCGGCGCGAACGCCTTCCGTGACGTGCTCTACGTCGTGAGCTCCGAGATCCTCATCATCGATGCCGATGGCGCAGGCACCGTGAACGCCGACTACAAGGTCCTGTCGCAGGCGACGACGTCGGACGACGGCGTCACCGCCGGCGGCGACGAGACCGACTTCAGCTCGGCGGGCGCGGCCTTCAACACCACGATCCCGAACACGGCCGGCACTCCCGACGCCGACACCTACCTCGAGATCAACGGGAACATCGTCACGGTGGTCTCCGTCGACAGCGACACCGAGCTCACCCTCGGCGCTGGGGCGGGCGCCGGCCTGTCGGGCGAGACCTACACGGTCGGCACCCTGGTCCTCGAGGAGACGGCCAAGGGCAACACCGGGACCGCGAACCACGTCTGCTTCGCCGGCGGCGGCCTCACGTCCGACATCGTCACGGGTCGCGCGATCATCGCCGAGTCGGCCGACGATGGGAACACCTGGGAGGGTGCTCTCTTCGACTCCCTGGCCAGCGAGGCCTACCTCGAGGCCTACCTCGCGACCGGTGACGCAGCCTACACCGCCTACGGGGTGGGGACCTCCGGCGAGATCGTCGCCCCCGACCAGCCCATCGCCCTGCTGTGGGACTCGGACACGCGCATCCTCACCATCCAGCTCGCGCGTGGTGCGGACGGCCTGAGCACGGGCGGCGTCGTCGATCCCGGCGACAACGACGGCCTCTACATCGACGGGGCACTGACCGACCCCGACGACCCCAGCTACAGCGCGGCCGTCGCCGCCATCTTCGAGTTCTCGGAGTCGGGCGCCTCCTCCATCGTGTTCAACGAGGGCGCTGGTCGGTCCGGCGTCACGCTGGTGTTCGACGGCGGCACCGACGTCGGCGACCTCCTGCTCGACGAGAACCTCATCGGCTCCACGACGCCGACGGCGCGCATCCACGTCTCGTACAAGGCGCTGCGCACCGACGTCACCGCGGCGGCCGAGGACCCTCTGTTCTACGAGATCAACGACGCGACCCAGGTGGTCCCCCTCCTCGGTGACCTGCCGGGCAACCCCCTGGCGATCGCGGCCTGGTTCAACCTGGCCTCGGCTCCCCGGAGCCCGGTGCGCGCCCTTGGCGTGTCGGACGCGGACGCTGCCAACCCCAACGGCACCAGCACGGCGTACGGCGAGGCGTTCGCGTTCCTCGAGTCGAAGAGCGTCTACGTCATCGTCCCGCTGACGCAGGACCCGGTGGTCGGGCAGCTCCTGACCGCGCACGTCGACGCCATGTCCGAGCCCGAGAACGCGGCCGAGCGGCTGGGCATCGTGAACAGCCAGATGCCCACGCACTCCCAGGCCGAGGTCATCGCCTCCGGCATCACGGGCAACACCGCCACCGTCGAGGGTGAGGCCACGGCCGAGTTCACGACCTCGGTGGACTTCGCCCTCGCTGCGGCCGAGCCCGGAGACGTCATCGTCGTCGCGGCCAAGGCCGGGGCAGCGGAGCACCTGGAGGCCGTCAACGGCACCATCGGGCCGCTGTACGGCGCGACCATCACCGCCATCAAGACCACCGACCGGTTCGTGCTCGAGTTCGACGGCACGGACTTCCCGTCCGACTGGAACGACCTGGTGGACGTCACCTGGACGCTCTACCGTCCGGGCTCGGCCATCAGCATCCCCGCCGACCAGGCCGAGGCCATCGCCAAGATCGGCGAGGGCTACGCCAACCGGCGCATGATCCACGTCTGGCCGGACACGGTCACGGGCCCTGTCGACAGCGTCGAGTCGGTGCTCGAGGGCTTCTACGCCGCCGCCGGCGTCGCTGGCCTCATCTCCGGCAAGAAGCCTGCCGACCCGCTCACCAACGCCAACGTCCAGGCCTTCACCGGGGTCAAGCACTCCACCGGCTACTTCACCAAGAAGCAGCAGGACCGCATCGCCGGCGGTGGGTCGCTCATCCTGGTGCAGGACGCCGACGGCCAGCCGCTCAAGGTCCGGCACCAGCTCTCGACGGACACCAGCTCCATCGAGAAGCGGGAGATCTCGGTCACCACGGCCCTCGACTACATGTCGGTGATCTACCGGACGACGCTGGACCCGCAGATCGGCATCGTCAACATCACCGACGCGCTGCTCACCGACATCGGCACGAAGAGCGACGGCCTCAACACCGCCTTCATCGAGCAGGGCGTGTGCCGCAACGCCGCGCTCCTGTCGGTGGCGGAGGATCCCTCGCAGTCCGACCGCATCGTCATCGAGGTCGGCATCCGGTCCCTCATCCCGAACAACTACAACCGGGTGAAGCTCCTCGTCGGCGGGGCGTGATGAGCCCCACTCCCCGGACGCCGTCGTCCATCGCAGGCTCGGTCCAGCCTGCGGCGGGTGACGTGCGTCCGGCGCAGGGGCCCTCCGGCTTCAAGGCGTTCATGGAGGGGGTGGCTGCCGCGAGCTCCGGAGCCCTCGGCGTGGCCGCCATCGGCGAGGCCATGTTCGGGCGGGGAGCTCGCAAGGCGGCCTACCAGCGCGCCCTCGAGGACAGCCTCGTCACGCAGTACATCCAGGACTACCAGGGGAAGAGCGCCCCCGTCGCCCGGCACGAGGCGGCCAAGATCACCGACTTCCTGCGGAGGCGCGACGCGGGAGTCATCTCCCAGAACGCGCAGAACCTCCTGGACGAGGTCGCTGGCGTGCGTGCGGGCAGCAACGAGACCAACCTGTTCGCCGTCGAGAAGATGTTCCCCGGGAAGTCGAAGCCCGAGGTCAGGAAGATCTACCGGGACCAGGTCAACCGCTTCGCGGACGGCCCCAAGGCACCCGTCCGGCCCGAGGTCGCCCCCGGTAGCCTGGACGAGGTGCTGCGACAGCTCCGCACCCGGTACAAGCCGCAGGGCGGCGCACGGTTGCGTGCGAAGGTCTGGGGCCGTAGACTTGGACCCATGGTTGCGGGCACCGCCCCTCTCGCCATCTACGGCGGGTTCGATGCGTGGCGACGTAGCCGAGACCAGGCCCGGGAGGCACGTCGATGAGCCGCTCGCTCGCCGAGCTCGAGGAGGAGGATGCGCGCCTTGCGTACGAGGCGGCCGTCTTCGGCCGTTCCGCACGGCAGCACTTCATCTCCGAGATCGAGAAGGTGGCCCAGGAAGGCACCTGCACTCCTCTCATGGCCGCGGCGTTCCCTCACCTCGAGAAGGTGGCTGCCGCCGCCGACTCTGGGGGCGACAGCGACGAGACCGGCAAGATGGAAGCGCAGGAAGAGGGGGAGGTGGACCGGATCAGCCCCATCCACGACCTCCTGGGCGTCAGGGCAGAGGCGAAGAGCAAGGGAGGAGCTCGCGGCATTCCCGTGCTGGCTCCTCCGCCGGGCTACGTCTACGACCCCATCCTGGGCGCGATGACTCCCAAGCAGGACGACCCTGGCTGGGTGAAGCCCGAGGAAGCCATGCTGCAGCGCTCCGAGGCCGTCGGCCAGGAGAAGGCACAGCAGGGTGCGATGGAGCAGGCCGTGGCCCAACAGCAGCAGCAGGCCGCTGCTGCCGGCGCAGAAGCGCAGCCAGGCACTCCCGGCGCACCGACCCCTGCCGCCGGCGACGACAAGAAGCCCACACCCCCCAAGCCCACGTCGCCGTCGGCGGCAGGGGTCCCCCAGCCCGCAACACCACCCGGAATCGCCGGGCGACTTCCTCGGTAGCTCTCCACAGGCTACAGGGACCCCACCAGGAGCATCGACATGGCTGATCTGAAGAACTGGAACATGTTCAACAAGAACGTCCAGTCCGGCCTCATGGAGGGCCGGTTCATGAACGCGGCGTTCCTGCTGCTCGCAGCGGGGCCCCCGCGTCTGGCTGCGGTGCTCCCCGAGAACACCCAGCTCTCCGCGCAGAAGGACGTGGCCTACCCCATCGGGGTGCTGCAGAGCATCCAGATCGGCATCCAGGCCAACATCATGCGCCTCTTCGAGATCGGCTCGATGCGCAGCTACTACATCCGCGGGCGCGTCGTGGGCAACGTGAGCCTGTCTCGCGTCCAGTACCACGGCCCGAACCTGCTGCGGGTGCTCTACGCGTACCTGTCGAGCAACGACGAGGACTTCAGCTTCGAGGCGCTGTACGACAACAACGCCAGCGCCAAGCTGAACACCAACGCGGTGCCCGGCGGCAAGCAGCGCTACCAGATCAAGCCCGGCTACGAGAACCTGTGGATGGAGCTCGGCTCCGACGTGTTCGACCAGCCCATCGGCCTGCTGCTCTACATGAAGGACAGCAACGACCAGGTCGTCGGCGCCTTCTACCTCGAGTACTGCAACGTCACCCAGTACGGCTGGGGCGCGGACGCCAACAACACGATCATCACCGAGAACACGGGCATCCTCTACGAGCGCATGGTCCCGGTCAACGTGAAGCCCGTCGGCCTCATCCGCGACAAGGACAGCGACGCCGTCCGCAACGTGGTCGGCGACGCCATCGGGTCCGCCGCCTGATCTAGGAGGCGCCCGTGGGCAAGACCTGGTTCGTCGAGCACCCCGACGCCGCCAAGGGACGCAAGGGCAGCAGCGTAGAGGCCCGCCGGGGCCGCGCTGCTGCCGCCTACGTGTCCGACGGGGACATGGGGAGTCTCGTCGCGCGCTCGGAGCGCTACCTGGCGCACCGCAAGGCCGCGCAGAGGTACTCCGACGACGCGCTGCTCGCCCGGCTACGCAAGGTGCAGGGTGGGGCCAAGCTGCGGGCCACGGCCTTCGCAGACGAGGCCCGAGGCCGCGGCCTGGAGGTAGGCCCCGAGGCGCCCTCCCTGCCTGGTCACGTCAGGAACGACGGGGACAAGGCTGCGCTCGGTGCCTCCCTTGGCGCCCTTGCCGTCGGCCTGGGCGCCGGCGCGCTCACGAACCAGACCATCTCCGCCCCCTCGGCCGAGGGCCCGACGGAGGGCATGGGTCCGCTGGTCGACCGCATGAGGCGGGAGCACGGCACGCAGTTCGTGCTCGACCCCAGCGTGGGTGACCACTTCAACCCGAGCACCAACACGGTCTCGGTGCGACCGTCGTCTCACCGGGCGGTGCTGGCGCACGAGATCGGCCACGCGACTCCGCCCAAGGGGCTCTCGCGGCTCATGTCCCGGGGCTACGGTCCCTCCCGCACGGCAGCGATGCTCCTGGCGCCGGCGTTGGCCTCGGCCGCCATCTACCACGGGTACGACACGTCCCTCCAGTCGGACAAGGACGCCGTCCGGGACACGAAGCGGGGTCAGGCCGCTGCTGCAGCCACGGGCGGACTCGCGCTGCCCATGCTCTGGGAGGAGGCGCGCGCGACCAAGAACGCCACCCAGGAGATGAGGAAGCTGTTCGGGACGAGGAAGGCCCTGGGCGGCCTGGCACGCCTGCTTCCCGCCTACGGCACCTACCTGGCCGCCGGCGCCGCTGCCCCCGCCATTGGCGTCGCCATGCTGCGTCGCAAGCAGCGGCAGATCGAGAAGAAGATGTCCAAGGCCGAGGCAGCCAAGAAGGCCCTCGAGGGCCTCGGAGCGAAGAAGGCGGCGTAGGCCGCCCGGCCCCGAGGCTTCATGCCCCGGGACCGAACCCCAACACGCACTCAATGCACTGGCTGCTGTCCGGCTCGGCTGCGAGCAGAGCATGCACCTGGCTGTTCCACGGACCCATCGGCCGTCGGCAGCTCTCGCACGCCTTGAGGTGCACCTCGAGGTCGCCCCGGCTGGGCTTGGGCGTGCCCGAGTTCAGGACGTAGCCCTCGGGGGCCTTGACCGTGCCTGCCAGGACCATCGGACAGCTGTCGTCCAGCCACATCTCCGGTGCGCCCGGCGGCGGGTGCATCTTCCACAGGCCGAGGTGGTGGCCCAGGGAGATGGCCACCTTGGCGTCGGTGTTGTCGAACGCCACGTAGGGTCGCACAGCCAGCCAGCTCGCTCCCTCGGAGAGGCCCGGAACAGATCGGAGCGCCGCCACGATCTCGCCCTTCCTCTCCTCGATGCGCGCCACGCTCAGGAGGATGACGTCCTCGACGCCCGGGCCGATGCGGAGGGTGACGGCGGGCTCGAGGTCGCGAGCCACCAGGGGGTGACGGGAGAAGCTCATGGGGAAGTCCCGGGAAGTAGGTTAGGCCGCACCATACCCTGGAGGCAGCAATGGCGAAGGTCGTGGTGGATGGACGGAAGGTCACGGTGCTCAACGCGGAGGGCTGGTTCAAGTTCCTGGAGTGGTTCCTGCACAACATCTTCAGGATGAAGGGCTTCACCATCGGGGCCCAAGCGCCGGTCCCCGGGCTCATCCTGAAGCGAGGGGCCCGGAAGTTGCCGACCTCCACGCTGCGCGAGGAGATGATCCACCACGCGCAGTTCCTCGAGCTCATCATCCTCTTCGCTGGCGTCGCCTTCCTGTCGACGCTCGTGGCCCTCCTGGGCGGTGCGCTGCCGTGGTCCAAGGCGTGGGTCTTGACCACCACTCCTCCGCTCGCCGCGCTGTGCGTGTGGCCCTTCTACGGCCTCATCTGGCTGGCGGGCCTGGGAGGTGGCATCGACGCAGACGGCGACGGAGATGCAGACGGCCAGGACGCCTACCTCCGCTCCCTCTTCGAGACGGAGCCCGCACGGCACCGGCACGAAGAGGGCTACCTGGCACGTCGCCCGATGTTCGCGAACTTCCGGGGGCTCTAGCTCACGAGCAGCCCTCCTTGGCTCGCAGGAGGGCCTCGAGCACGTCGGCCCCTCGGTAGTAGGTGCCGCGCTGGTCCTCGCCCTCGAGCACGTCCAGGCGCACCACGCACCCGCTCTCGCCGTCGACGTCGATGGGGCCGACAGCGCTGTCCAGGCGTCCCTGCACGGGGCTGTCCTCGTCCTCGTAGGCCTCGAGCTCGAACACCAGCTTGCGCTTGTCCTCGAACTGGCCCAGCAGGTCGGACAGCACGTCCGAGGCCGTGATGCCTCCTCGGAGCTCCGCGAGGGCGAGGCGCAGGGCGTCGAGGGCCTCGCCAGTGTCGATGTGCTCCTCGGCCTCGCTGCGCTCGAGCAGCTCGATGATGATGGCTGCGGCGCTCACGTGGTCAGTCAGTCCCATAGGGAACTCCCAGGTCGATGGTCTGTGTCCAGGGCTTGGACAGGGTGATGAGCACGGCGGCTCGGCGGATGTCGATGTCCTTGACGTTCTGCGTCTCGAGCTCGGCGAGGTCGGGGACGTGGATGACGTGGTCGGGGTCGGAGAGCTCGTACACCATCTGCGCCGCGTCCCCGCTGAAGCACCAGCCGTAGCCGAGGAGCTGCAGGCACCAGACCTCGATGCTGTGGTCGTAGCGAAGCGTGGGCATGAGCGCGCCACCGTCCACGAAGTGCGGAGGCACGGCAGGCCCCTTGAAGCTCGGCGGCCCCATCAGAGACCGGCCCAGCATGCGCACCAGCGTCGGGAGGGCGTCGGTGCCTAGCACGCCGGTGTGCTGGGCGAGCTCGTGCGGTGCTCGCACGTCGAGCATCAGGTCGTCTTCGGAGAGGGCGACTCGCTCGTCTCCGAAGACGACCTCGACGGGAAGGCGACGACCGTGCTCTCGCCGGACGAGCACACCGTGTCCTCCTCCTCGCAGCTGGACGGGGGAGTGGATGGGGATCCGGGCGGGGAGCTGGTCGTTGGGCACGACGAGGGTGACGGGCATGAGACCTCCTTGCGGCCGAACAGGCGGACGCGGAACCAGAGCAGGACGTAGGACAGGAAGGGGAGGGCAGCGGCGATGGCGGCCGCCTCGTGCGGGCAGAAGTGGAAGGGCATCAGGCCTCCTTGGGCGCGGTCGGGTCGATGAGGAACATGTGCCGGGCCGGGATGACGTCGCACCCCAGCAGCGGGGCCTCCTTCACGTGCACGAAGGAGCTGAGATCCAGCCGGTCGGGGCCGTGGTGCTTCGCGACGAAGGCGCGCGCGCTGTCGCGCACGCCCGCCAGGTCTCCGCCCGGGGGCACGATGGCGAAGGCCGTGTCGTTGACGAGTACGATGTGCCAGTTCACGAGCCACGCTCCTGCGTCTCGCTGACGCTGAACCCGATGGAGGAGACGAGGACGCCGTTCCGGCGCCAGAAGCGCATGGGCCCCTCCCACGAGTAGTTGCGACGCTCGTACTCCTCGACGTCCTCGTCCTCGGGCTCCAGCGTGTTGCGGCTCTCGTCCACGCCCAGCACCAGGCAGTCGTCGTGGACCTCCACGACCTTGGCCGCGATGTGAGGCGCTGCCCAGGGCTCGGAGATGGGCATCTGCGGCGCCACCCAGGTCTCGGCCCCGACGACGAGGCTGTCCACGTAGGCCGCGGGCAAGATCTCGTAGCCGGTCTCGTCGGTGTCCCAGTCCGAGTTGCCGTGCGCGTCGAGGTGGAAGCGGACCTCTCCCTTGAGCATGCCGTCGAGGATGCGGATCGCCACGTCGCAGTCGTTGCCGAGGTCGATCTCGTCGGTCCAGTTCTGCTCGATGTGCCCCCAGGGCCACTCCCCCTTGTCGAACAGGGCGGAGGCGCAGTGCGAGTACCCGGGCAGGCACAGGACGCGGTGCGCCTCGTCGCGCGCGCCCGTGGTGCTGCGCATGACCTTCTGCTGGTACACCTTGGAGACCAGGCTGCGCAGATCGGCGACGTCGACGTCGCGGTCGAGCAGGATGGCGTGACCCGCGATGCAGGCCGTGGTCCCGCACCAGTCCTCCTGCTCCTCGGCAGGCAGGTAGGGCAGGAGCTCGCCCGGGAGCGTCGGGAGCGTGTCTTCGTAGACGTGAGAGGGCGTGACCTTCTCGGTGAGGTCCACGCCGTCGGCGATGGCGCTGCTGAGGGCGCTGTGCATGGTGCGGCTGAGATCCCCGTTCGGCTGGAACCACACGTCCATGTCGAAGGAGTCGGGCTTGGCGGCGAGCGCGCCTCGGACGCGGGAGAGCAGGTCGAAGTTGATGTCGCGGATGGTGAGCATGAGGGTCCTCCGAAGTTCTGGGCCTCACACCCTTATGCGCCAGACGGCGCGCGAACCTTCAGTCGTAGGCCACAGCCCACCAGGCGTCCTGGAAGTCGAAGGGCCCAATGCTGGACGGACCCAAGAAGGCCAGCACGCCGGTCTTGCGCAGGTTGCCCTTGCTCACCGGGGACAGGCCAGGCCTGTCTCCGTAGACGGCGAGCTGCCCGTGACCTCTGACCACGACGTGCGTGCCGTCCCGCTCGAGGTTGTCGAGCAGGGTCGCGAGCTCGCGCCAGATCTGCCGAGGAGCTCCGCGCTGCATCGCCTCCTGGATGAGGGCGTGCAGGCCCGTCATCCAGGCCCAGGCGTCCTCGTCGAAGTAGATGCGCGGCGGGAGGCCGGGGAGCTCGTAGAACCGCTCCCCGTCGACCCCGATCACTCGTCGTCGGCGGTGGGCGTGAAGGACTTGAGGACCTGCCCCTTCTTCGGGCCCCGGGACGCCGTGATGGTGACCTTCTCGCCCAGGTGCACGACCTGACGCACGTTGGTCGCGATCTTGCCCTCCACGGCCACCTCGCCGGCGCGCACGTGGCGGGCAGCGACGCCGGCGTTCTGCACATCCATGTCGTCGACCAGGAGGTCGATGAGGTGCTTCTCCTGCAGCTCGGGCACCGCGTCGAGGATGGCCCGGGCGACGTCGAGGCCCTCGGTGCGCTTCGCCTTGATGGCCTTGGCCGCGGCGCGTCGCACGTTCTCGCTCGGATGGGACCGGAGACGGTGGGCGCGGCTGTCGAACTTGATGGCTTCCTGGACATCCATGATGGGCACCTCCGTCGTCTCCTTACCACATCTTGTGAAGGCGGGCGAAGAAGGAGGGAGCACGGGGACGACCCGACCGGGTACCCATCAGGTACCCGGTCGGGCCGCGTCGCATCAGCCCACGGGGAGCTCGCTGTTCAGGCGCACGTTGACCTCGACGGTCGGCACGTGCTGCACGCCGGGCGCGGCGCCGGGCGGGTGCTGCTTGACCCAGTCCCAGACCACGTAGGCCACGCGGCACGGCCGGGGGTGGTCGTGCTCGCCGCGCACCATGACGTAGCTGCCCTCGACGGGGGCGGGAGCCACCGACCAGAACTCGCCCAGCCTCTTGCCGGTGATGCTGTCCTTGATGGTGACGAGCACCATCAGCGCAGCCCCTTGGCGGTGAACGCCTTGCGCGCCACCGGCAGGTACTTCCGCAGGGCGCGGCGCTGCCAGTTGGAGAGGGGCGGCTGGGCCTCGCGGATGCGCCGGCGGGTCAGGGTGCCCTGGCCCTCGAACTGGGCGAGGTACGCCTTGGCCCACCGCTTCTGCCGGGCCTGCTCGTGGTTGAGACGCTGGTGGCGCGTATTGCCGTGGACGGCTCCGCCCTTGACCTTGTGCTTGTCGCTCATGGGGTTCTCCTGGGTTCGGGGAACAGCGTCCCCTGCTGGTTCTCGATCTTGGCACGCGCCTCGGCGCGGCGAGATGCGTCCGGGAACCGACACGCGTAGTGGGCCCAGCCGTCTCCGGCCCAGACCATGCGCGCACCGACCTCCATCCGCTTCTCGCAGAGGAGACACGTTCGGTGTTCGTTGTCGTTCATCCTCACGAATGCCTCCTTCTCTCCAAGTTCTTGTGCGACGCAGAAGAAGGCGATTTCGTGCCGGACGGGGACGCCCGAAGGCGCCCCCGTGTAGGTCAGATGAGGTCGATGGTGACGACCGCCTCGCAGTGCACGCGGTCCATGCCCTGGAGGGACTCGGGCCACTTTCTCTCGTCGTACTGCCAGCGGGACCAGGACACGCGCCGCTCGCCCCTGCCGTCTCCGAGATCGATGAGCGTGTCGCGCGAGCCCGGGACGGTGGTCGTGTGGTGCTTGGTGCCCAGCACCTCTCCGGTCTCGCGGTCCTCGTAGATGACGTAGATCACGCTCCGTCCTCCTTCGGCGGGTCCATGGCCCTCGCCGCGTTGTCGAGCAGGTTGGTCAGCTTGGTCACCGCGATGGCGGCCAGGCCGAGCGTGCCCACCAGCGGGTGGCTCTGGATGAAGGACAGGCGGGTCCAGATGGCATCGAGGTAGCCGATGCTCTTCAGCAGCCCCGCCTTGAGCTCGAGCAGGCGCGCGGCATCCTCGGGCATGTGCGAGGGCACCAGGTCGAGCAGACCCTCGACGTGCGTAGCCTCCTCGTCCTCGGTCACGGAGGCCAGGACGTTGCCGAGCATCACCTCGCCGCTGGCGTCGGCCGAGGTGTCTGCCTCCACCCACACCGTGCGGGTGCGGGTCACGGTCTCTCGGATGCGGGCCTTGTAGATCACGCTCCCTCCGGGTTGGCGGCGGGCCAGTGCGCGGGGCCCTTGTGGTGACGGTCGTTGGCGGCCACGCTGCCGGGCACGGCGAGCAGGGCAGCGTCCACCCAGCTCCGGACGGGGGAGTTCGGGTCGGTGGCTCGCCACTTCACCTGCACCCACGTTCCGGAGGGCGGGTCGTCGGTGACCGTCCCTCGCCAGCGCGCCTGGGGGTCGAGGGGGTTGACGGCGCTGGCACGGTAGCAGACTTGCGTTCCCGGGGCGGGGAGGTTGTTGTCAGTCAAGGGGCACCTCTGCGGGGTTGAAGGTCCAGATGGGGTAGCTGACGCCCTCGACCACCTGGCGGCGGTCGGCGGGCGTGAAGAAGGGCAGGTGGTCGAGGATGGACATCACGACGCGGCTGTTCGCATCCGCAACGAACTCGAGCTCACCCACCGGCGCGGCGGGCTCACGCGAGAGCTGCGTGTACGGCATCCCGTCCGAGGCCACGAAGACCACGAACGAGATGCTGCCACTGTCGAGGTACGCCGTCCTGACCAGGCGCAGGCGCAGCTCCTTCCCCCCGCGGCGCGGGAGGCTGAAGGTGCACACCTCGGCAGGCATCACGTCGGCACCTCCAGGTGGGTGTCGGTCCAGGCGCGCAGAGCCCGGGCGGCGTCCTCGTCGATGGGCCAGTACAGGACAGGCCTCGCCGACTGCGGGACCGACACCGTGAGATGGCAGTCGTCGCCGTTGAACAGGTAGGTGCCCATCTCGTCGGGACTCAAGCCCTCGACGTCGCGGGCGCTGATGGGACAGCATCGGTAGCCGCGGGCCGAGCCGGGCGCGGGCATGTAGGGATGGCTCATGGACGCTCCTTGGCGCGGGCGACCAGGGCGATGGCCGCGGTGTGACACTCTTCCCAGGACGCGGTGCACGACCCGGAGAGCACGTAGCCGAGCACACCGACGGGATCACCGCCGTGGATGTCGGCCTCGAGGTGGTCGAGCACGTACTCGACGGGGACCTCGTCGAGGCTCTCGATGGGGACGTAGAGCACTCCCGCATCATCGAGCACCTCCTCCTCGGCGGCGGTCTCCCGCACCTCCCAGTACACCAGGTACCAGGGGTAGCGATGTCCGTTCCAGAGGTACCCGTCCGTGGTGACGACGCTCATGCTGCGGCCTCCTTGGCGTAGATGGTGTTGCTCCACTCGGTGGGGCAGGTGGGGTTGTGGTCCAGCAGGCGACGCACGAGGTCTCGATCTTGTTCGTCCAGCTCCGACCAGGGCACCCAGCCGTCCTGCGACAGGACCGAGAGGCCGAAGATCAAGCACTTGGTGAGGGACACGCGTCCGTTGGTGAAGACGTTTCCGAGGGGGTTGGGCATGAGGTTCTCCTGTTCTCCAGGTACTTATGCGAGGTCCAACCTGAACTCTTGCGTGTTCAAGAACATGTGGTGGTAGGTTTGGTGAGCACCGGCTCGTACTTGTCCAAGGTGCAACCTGGGGTATCGACCAACGCTCGGGGTACTTCAGAAATCGATGCCGTGCCTGACCCGCACAGAGCGCAGATCTGCTCCCCGCACATGAACCTGTAGGCCCCGCGATGCACATGAAGTGGGAAAGGTCGTCCGCATACCAAGAAGTGGTAGGGCTGCGTCCCGTCACGGGCACGTGGCCGAAGATGACTGGACGGCCCGGAGGCCCCGGGCGTTACCCCGAGGCCTCCTCCATCTGTTGCTGCTGCACCTGGCGGAGCATGCACGTGAGCGTGCGGCTCGCCCCCTTGCGTCGGGCGTTGTGCACGACCCGCTTGTCGCCGTAGACGAACCGGAGCTCGCCGGTGCGCCGGATGCACTCGACCTTCACTCCGAGCTCGCGGGCCAGCTTCTTCGCCACCCGCAAGCTCATCCCCGCGTGGGCTTCCTTCATGAGACCTCCCGTGAAGGGAACGTCCCCTCCACTCTCTTGTGCGTGCGTGGCCCGGGCGGATTGCACGTCAGGAGGATGCCTTCGGGCTATGCTCGGCCCGTCCAGGAGGTCTCATGGCTCGCGTTCCCAAGCTCTCGCTCCGCGGCAAGCTCCGCTACGCTGCCCCCGTCGCCGGCGGGGCGCTCGGTGCCGGTACCCTCGGAGCCGCCATCGGCCATGACGTAGGCGAGGCCAACTGGCGCAAGAAGAAGGGCGACAAGAAGACGTTCAAGCGGAACGCGGTGCTGAAGGGCCTGGGCATCGGGGCCGCAGTCGGCGCTGGTGCTGGCGGCGTGGGATCTGCGGGTCGCTACCTCAAGAACCGAGCGAACCTCGGCACTCGGCAGGCCAGCTTCAAGCGGTTCACCGACGCCGTCAACCAGCAGAAGGCGCGCGCCACCCAGGAGGCGGGCTCCAACTTCGACCGCACCTACAGGTTCAACCGCCCCGCCGACGCCGACGAGGCCACCTGGTCCCGGTTCCAGAGCGCGAGGCAGGCCGACCGCTCGAGCTTCACGTCTCGGGCAGAGCGGCATGCCGACTCGCCCATCTGGCGGAACAGCCGGAAGAGCGATCTGGACGACGACATCCAGAAGTTCAAGGACGGGAAGTCGGTCTTCCGTAGCTGGACCCGTGCGAAGCCCACCTACTTCGCCCCAGGGGACCCGAGCTCGTGGGACATGAGGGAGACGAGGCGTGCCTGGGACGGCGTGGTCAACGACCGTGCCTCGGAGCTGGCCAAGCACCTGCGTGCACAGGGCGTCTCGCCCTCGATGGCCGAGCTCCGGGCAGCGCAGTTCCGCTCTGCCCAGTCCTTGCGGGGCCTGCGCGGCGGGGTCAACTTCGACCAGCAGTGGCGAGACCTGCAGCGCGACTTCGCGGAGGCCAAGAACTACCGGGCATCGAGCGGCGGCTCCCGGGGAAGCGACGACTGGCGCCGCACCTACGGCGGCGGCAGCTCGGGAGGCGGAAGAAGCGGGTGGGGCTCCGGAGGCCGAGGCAGCACCCCGCCCCGGTCCAGCGTGAACGTCGCCCCGCTGTCCAAGGCCTTCGGCGTCGACCTCAAGGGCGTGAAGACGAAGAAGGAGGTCAAGCGGGCCTACCGGGCCTGGGCGATGAAGAACCACCCAGACCGCGGCGGCAGCACGGCTGAATTCCAGCGCGTGCAGGGCCTCTTCGACTCGTACAAGAGCAGCCCCGACTTCGAGAAGCTGGCCTACCTGCGAGAGCTCAGCTTCCTGTTCCGCCAGGGCTGACCGGGCCCAGCACGATGAGCCCTCGATGGGTCGTGCGGACCTTGCGCTCGTCGAGTCGGTGCCTGTCCCGGAACGCCTGCACCTCGGCCTCGCCGACGGCGGCATCCTCGACCATGAGGGTGTCGCCGTCGGCGCGCATGAGGGTCATGGCCGGGCGGGAGGTCTCGTCCCCGAGGTCGAAGCCGATCACACGACGGCCCGTCATGGCACGTCCCCCTGCTCGACCTGGTCGGCGAGGATGTCCAGGGTTCGGGCCACCTCGTCGGCGTCGTCGCCGTCTTCGGTGTCGTCGATGCCCGCCTCGTAGAGCGAGCTGCGCACGACGGCGGCGACGTTGGCGTCCGAGTCTCGGACCCAGGCGGCGAGGTTGCGTAGGAACTTGGCGGTCTTCATGAGGTCTCCTCTCGCCGGATGAGCTCCTCCCGCACGGACGGCGGCAGGTAGGCCCATCGAGGCAGGATGGTGGGGTACAGGTGCTCTCGGCGCCAGGCGTGCTTCCAGCGAGCACGTCCCTCGGGCGCCAGGTGGTCGGGCGGGTCAGGCATCACTCCTCGCCTCCCTCGGTCTGGTACATGTCGAGCTTCGCCACCGACTTCACGTTGAAGAGGCCCTTCCCGTCGAGGTTGGACTTCCTTGCTCGACCGGATCCCTTGCACACGTAGCAGAGCATCTCGAGACCTGAAGGAGGACCTCCCTGCGCCTTGCCGGTGCCCTTGCAGTAGAGGCACGCGCTGTCCCTCAACGGCAGCTCCACGGTGCCCCCGTCGACGCTCAGCGACACCGACTCAGCGTTCGCCGGCATGTCGTCGACGTGCATGAAGTCGGTGGTCTGTCCCCGGACCCGGCCGGGCACGACGGGGTTGGCCTCCAGGCACGAGATCGCGTTGGGGTAGCGCTTCAGGACCTCGGGGCCCTTCTCGGCAAGCCACGCGTCGAGCTGCCGCTCCAGCAGAATGCGCGACGACGGCAGCAGGGTCCTGCCGCCCATCGTCTGCTCGGTGAGGTAGCGGTGCGCCTCGAGGAGGTCCTCCTTCGAGATCGGCGGCCTCTCGGCCTCCTCCGTGGGCAGCGGCTCGTTGGCCATCGCCTCCATGTCGTCCCGGCACTCGACGTCGCACAGCTCGGCACGGGGGCACGGCTCCCGCTCGCTCTCGCGCCACCCGCGGGGGCAGTCCACGCACGCCGGGAGGTCGCCCAGGAAGTGCGTCAGGCAGGCCCGGCACGTGCACCCGGTCATGCGCACCCACGGCGCGTGGACCCCTGGGACCGAGGGGGTCAGCTGGTACTCCTGGACGTAGCTGTCCTTCGTGACCCGATGCAGGACCGAGGGCTCCTCCCCAGGGAGGGGGACGTGCTTGCCCGGCTCGGCCAGCCGCTCCTTGATCTCGTCGGCGACGGCGCTCGACAGGTTGGGCAGGCCCTCCCCCTTCACCAGGTACGTGACCAGGCCCTCCTTGAACGGGCTCGAGCCTCCCTCCCGAGGGGTCGAGTCGAAGGTCACGGGGTCGTCGACCTCGCCCTGCGCCAGATCAGCCCACACCGCCTCCTGCTGGGCCTCATCCATCGGCTCCAGGTGGAAGGGTGGGACATCGGTGCGGATGCCTCGGAGGTCGAGCCGGCCAGGGTCGCCGGTCCCGTAGTGCCGGTCGTACACCACCCGCTCCCACGCTTGCCAGTAGAAGCGGCGCTCCAGCACCGACCTCACGACCTCGGCGGGGTCTGCCTCCTTGGTGGCCAGGTAGGGGTCGATGCCGAGCCCCTTCAGGACCGCCTGCGCGAACATCTTCCACGCCCCGCCGGTGGCCTCCACGTCCTCGGACTTCCCCGCGCGGCGCAGCAGCGTCTCCAGGTACTTGAGCTGGTGCAGGGCCGAGGCCACGGAGCGAAGAGCGGTGAGGGTCGAGTTCCCTGCCTCCGAGTGGAGGTCGACGTCGTCGGCGGTCTTGATGCCCTGGGCCAGCTCCACGCCCTCGATGGCGGCATCGAACTGCTGGGGCGTGACGAGGTCGATGCCCAGGATGCGCTTGATGCGGGGCACGTGCTCGGACAGGTCGAACTCGCCGCCGTTGCTGTCGATGGCCAGCAGGTAGCGGAGGAACTGCTGGGCCTCGCCGGCGGTGTAGTCGGGGTCAGTGGACATGGTCGGTCTCCTTGAGGGGGGTGTCCTCGGCGGGCACGATCTCGCCGACCTCCTGGTCGACGAGGTGGAAGGCCATCACGGTGCCTTCGTAGGGGGTGTCTCCGTCGAGCTCGCCCTGCACCTCGAGCAGGGAGCCCGCCATGCGAACGAGGTCGAGGCCTCGGTCGCCGTCGTAGGCGCGGACGATGCCGACAGGCAGGTCTCCTTCGGCCTCGACGACGGAATTCAGGTGGGCGATCAGCTCGGACAGCTTCATCAGCATGAGTCGTCTCCGGTAGGTGTGAGGTGGCCGGCAGCCACCAAGGTGCTCCACGCCTCGTAGGCGGTGAGCGGGTTCTCTCCCTTCAGGATCCCGAAGGAGAGGTTGAGGCGCGAGAACCACGCATCGCAGAGGACCGCGAACTCCTCGCCGACCTCCTGGTACTGCGCGCGCCTCACGAGCTCATCGCGGTCCAGGCAGAGCAGCCGGTACGCGGGCTGCAGCAGGTTGTTCTGGGTCACCAACCCCTCGAGGCCCCGGGCCTGGGCGAACTCCCAGTAGGGGCAGACCCGCAGCTCCCGCAGGGCGGCCCCGCCTTCCTCTCTCTGCCGCTTCACCCGCTTCGCGATGACGAGGGCCTTCTCTGCGGCCTCCACGCGGCGAGCCTCGACCCTCTCCAGGTGCTGGATTCGCTGCTCGAGCTCCCGCGCATCCCGTTCCGCCCTCTGCTGGTCCCTCTCCTGCTGGCGCGCCCGGGCTTCGGCCACCCGGCGTTTCCGGACCTTCGCGGCCTGCGCCGAGGTGATGAGGTCCTGCTTGCGCCGGAGCATCCCCTTCTCGAGGTACTGGTAGATGACCTCGTCCCAGTCGGTCAGCCCGTTGTCGTACCAGTACCAGTGCCTCCACGGGCTCGCCCACCGCGTGGCCCTCTTCAGGGCAGTGTCGATCTCGAGCGAGATGTGGCGGTACGAGTGGCCCTGGAGGCGCAGGCAGATGGCCTTCCGTACCTGTCCTTCCTTGGGGCGCACGGCCGTGCTGATCTTCTTGCTGTACCCGTCCTCCACGAACCAGACGAAGCGGTCCAGGAGGTTGTCGGCGAGCACGAGGTCTTCGCCCGTGGGACCCTCGTCGACGAGCACGACGTCGTCCAGCGCAACGAGGATCCCGTGATCCAGCGCGTCCATGTTCCCTCCAAGAAGTTGTGGGTCCAGGCTCTTATGGGTTGCCCATCCCCGCGGCGTTCAGGGCTCTCCATGCCAGAGACCGACCGATGCGCACCCTCCACGCAGCGCACTCCTCCGAGGTGACCTCGCGCAGCCTGCGGGCGGAGATGACCGAGATGGGGTCCTTGCCTCGGTCAGGCACGACCAACAGCCCCCACTTCTCGGGGAGGTCGAGGTCTTCGACGGCAGCCCGGCAGTCCCTCGAGGTGGCTCCGACGTCGAGCAAGAGCGCCTGCTTCGTGACCAGGAGCCAGGCGTGGCTGCACCATGGGCTGTAGGTGTGCATCTTCTTCTGCCGCAAGTCCGACATCAGGTCCGCACGGGTGGCCTTGGCCTCCACGAAGCCGATCTGGGGAGCCACCGCCGTCTTGGGCCAGTGGGCGGCCCGCTTCCGCTTCATCTTCTCGCCCCGCTGGCGAGCCTCCACGATCTCGTTCAGGTGGTGCTCCCACTCGGCCTTGTACCGGGCGAGCTCATGGCCGTGGTCGACCGAGACGCCCACGGCGTCGAGCCTGCCCTGGGCGTAGCTGATCTCCATCGCCGCAGTGGAGCACCAGCCCCGGGTGAGCAGCCACCGGAGCCCGTAGGCGCTGACATCGTCGTGGGTGATGCTCATGCGAAGCGCCCCGAGGAAGGCATGCCGTTGGCGACCGCCTTCTCGTGCTCGGCCCGGGCCTCGTTGCACATGGGGCGCCGGAAGGTGCAGCGCATCTCCTGGCAGAAGCGGCACACGGGCCGCTCTCCTCGACGGCCCCGCTCGACGACAGACACGACCCGCCACCCGAAGGACCTCCAGCGAGCTCCTCGAGGCGACTGCCCGTGCGAGCTCCGGAGGACGACGGTGTAGCCCTCCTCGGGGTGCTCGTTCTTGTACCAGGACTCCGCGATGCGGTTGGAGTCGCTCTCGTCGTGAGGGATGCAGCCCTCGTAGCGCAGCATGTCGATGGGGAAGTCCCGCGCCCCGGTGACGGTCATGGTCTCGATCATGGCTTCTCCAGCTTCGTGGGGTCCAGGGTGAACCGCGGTGGCCACGGCTTCTCGGCGGCGCGCGCCCAGCTCTTGGCGCAGGTCCGTGCACTGGCACCTGAAGCGTAGCCGAGCTGCTCGGAGATGAAGGACCACGTGAGGTCTCGCGCCTTCATCCCGTAGGCCTTCCCCGCCCGCTCCGAGCGAGGGTGCTTCTGCAGGGGCCGCAGGTCTTGAGCCTTCAGCCGCTTCGCATACGACGCGACGGCGCGCGCAGCGCCAGAGGCGTCTGCGTACCCCAGCTCCAGGGAGATCTCCTTGAAGGTCCATCCCTCTCCTCGGAGCCGGTGGGCCTTCCCGTGCCTGCTGACGTTCACCATCGCTCCTCCCTTCTCTTGCAGAACACACAAGAAGTGGTAAGTGAAGGGGGTATAGACTAGACAGGCCAAAGACGCAACTTCTTCGGCACCCGCGTACAGACGTGGGCCGAGGGTGGCCATACCCAAGAAGTGGGAATCCCCCAGGAGCCGCAGCATGAGCCCGATGTCCGTCTTCGTTGTCGTCGACCTGACGATCGTGTCCCTCCTCTTCTTCGCCCTGATCTTCTACGCTGCGCGGACGGCCTACAGAACCCGCCGCGCTGTCGAGGGTGGCATGGCCGACGTCGCAGGGATCCTTCCCTTGGCGCATTGGCTCTCCGTCCTCGTGGTGACCGTGTCTCTGGTGGGCTTGCTCACCGCCACCGGCCTGCTGGCCTGGACCTTGGGAGTCTGACATGAGCGACATCGACGACATCGACAACGGCGTGGAGCTGCTCTCCAAGGAGGAGATCCTCGAGCACGCCATCCCCATCTGCCTCGAGTACTACGAGGACAACGCCACCCTCACGGTGCGAGGCCTCTACTACAAGTTCATCGGCCGAGGCATCGTCTCGCCCGAGGAGCTGTCCCGCACCAACGAGAGGGGCAAGGTCATCGGGGCCGAGAGGTTCTGCAAGCGGGTGGGGGACGTCTGCCGGGACGCGCGCCTGGACGGCCTCCTGCCGATGGAGCACATCATCGACGAGGGCCGGGACGTCATCGAGGGGGACTTCCGTCGCGAGGACCTCGACGTCGACGCTGCTCACGACACCGCGGGCTCCTGGATTCAGGAGATGCACACGACGGTGATGGCCACGGACCGCTGGGTCCACCAGCCCAAGTTCGTCTCGGTGTGGGTGGAGAAGCAGGGCCTGACCACCGCCATCAAGCCGCTCTGCACGAGGCAGGGCGTGACCTTCCTGGCGACCAAGGGCTACCCGAGCATCACGGTGCTCGAGGACTGGCGCAAGCTCGCCGACTTCGCCATCAACGGGGACGTGGACGAGAAGAGCTGGCGCCTGGGGTCCTCCCTGCTCTACGACGAACGGCAGATCGGGGGCTACGCCAACGAGGCGGTGGTCCTCTACGCCGGCGACGCCGATCCGGACGGCTACGAGATCCCCCGGTCGGCCGAGCGCAACCTGCGGCGGCTCATGGACACCGCCGGCTCGCACTTCCCGCTGCGGTTCGAGCGCGTGGGGCTCAACGTCGACCAGGCGCGCGAGCTCGACCTGCCTCCCTTCCAGGCCAAGCCCACCTCCTCTCGGTACAAGAAGTTCCGGGCCGAGCACAACACCGACGATGCGTGGGAGGTCGATGCGATGGACCTGCGCCACCTTCGGCAGCTGTTCGAGGACGGCATCGCGCGGCACTGGGACGCCGAGATCGGACGGAGGGTGGCCCGAGAGGCCGCGCGCCGCAGCGACGAGCTCCTCGACCGCATCTCGGACCCCGACTGGCTGCGTGGCCTGTTCGAGTGACGGCGAAGAAGCGTAGGCGGGAGCCGGTGCCGACGAGGGAACACCTCGCCGGCACCGACCGAGCATCGCTAGCCCCTAGGGGGGGTTGACGGGGCTGCGCAGCTCCACGGGCCCTGGCGTCCACCAGACCGTGCCCATCGCCGTCAGGCCTCGACGATCTCCCGGCGGGGAGTCGTCTTGATGCCGGACAGCTCGTACGCCCGGACCTCATCGAGCACTGCCTTCGCCATGGCGTTGCTGTCGCCCAGGCGCAGGTTGTGGCAGAGGGTGGTCAGCCGCTGACGCACCTCGGGGGCCAGGTCGAGCCCGCTCAGGACGCGCCGGGTGCGCCGGCTCGCCCAGGCCGCCTTGCTCGAGTTGACCACGACCGCCCAGGTAGGCGTGCCACCTGCGATGGTGCAGGGGCTCGTGTCCTCGATGATGACGGGCTCGTAGATGCCGAACTCGGCGCCGCGGCGGTCGTGCAGGCGCAGCGACACGATCTTGGTGCCCAGGCGCGTCACCCAGTGGTTGCGCCCGCCGTCGATGGTGGTGATGGTGCGGGTGTTGAAGTCCTGGCGGATGCCGCGGCCGGGTGCCTCGTTCGCCCACTCCTCGGCGGCGGCACGTCCCTCCTCCTGCTGGCTCTCGTTGAACTCGTTGGCCGTCTGCCAAGAGGCGCCCCACAGCGCGGCAAGCAGGTCATTCGTGGCGGTCAGATCGATCATGAAGTCCTCCGGGTCTCAAGCTCTTGTGCGGCGGCCGAGGGGGCGGATTTCACCGAGTCGGTTACGCTCTCGACGGACCCCCTGGCTACAGCTTCTCTCGTTCAGCGAGCGGCGACACAGATGCTTCGGGGGTCCTTCTCGCGTTCTGGGAGGCCCTACGTGGACGTCAAGACCCGCAACATCATCCTCGGGAGCGTGGGCGGAGCCTTCTCCCTCGTGGTCATCACGCTCCTCATCATCCTGCACGCCTACCCGCCCTACGTGCCCGGCCTGCCCGGCTACGAGGCCCCCAGCCCGAACACGCTCCGGGTCACGCAGTGCGGGACATCCGACTGGGCCCGTCCGCTCGTTCTGTACGCCGCGGCCGAGGTCATCGAAGCGGGTCACAACGTCGAGTACGTGCCCGAGGCAGAGGCTGCGCCTTGCGCCTCCCTCGGCATCCCCACCCCTCGTGGGTGGCTCGTGTTCGTCACCGACGACGCTGCCGTGCAGGCCGCCGGACCCGATGCGCGCGCCGTCGCTGACCCCCAGTTCGCCTTCGGTTCGCCCTCGAGGTGTCGCATCGCGCTGACGGGCCCTCACCCTGGGCAGTACGGCATGGAGGACGCCCCGCTCGATGCCGAGGCACTGGTGGCGCATGAGCTCCTGCACTGCCTCGGGGCCGACCACGCCGTCAACATCCTGGGCGCGCAGGCCAACGGGCACGTGATGGCTGCCGGCGTCGGCGCGCGCAACGACGACTGGCGCGGGACGGGTCCCGACGAGATCGGCGTACTGGACCGCCCGGCGATGGTCCGGTAGGCTGGACGTGCCTGGAGGTCCCGTGATCACCGAAGCCGACATCGACCAGCTGCTCTACGACCGCCACCTCACCCCCGAGGGCGCGCGCATCCTCCGCACCAAGCTCCAGGCGAAGGCGCCCCTCGATGCCGAGAAGCTGCAGGAGGTCATCGAGAAGCTGAGGCCCTCCATCCCGCTCGAGCGCATCACGGAGCCTCTGCCCGAGCCATTCCAGATCCCGCCCTTCGTGACGGGAGGCCGGGACTGCCTGTTCGAGCAGTTCCAGCGGGCCAACCCGCAGCACACGGGCCCGCTGGGCCTGTCGTGCCCATGTCCTCGCTGCACGCCGCAGTGCCTGACTTCCTACGCGGGCACGTCCGAGTTCCAGGCACTCGCCGGCGTCCGCGCAGAGGCGTGAACCAGGTCAGCTGGTACCGGATCTACTCGCTGCTCGCCGTCCTGGCAGGGCAGCTGCTGCTCGCCGGCGGCGTGCTGTACCTGTCCCTCGAGGGCCTTCTGGCAGGCGTCCCCGACGCTACGCTCGCGGCCACGGCGGCAGCCGGGATGCTGGGGGGCGTCTACCACGCGATGTCGAGCTTCGGCGCAAAGCTGGGCTCGCGCACCTTCCAAGACAGCTGGGCGGCGTGGTACCTGCTCCACCCCGTCGAGTCCGCAGTCTTGGCGCTCGCGGTGGGCCTCATCCTCTTGGCGGGGATGGGCGCCGACGCCGACAACGCCTGGGGCTACCCGGCCGCAGGGGTTCTCGCGGGGCTGTTCACGAAGGAAGCGAGCCGCTGGCTCGGACGCGTCGCCCGGTCTATCTTCGCTCCGGAGGCTCCCGATGAACCACAAGCGAGGTCGGCCGAAGAGTGCCCGTGCCGGGTGCTTGCTCTGCAAGCCACACAAGCACCAGGCCGTGAAGAAGACGGCATCCGCCCAGACCCGTCAGGAGCAAGCGGCTCGCCTTCGTGAGCGCGAACAGCTTGCGGCGGCCTCCGGGCGAGAGTAGGGTGCGGGCCATGATCGACCTCTCCCGACTCCAGCTGAACCGAATGCCGGTTCACACGCCCCGACCGACCAAGCGGGCGTAGCGTCGAGCTGCGCCCGCGGTCTTCGACCGGGCGTAGCGCAGTCTGGTAGCGCACCTGCCTTGGGAGCAGGGGGTCGGTGGTTCGAGTCCACCCGTCCGGATCTCACACCCTGTCGCGGGGTAGCTCAGCTGGTAGAGCGGCGGACTCATAATCCGCAGGTCGGCGGTTCAAGTCCGCTCCCCGCAACCATCTCTCAACTACTTCCCCTTGACGCCCGCGCGCCGCGTGAGTAGGGTCTCGGCATGAACAGCACCCGCCAGCGCAACCTCCTCGCCGCCACCTATTGGTTTGGCTGCCCTCGGAGCACTGCGCCGGCATCCTGACGAGAGACAGCACCTCTCCTTGATGAAGCCCTCGGCGCACCAGCTCCGAGGGCTTCGTCGTTCTGGGAGGGACGCGTCGGGGTGACCAAGCTGGCTGTAAACCGGCTGCCGTTCGGCATGGTGGGTTCGACCCCCACTCCTCCCACTCACCGGGAGAGAGCTGGGGTATCAGCCGGGCGGATTCCAAATCCGACTGCGAGTGGGGTTCGAGTCCCCCCTGTCCCGCCACACCGGTTGGGTAGCTCAGTTGGTAGAGCACTGGCTTGAAACACCAGGTGTCGTCGGTTCGACTCCGGCCCCGACCACTCGCATCCTAGATCTGGAAGCAGTATGCTCCCGTCCACGGAGGTCCCCATGCTGCACGACGCGTTCGTCACCGAGATGGAGAAGATCGCAGGCCCCTTCTCTCCCTACGAGCGCATGCGTCGCTCGGCGAAGAAGGACCGCACCCTGTCGCCGGGCGAGCGCGAGAACATGCAGCGCCAGTACATGGAGGCCCGGGGCAAGGACAAGAGCCGCGGAGCGCGCGTGGGAGGAGCCGCCGGCGGAGCCGCCGGTGCCTTGGCCACGCTGGGCAGCTTCGCGAACGATGCAGACATCCACCACCACAGCGTCCGCATGGGCATCCCTTCGCGCCCACCCAGCAAGGGCAAAGCCGCTGCGATGGGCGCCGCCGCGGCTCTCGGCGTGGGAGGCATCACCGGCGCCATCTCCGAAGTCCGCCGCCGTCAGGCTGCGGCAGGCTCCAAGAACCCGGCCCGGGTCAAGGCCGAGCTCGCCGGCGCCAACAGCCCTCGTCGCGTGAACCAGCGCAGCCGCCTCATCCGCAACCGGAACGCGGCGGTCCGGGGCGAGAAGCCCAGCTCGGCCATGTTCCGCAGGCGGGCCGCTGGTCGGGGCAGCGAGAAGCTGTAGCGTGAAGCCTCCCGGAGCCACGTGCCCTCGTATCGATCGAGTGCAGAGGGCCCTGCGGCGGCTGGCCTGGAGGGTGAAGAACCGTCCGGGAGCACCGGACACGGCCGCCCTGCTGCAGAAGGCGCTGGCCGACCTCGAGCTGGTGCGCGAGGAGAACAGCCACATGCGCGCCGCCTACTACGCCATGAAGGAAGCGAAGAAGCGTGCCGAGGGTGCCCCGACGCCATGACGGCGCCGGGGCGGGGTGTCACGGGTTTGACCGTGACGGTGGCATGGGTGCCTCCTCTTCTTCCTTCCCGGTGCCGCAGGGGCAGCCGGGGCAGCACGGCTCGGGGACGTGGACCAGGCCACAGTCCTCGCAGACGTGTTCCTCCGCATCCTCGGGAGGCCTTGGGTCGGGGACCCAGTGGTCGGACCAGCAGTCCTCGCCGGTGCGGGCCCGCTCGTAGCACCACGCCTCCTCGCAGCTGACGTACGGCATCAGGCCACCGCCGCGATGAAGGTGGTGTCCGTGCTCTCGGAGGCGCGCACCAGGTGGCTGTGCCCGTCCTCGTTGTCGGGGTCCTCCTCCACCCAGTAGATCCAGGCGTCGAGCTCGGCCTCGTCCTGCGGGCCGGGGTACCCGAACCGGTCGAGGCGCAGCTGCACGCCGTCGACATGCCACCCCGGGCGGAAGCCGTGAGGCGCGTCGGGGTCGTCGACGTCGCCCGTGTAGCGGAAGCCGGGCACGCCCACGATGAGCAGCGCCGACCACAGGCCGACCTCGTCGTCCTCGGCGTACAGCTTGGCAGCCTGGTACTCCCCGTCGTCACGCGTCACCGTGATCTGGTCGTACCGGATGTCTCGCGCGTCCAGTGCTGCGCGCAGGTCTGCGATGTCGTCGAACATGGTCGCCTCCGTGGAAGTTCTCGGGCCTCCGCCCTTCTCGTCAACCTCTTGTGCGAGAGGGCGGAGGCCCTATTTCACTCCTCAGCGGCGTCCTCCCCCGGCCACTTGAAGCCCGGGTGGGGGTCCTTCATGTAGCCGGGGCAGTCGGGAGCCTCGCAGAAGTCGCTGGCCACTGCAGCGGCCACGTCGCGGCCCCAGGGCGCCTTGGGCTTCTCGCACACCGTGCAGCGGACGAACGGGTCCTCCGACGTCCGCACAGGCTCACTGCGGGTCCACACGTGCGCCCCCGGCATCTGCTTCCTCGACCTCGATGTCGCGGAAGCCCTTGCCGTGGAGGAGATCGACCTTCGCGCTCCGGAAGGGCACGGCCAGCTTGTTCTTCACCACCTTCAGGCGGACGAGGGCACCCGCCTGCTTGCCCTCTCGGGTGATCGCACCCACACGCCGGACATCCAGCCGGACGGAGGCGTAGAACTTGAGCGCGTTGCCACCCGGAGTGGTCTCGCCGTTGCCGAACACCGTGCCGACCTTCTGGCGAGTCGGGTTGATGAAGATGACGGTCACGCCGGTGCGGTGGGCGACCGCGGTGAGCTTGCGCAGCGCCTGGGACATCAGCCGGGCATGCAGGCCCAGGAGCGCATCCTGCTGCTGGGCCTCGAGGTCTGCCTGAGGCACAAGGCCGGCCACGTGGTCGACGACCACCAGGTCGACGGCGCCGGACCTGGACAGCGCCTCGGCGACCTCCAGCGCCTGCTCCGCGGAGTCGGGCTGACTCACCAGCATCTGGTCGACGTCGACACCCAGCGTGGTCGCGTACGCCACATCGAGCTCATGCCCGGCATCGACGAAGGCGGCCGTGCCTCCGCGCGCCTGCACCTCGGCGACAGCATGCAGGGCCAGAGTCGTCTTGCCCGCCTTCTCGGGCCCGTAGATCTCCGCCACGCGGCCTCGCGGCCAGCCGCCGATGCCCAGCAGGTCATCCAGCGTCGCGGACCCCGTGGGGGTCACCTCAACCTTCGTGTTCTCGTCGCTCGTCATGATGTCTCCGGGTCGGTGGGGAAGATCTTGTCGTAGTAGGCGGCCACGGCCTCGGGGACCGCGCGGGGACCGCGCACGGTCTCCATGAAGGTGCCGATGTCGATGATGCCCAGGGAGCACAGCTCGGCGTAGCACTCGTCGCAGATGTACCCGAATGCGCCGGAGTACCTGTCGCACATGATGTTCTCGCAGGCACGGCGGCTGCAGCTCATGACGCCCATCAGGCACCCCCTTCGTCGTCGTCGTCGTCCGGGACATCCCCGAGGTCTCCCTGCAGGAAGCCGGTGAGCAGATCGTTGAGCGCGAACCGCTCTTCGGCGGTGAGCTCACGGAGCAGCCGCTCCTCCAGGCGCGCGCCGGCGTCCAGGGTGGCGTTGTTGAGGGCGTCGTCCTGGGACTCGGCCTGGGCCAACGTCTTCCAGTTGGCCACCGGATCCCGCAGCACGTCTCGCCGCCCTCGCTGGTAGTCCTGCAGCTCGTTGGGGTGGGTGATGCCCTCCTCGTCCTGCGCCGTGACGCAGTAGCCTGCGGGCCGCGAGAGGCTGACCTGCTCGCACATCGCCTCGAGCTGCAGGGTGAGGGACACCCAGGCGCGCTGCCACGCCTCGGGCATGGACTGCAGGATGCTGCGCTCGACCACGTGGTAGTGGGCGTAGGACAGCCCGAAGTGGTCGTGGACGGGGGTCGTGGAGAACACGTGGTTGCGTGTGGGCCCGCGGCTCTGCACGGTCAGCCAGTTGGCGAAGCTGGAGGTGGTCTCGCCGCCGGCGACGGCAGCGCGCCAGTCAGCCAAGGTCAGGGGGTCGTTCATCGTCTTCCTCGGGGTGAAGATGGGGGGAGGACGCGAGCCCGCCGCCCCACGAGGGGACGACGGGCCGCAGGGTTCACGCACCGGCCTCCAGCGCCGCGCGCGCGAGGGCTTCGATACCGGTCGTGCCCGGGGGCAGGCAGGCCACCGTGCGGTACCGCCGGCTCACCTGGAACCAGGTTCGCACGAAGGCAGAAGCTGCCTGCCCCCGGATCGACGGCTCGTCATCGTCGTCGTCCTTGTCCCAGACGGACGGGGTGCGGAGCTCCACCTCCCGGGGCGAGAAGTAGGTCGTCGACCCGCTGCGCCGTGCGTGGTCGGCCGCGTCCTCCTCCGTGTCGAAGAGGAGGAGGTTGCCGTCGTTGTCGCCCATGCACTTCTCGATGCCTCGCCACCCTCCGTCGGGGTAGGCGGAGTGCAGGACCCAGCGCTGGTGCCTGTTCACATGTCCTCCATCGTGCCGTCGGGCAGCATGGTCTGGATGAGGGAGGGCACCTCGGGGTTCATGCGGTTCACGAGGTCCTGGCACCGGGCGCAGTACGCCAGGCCGCTGTGCTGGTGGATGCGGTTGTCGTGGGGGCTCGTGCACGCCTCCCTGCTGCAGTGACCCTCGTCGTTCCACCGGTAGCGGGTGTCCTCCCACCCCCGGTCGTCGTCGAGCTTCTCCTTCGGTGGGAGGTCGGTGCGGGGCACGGTCTCCCGGAACTTGGGCATGTAGGGCATCAGGTCTCCTCGGCTGCGGCGAGCGCAGCCTTCAGCCGCGCGACGGCGGCGGACAGGGATAGGCGAAGGATGCTGCGGCCATCCACGAAGACGCTGGTGTCCTCGAAGACGGCCACGAGCTCGCGCACCGACAGGCCGCCCCTCTGCTGAAGCCGAGCCACCGTCTGCTGGTGGTTCCGCTTCACCCGCTGCTCGCGTTCGAGCATCAGGTGCATGGGGATGGTCTTTGGTGCGCCGAGATCCTCCAGCATGGGGCGGTCCCGGTAGGACCACATCACGGTGAAGTCGGCCATCTACTCCTCCCCGACGCCTGGGTCGGTGGGCATCGTCTCGAAGTCGAGGCCCACCGGCGGGTTGTCGCAGGTGTGGGGGTGGAGGTTCGTGCCGGTGAAGAACACCGCCATGCAGGCTCCGCAGGAAGGCTCGGTGCCGACGTTGCGCAAGGCCTTCATGAGACCCTCCGGCCCCAGGCGGGTGATCTCGACGAACAGCGAGGCCTGCTCTGCCTCCTCTGACTTCGCGTAGAGGCCGACTTGGACGAGGTGCTCGGCGCGCGTCTTGAGTCCGGGGTGGTACGAGACCTCACCGCTGCTGCACTCAGGGCAGTGGAAGATGTCCTCGCCCTGCTTGCTCCGCATCAGCTCTTCACGGTCGGAGCCACTCGCGTCGCAGTTCCGGCACCACCAGCGGGGGACGGCCGCCGTCTTGGCCAGGTCCTGCAGCACGCTGGTCTTCATCGACGACGTCGAGCCGGTGATGAAGGCCAGCGTGTCGCGCGGATCCCTGGGCGCGTCCTCGCGCATCGGCGTCGCGGACAGGCCGCGGCGGTAGCTGGCCGCGATGGGCTTGCGCTGCCACCGTCCGACGCCGTGCTCCTTGTCGAGCGAGTAGACCGTCACGTCCTCGGACTCACAGGCAGGGCACGTCTTGATGTCGGGGTCGTCCGACGGGATCTCGTCTGACGCCTCGCACGCGTGGCAGAACCAATTCGTGGGCGTGGTGTCCGCCTCGGCGATGCGCTCGGCCACCGACTTCTCGCGACCGAAGTGCGGCACGAAGGTGTCCGTCTCGGGCTTCTTGTACAGCGGCAGGTCGCTGTGAGGGTTGTCGTTCGGGCTCACGAGGGCCTCCAGGGGTGTGTCGTACATCATGGCGTGGAGCATCTCGGCGGCGAGGCGCGTGCTCTTGCCGCGAGAGAACGGGGGGATGAAGACGTCCCTCGGACGGAAGGGCTGCTGGTAGAGCTCCTTCAGCCAGGGACGCCGCTCCCAGGACACGGGCAGCATGACCTCTGGGAAGCTGATCTCCCCGGCCTTGAGGGCTTCGATGACCGCCTTCTGGTCGTCGCTGAAGGCGTTCTCCGCCAAGATCTCGCCGACGGCGTCCTCGTGTCCCTTGGGCACGTCGACCACCACCTCGTCGTGGACGAAGCTCATCGGCACGATCGCGGGCAGGTCGTGCTTCAGCGCGTACGCCTTCAGCTTCTCGTAGACCCGCCGCGAGCGGTCCAGGTCCTTGTCGGAGTGGTGCACGTTCTTCAGCCGGGCGGCGTCGAGGAACTGCCCCTCGGCGTCGTGGCTGATGGCGAAGAGGTCACGGCTGTAGTCAGGCTGGTGCGCGGGAGCGTCCTGAATCCACATGCCGTCGTAGGGAGGCCACGCGTCCGAGGCGAGCGGCTCCGAGCCCTCGGGCACGGTCATGTGCTCGCAGGTGGGCGGGTCGGCGTCTGCCGCGCAGATGGAGCAGGGTGGAGGACCCGGCACGTGTGCGCCCATCGACAGCATCTTGATCTCGCCAGCAGGCGCCGGCTTGCCGAAGGTGTAGGGAGCGCCCTGGGTGTCGGGTGGCACGTTGTCGGGGAAGTGCTGCCGCATGAACTCCGACACCGCAGCGGGGTTGGCCCCCTCCTCGAACTTCTTCGCCATCTCGACCGCACGGCCGTGGTCGACGAAGAGGATGCGGGAGAGGGGCTCGCCTCGGTCCATGCGCTTGAGGACGTCCTGCGGGGTGCCGAAGGAGCTCAGCACCCGCATCTCGCTCTGCCCGTAGTCGATGCCGACGAAGACCTCGCCGTACTTCTCGAAGTCCTCGTCGTTGTCGAAGTCCTCGCGCCGGGGGAAGTTCGACTTCGAGCCGTTGCCGAAGCGGTCGACGCCCGGGAAGGCGCGCTTCCACTGGTCGAGGACTTCCTGTGCCTCGGGGCTCAAGGGACGGGGGATGCGCTGCATCTCCGGCTCGTGGTCCCGGAAGCGACCGGTGTCGACGCCGGGGCGCGCGTCGGGGTTGGGGTGGGCGGTCTGGATGCGTCCCGTGAGGGAGCGTCCGTACAGGTAGGCGAAGTTGTCGCGCTTGATGCGCGCGCGCTCCTCGATGCGGTGCCGGTCGTGGACGGGGTGGTCGGCGTGCTCGGGGTGCGTGCAGTGGGGGACAGGCTCGGTGGTCATGAGGTCTCCAGGGAAGATGTTCTCCAAGTCCTTATGCGGTCGAAACGGCCCGCCCTTCTACCGAAGAAGGCCGTCAACGCGGAAGGCCCCGCCGCGTGAGCGACGGGGCCTGGAGGCGGGCAGAACTGGAGGGCGAGGTGTCGTGAGCAGGTCGCCTCGACGGAAGGACCGGGGGCGTGACTCCCCGGCATCAGGCAGCGTACCTCAGCCGAGGGCGGCCTGGAGCTCGAGGCCCTGCGCGAGCCGCCGCTTCGCGACCACGCTGCTGCTGAACCCGTGCGGCAGCAGCGGCACGACCTCGGCGTGGGACACGAGGGTGGCCGTGCCCGTCCGCTCGAAGCGCACGGTCGGCTCGCCGCCGTAGTCGACGCCGACGATGACGCCTCGCTCGCCCTTGGCACCGTGCACGTAGGCGGGGTCGAAGCTCTCGCCCTTGCTCGTGTCCGGCGGCGAGATCTCGTGGTTGGCGAGGTCCTCGTGCCCGCTCTCGGTCACGTCACGGAGCGCCACCACGGGCATGCCGACCTTGTAGCCGGCCTGGGCAGCCAGCTTGGTCGCGCGCATGTACCGCTTCGCCTTGGCGGCGCGGAGGCGATCCTCGACCTGCTCGGGCGTGCGCCAGGCTCGGAGCACGTTGGCGGGGCCGGACAGGTCGATGCTGATGCCGCCGCCGCCCTGGTGTCCGTCGGGACCCGCGGGGTTGCTGGGGGAGGGCTTCGCGGCGTTGCCGTCGGCCGAGGCCTCTGGCGCGCCGCTGGATGCGCCGATGCCGGCGAAGAGGGCGAGGGTGGTGAGGAAGGTGTTGCGTCGCATGGTTGCTCCAGGTCTGGGGTAGGCCGTCAGGCGGCCTCGTAGGTGGCCTCGAGCTCGTCGGCGAGCTTGAGGATGGTCTTGCCCCGCACCGTGGTCTCGCGACCGTCGGCGTGGGAACGGATGAGTCCGATGATCTCGTGGAGGGAAGGTCCCCCCTCGGCGGGCCGGGTCTCCAGCTCCTTGATGCGCTGACGGCGCAGGGCATCGTGCTGGTGCAGGGCGATCCGGTCTCGGAGCGAGGGGAACTTGTCGATGAGGCTCTCGTACTCGCGGTCTGTCAGGATGCGGGCGTCTCCGCCACGGGTGGTCACAGTGTCCTCCAGGGGTGCCCAGCAGGGTAACCGGGCACCTCGGACAGTGGGGTGGGCTTCAGGTGGAGGGGTGGAGCACCTCCGGCGGGTGAACCTCGCGCCGGGCGACGACGAGGGCGTGGGCTGCGCGGAGCACCGACTTGGGAGAGAGGCCCTTCTCGAGGATCTTCTCGTCCATCGACGCGTACTCCTCGGGGCCGGGCCCGTAGCGGGCGACGATGGTGGCGCCGAAGACCCTCTTGTCGGACGCGGACGCGGCGGGGCACTCGTACACGTCGCACAGCCCGTGGTGCTCGTGCACCACCTGCCCCGCGAACAGGCAGCAGTCCCGATCGTGGGGGTACAGCGGCGTGGGCACGACGGTGTGCATCCAGGCCATGACGTGGTCACAGGCACGCTGCCGCTCCTCTTCGGTGTCGAGGCAGCACCCGTCGATCTGGGTCAGCACGTCCATCAGGGCGGTCTTGAGGCTCATGGCGTCTCCGGGCGGAGGTGGTCAGGGAAGGTCCGAGAGATCTGGTGCTCGAGGCGAACCAGCTTCTTGCGGAGGTCGAGACGAAGTCCGTCCAGGCGGTCGTGGACGGGGTGCGGCTTGATGGCGTCGCTGGAGAGGCGCGCGCCGGTGTTGAGCTCTCGCCAGTGGTCGAGGCGAGCCATGTAGACTCCTGCCTTCGTGAGGTCGCCAGTGCCGCTGGTGTGCGGGCCCGCGTACCTCCCGCTGCGCCGCAGGTCCGTCGTCCTCTCCAAGATGAACAGGTCGACGGACGTCAGCGTCCAGGTGTGGACATCCAGCACATCGTCGTACATCCACCTCCATGCCTCGCACGTCCCCCTGCCTCCAAGAGCCGGGTGCGGCGCCACACGAGGGCGTCGATGGTGTGACCTCGCGCCTCCCACTCTGCCCAGGAGGAGTCCTTGAGCACGGCGCTGACCGCCGCGGACAAGGACTCCTGCCAGCGGTTCCCCGCCAGGCACGAGGGCGGGGCCTGCACGATGCGCGCACCGCAGGGCACCACCTTGTAGACGACAGCGCCCGGGTCGGGGATGACCTCGCCCGTGAGGGCATCAGGAACGTCTCGCATGAGCATCCTCCTCGTAGACCAGGCCGCCTTCGGCTGCGCAGCCCTTCTCGACCTTGAGTCGGCCGAGGAAGGTGGTGCCGACGGTCGGGAACCGGTCGCTGATGCCGTCCGGGAAGCAGCGGGCATGCACGCTGACGCGGCGCGGTGCACGAGCCGCGGCCGTCGCGTAGTTGGACGTGATGCACCACACCTCGCAGGGCACCCAGGGACCGGACCGCATGCCCTTGACGGTCACATGGTACTCGTAGCCGCCGCGCCGCGCCTTGACGGTGAAGGCGCCGCCGATGGACACTGCCAGGTTCTCGGCCCAGGAGCCGTCGATCCGGTCTCGCGAGGAGTCGAACAGGGCGCGGCGGTGCACCTCCATCAGCTCCTCGGCCCAGAACCATCGCATGCGCTGGTTCACCCGCGCGTTGAGGAACAGGATGCAGCCCAGCAGGAACACCGTCAGCAGGTAGAGCCATGCCGGGATGGGCTCCTGCATCTGAGCGTAGAACAGGTTCATGCGGCCTCCCAGGCGGTGAGCGCAGCGATGCGCGTCCCGCCGTCGAAGGCGCTGACGGGGTGGTTGTCGACGAGCGGCCCCTCCTCGAACTCGGCGCTGTCGCCGTTGTCGCGGGAGAGGAGGGCGTAGGTGCCGTTGCGCTGCAGCTTGTAGATCTGGTGGCAGTAGGAGCCGCCGGTGTCCGCGAACTGGCCTGTGCGGACGAGGATGTAGGTCTTCACGAGAACTCCTTCTCGATGGGAGGGATGAGGGGGGCGTGGACGGCGCACCGCGGTGCGGTCCGGCGAACGTGATCTTCGAGCTCGCCGTCCGTGAGCACGTCCCCGCACACCGCACACCGGAGACGTCGGTCAGACGTCATCCAGTGGTGCGGCGGCGGGGCCGAGCCGCGGTCCTTCACCGCCTGGAGCCAGTGCCGGAGCTTCCGGTCCCAGCCGACGAAGGGCTTGCTCACAGCATCCGCCCGCCGAGCGGGTTCGTGGCGAGCAGGGCGTTGTCCACGATGCCGGGCAGCATGGCGCGCTGCTCCTCCGTCACGACGACCTCGCCGGCGTCGATCTGACCCTGCATCTCGGCCTTGGCGGCGTTGAGCAGAGACGTCTTGACGACGTCCCCCTGCAGCGCGTCCGGGTTCTCGCGGCGCGCGCGCTCGAGGGCGGCCACGCAGTAGGCGAGGACCTTGTCGTGGAAGACGTCGTTGTCGTACTGGCGAGGGGTGTCCTCCTCCACCTCGATCTCGCCGTTGAGCTCCCGGATGTAGGCGGCGGTCTCCTCGACGGACAGCGAGCCCTCGGCGACGTCGACGACGAACACCTTCATCTCGAAGGGCGTCCCGTCGTCACGCTTCCGCTTGAGCTCCTGCATCCCCTCGAAGGTGACGCGCACCAGGTTGCCCGGCTGCACGTTGCCGGCGTCGATGGCCTGCACGATCTGGGTGCCCGAGATCATGTGCGGGCGACTGAAGCCGTCGCCGACGGGGACGCCGATGATGACGACCTCGTACTGCCCGTGCTTGCCGTCGCGGACGGACTTGCCGATGTAGTAGCCGACGAGGGTGGTTCCGGCGGCGGGGCGCCAGGTCTTGGGGCGCTCGATGCGGCGCCAGTTGATGGGTGCGGTCTGGTTCATGAGGGTCTCCTTCTGCGCCGCCCAGTGGGCGACGAGGTCGTCTGCGTAGTCGGGGTCGTCTGCAAGTCGCCGTAGGTCGAGGGTGCTCATGGGACCTCCGGCGGTGCGGTCCACGCCTCTGCTGCGAGGGTGGCCTGTTGGAACTTCTCACTGAGCGACAGCCGAGCGTCGGCAGCGGCCTCGGTGAGAAGCTGTAGGTTGGTGAGGATCTCCACCTTGTGGCGGACAGGGACCGAGGTGAGCAGCCGGATGCCTACCCGGAGGCACCAGCCGTCGGGCTGGACGGTGTCGAAGGACACCTCGATGTCGCCCACCGAGTAGGTGAACGGCACCAGGATCTGGTAGTCGCGGAGCTCGTCCTCGATGCCCGTGATGGCGTCGTTCATGCGGTCGAAGTCGAAGGCACCCATCAGTGCTGGTGAGGGGTGATGGTGGGCCACCAGTCGCCTTCGCGCCCGGGGATCTGCACGAGCCGCCAGGGCCCGCCGCCGCCGCCATCGATGGCGACCCACATGTCGGTGAGCTGCTCCGAGCGGTGCTCGAGCAGGCTGGCGTGCGGCTCCTGGTTCGCGATGCCCCCGCTCTCCAGCATCGTCTGTTCCACCCGGAACAGCTGGACGTGGCAGGGGATGCCGAAGCACTGGGCGCTGGCGAACAGGAAGCCCGGCTCCTCGTCGTCGTAGGTGAGGGCCGTCAGCTCCTGGTAGAGGACGTCGGCCAGGCTGTCGTCGGACGAGGGGCCCTTGCCGTCGTCCAGCTTGACGCGGACGTTGTCGAGGACGCCCATCAGCCGTGCCCCCAGTCGTCGACCACGAACTTGCCGCTGACCGGCACGACGTCGGCGTTGGGGCTCTTGTACGCGACCGAGCCCGCGACGAGGGACACGGTGCGCACCTTGGTGACGCGGTCGGGGTGGCTGCTCTGGTTGGCGGTGACCATCCACACCGTCTCGCAGTTCTTGTGCGCGGGGAGGCGGAACGTGTCTCCCTGCTTGATGGTGTCGAGCTTGACGGTCCCGGGCGGGACGTTGGGACGAATGACGTGCATCGATGCCTCCTGGGGGCCGAGTCGGGTGGCCTCCAAGTCCTTATGCGTCCGTTCAGGCCGACCTTCCGTTGGGATCTACGGCGCGGTAGGCTGCCCTCACGGAGGTCTGCTCATGGAAGTCACGATCAAGGGTGCTACGGTGAGCAGCCTCCTCGCCCTACTGCTGGGAGGCGGGAGTGCCGCCGCCTACTTCGGTGGACCCTCCGACAACGAGGAAGCGTGCGAGGCCAAGCTGGCGCGCCTCGAGGGCGCGGTCGAGGTCCGCAAGGAGGCCCGTGCCGCGAAGGACGAAGCCCAGGATGCCGTCGAGCAGGCACTGGACTACTGCGAAGTGATGCTCACCCGCTGCGAGGAGAAGTGATGCGCCCCAGCTACGCCGTCATCGGCCCGCTCTTGTTCATGTTCTCGCTGCGCGTCTGCGACAGCGCACCGCCGGCGCATGCCCAAGCGCTGGACGAGCCTCCCGAGGACTGCTGGTGCCCACAGCCTCCGGAGTGCCCGCCCGAAGGCTTCATCCTGGTGCCCCTCCCGGAGCCCGCCCCTCCGGCAGCCATGAGGGCGGCTCCGCCCCCGGTGGCCGCTCCTGCTCCCGTTCTGATCGAGCCTCCTCTCCGTGAGGAGGTCGTCGAGCAGGGCATCGAGTACATCCAGCAGGCGCGCGCTGCGGTCAAGAAGGCCAAGGTGGCCGAGGCAGAAGCCGAAGAAGCTGAGGCCGAAGCAGGGAAGGCCGAGTAGCCGCCGACCCCGAAGGGCCGGCGGCTGGTGTCAGTAGACCCGGCACCGCCCCGCGGTGACGCGCCGGTCTTCTTCGATGCCGAACAGGGTGTTGTGCTTCACGATCAACGTGCCGATGGAGCCGCCGCAGCGCGCGCACCCGGCCTTCGACTCGGTGGTCCGGTCGTCGGGGTTGTGGCTGTCGCCGTAGCCGGCCACCTGCAGGTCCTGCGCCCTGCTGCACTCGCACTTGAACTTGGACGCCACCACGTACTCGCACTCGGGGAACGGCAGCGTGCACGAGCACGTTCTGCCGTCGTGGAGCTTGAGCGTGATGCTCTTGAGGCCAGCCTTCTCGACGTTGCTCATGCCGCACGCTCCTTGGCCGCAGCCACCTGCTCGTCCGTGGCGAACTCGAACCGGGAGGAGGTGCCCTCCGGTCCGGTGATGGTGACGGGGTTGAGCCGGAACAGCCCGCCGCCGGCGTAGTCGCAGGGACCCTCGCCCTCACCGCCCAGCGCCTCGCGGGTCTTGTCCGGAGGCATCGTGCGGCCGATGCAGGAGAAGGCGATCATGCCCTCGACGCCGGCATCGAGCCACTCCTGGACCTGGGTCACCACCCCGCACACGGGGCAGACGAACCACCACTGCTTGCGGTCGGCGCCGAAGCGCTCCTCTCCTTCCTTGAGCCAGTCCTCGTAGGGAAGCTCTCGTCGTTCGGTGTTCATGCGGGGGTCTCCTTCTGACGGGACGCCACCCATCGGGCGACGCAGCGGCGCACGAAGCTGGGCTCGGCGCCAGGGTTGGGGACACGCGGTCCTGGTCGGATGAGGGGCGCGACGTCCGCACTGTTGCGGTCGGCGGTGTCGGCGGCGAATGCCTCGCCCACCGCTCGGATCTCGGCGCACTCGCCCATCCAGTGCTTGCCGCTCTCGTCGAACGCCTCGATGGCGGCAGCGGTCCGGCTCAGGTCTGGCCAGTCCTCGTTGCCCACCTGGGGGATCTTCACGTTGTAGGCGTACGAGATGTAGAAGATCCGGCCCAGGCCGCCGTTGTTGATGAGGTGCTTCTCGCTGGTCGAGCCGCACACGGTGCAGGTGACGTCGCCGGAGACCAGCATCTCGAAGTCGTGACCGTTCTCGCAGTGGTAGGTGGCGAAGCTCAAGAGCCCTCCTTCTGCATGGACGTCATGGCGTCCTTCAGGATCTCGTTGGCGGCAGCGCTCTTGTTGTCGAAGGTGCCCAGCCACTCTGCGACCTTCAGGTCGAGAGTCAGGCTGGTCTTGACCTTCCGCATCTTCTTCAGGCGCTCCCGCAGCGTCTCTTCCTTGCTCGACATGTCAGCCTCCCAGCGCGGCGCGCGCGACGGTGGCCGTCGAGATCTGCGTGTCGGGGTAGTCCTGACGCGCCTTCTCGATGTCCAGGTAGACAGGCATGAAGCCGACCCCGATGTCCTTCGTGTCCTCACCACGCCCGCCGGCGATGTGAGCTTCAGGAAACACCTGCAGTCCCGTCGGCTGCAGCGTCGTCTCGGACCAGGGCTGGAGCTTCATCACCAGGTAGACGGTGATGCGGTCGTCAGACATCGGGCTTCTCCTTCCAGCCAGCCGGCGGCACCCACTTCGGGAAGTGGTCCCCCTCCATGGGCACCAGGTACTGGCTCTGCTTCTCGGCGGAGCGGTGCCGCGGCGTCTCGAGGACCTCGGCCTCGACCCAGTGTGCTGGGTCGTCCTTCTCCTCGTCGGGCACCGGGTAGGGGCTGCCGGTGATGGCGCCCTTCCACATGAGGACGACGTCGCCTTCCTTCGGTCGCGGGATGCTCACGATGCCTCCAAGATGGGTGTGAGTCGGGTGTTCTCGGCGGCGATGCGCGCCATCAGCTGCTCGTTGTCGTGGCTCTTCACGGCGATGTCCAGCGCGCGCTCCGCCGTGGTGGGGGCCTTGTCGATGCTCCACTTCCCGAACGGCTCCACGCACTTGAGCAGCGGGGCCATGCCGCCGCCCCAGGTGTCGAGCTCGAGGAAGACGGTCTGGACATCGCCGCTGCCCATCATCGCCCCGATGTTCTGCTCGTTGAGCAGGACGGCGTTGAGGTTGTTGGCCAGCGCCAGCCAGACGGCCCACGCCTTCGTCCCGAGCGGGGGCGGGTCGTTCGGGAGGTAGCCGTCGTCGCCGAGCGCCGACAGGAACAGGTCTCGAACGACGGCGGGCAGGGGGGATGGTCTCGATCAGCTTGCGGGTGGTCATGGAGGCGTCTCCAGGGAGGCTTCGTAGGTGGGTGCGCACACGTCGCAGATGCGGCGAGGCACGGAGTAGGCCCAGGTGCGGGCGGGGTCTTGGCGCGGCGTCCAGCCGCACCTGGCGCAGTAGGGGCCATGGAACGGAGCCAGGGCGTCCCCGATGTCGACCAGGACGTCGACCTTGGCGTCGTAGCCGGCGTTCTCGTCGGAGAGCACGGCCTGTGCCGCCTCGTACGCCCCCTCGAGCGCGGCGTGCATGAGGCGGAAGTAGTCGGTCGACTTCGCCGGAATCAGGTAGCGCTGGCGGATCTCGCGCCGGACCTGCATCAGCAGCTGGCCCAGGTGGTTCTCCCCGACGCCGGCGCAGACACCCCAGTAGGTGTCGCCCCAGCCGTTCCCCTCGACGAGATCCATGTCGCCAGTGGCGAGGAGCTGCGTCTGGAGGACTTCGTGGTCTCCGAACTTCTGCCGGAGAAGGCCGAGCATCACGCCGAGCTTGACGTCCTCCCAGTCCGGTCGGATCTGGACCTTCTGGCCCAGGCGCTTGGCTCGCCCCGGCGTCCGTGCCGACCAGATGGCGTAGCGCGTGTCGTCGTCCGTCGTCTTGGCGGCTTGGTAGGCGTGCTCGACAGTGGGGTACTTGCGGTCGCTGCCGGGCAGGCGCACCACCGCGGGGGTGAAGTTCGAGAGGAACGCGTAGGCTCCCTTGAACGAGGTGATGGCGGTCATGGGGCCTCCGTAGGGCAGTCGCAGTGGGCGCGGGTGGGCCCCTTCTTGCCGAGGGTGCCGCCGCAGGCTTCGCACGTAGGCGTAGGTTCGCGGCCCAGCAGGGCGTCGAACAGGTGAACGACGCCCGTCTGGTCCTTCTTGGTGCTGTCGAAGGCGATCTCGAGAGACCTGCCCTTGCTCTTGGCCTTCATCAGCTCTCCCCCCGCCAGGCTCGGTAGGCCTTGCCCCGGTCACCGACATGGATGCCCGGGTTCCTGCTCCCGATGGACAGTCCGGCGTCGAACGCACGCTGCCGCTCGTCCTCGTGGAAGAAGCCGGCGCGGCGGAGGAACGCCTGCCCCACGGGGGAGCCGAGCCACTGCATGGCCGTTGCGACCACGAGCTCCTCCTCCGGGTTCGCCGGCAGCTGCTTGTTGGGGTCCGGACTGGTGAGGTACCCCGTGATGGCGCCGTCCCGGTTCACCTCCTTCCACGCGTCGTGCACGCGCTTCTCGGCGGGGTTGCTCTTCAGGCGGCGGGCGTGCATTCCCTTGTTGACGGTGCTCATGAGGTCCTCCGGTCGAGGTCACCCAGCGGGTCCACGTGGCGAGGCAGGGACTCCTGCTTCTCGGCGTCGTCGTCCTGCAGGGTGGCGATGAGCTCGTCGAGGGTCAGGGTGCAGACCTCGTCGATCCAGTCGGCGACGAAGTACAGGCGGTTGCTGCCCTCGAGCACGCCGAACAGGATGGGGTCCTTGCGGCGCTCGATCTCCGCGTCCGTCTCCAGCCACGACTTCCCTTCGGGGTCGAAGTGCAGGACGACGTAGTTGTCGAAGATGCAGAGCTCGTCGCAGCGCTTCTTCTTCTCCAGGACCTCGTCCGGGATGTGGCGCACGAAGTTCGCCACCCAGTCGAGGCGCAGGCCCTTCTCGCACTTCCGCACGAACTCGCAGATCATGGCCTCCTCGAGGTAGGCCGCCTGGTCGATGGCCTTGAGCTGGAGCTCGGCCCGGACCACCTGCAGCTTGAACTCGAGCTCCTCCTTGAGCGCGACCTGCCCGGCCTCGGCGGCGCGGTCCAGGTAGGCCTCGACGCGGCGCGCGCCGTCGTCGAGCACCGCGAGCTCCTGGAGGCTGTTCTTGGAGCTCGCGAAGAACTCCTGCACGGTCCACTCCGGCACCCACTCGCCCAGGAGGCCGTCCATCGTGGTGGGGAGGCCGTCGCGCTGGCGGCGAGGGCTGATGGCGCGCAGGCAGCCGAACAGGAACCGCTGCCAGAAGGTGAGCTCGAACTGGCGCTCCATCATGTCGTTGAGGTGGCTGGCGTCCCCGGGCTCCATCTGGCGCAGCATCCACTGGCGCCCTGAGATCGGGCTCCCGACCTCCGTGTTCATGGACTGCCGGGAGGCGCGGTGACGCGGGCGACGAACGCTCGATGCGCTCAGGGCACCTCCGAACATCATGGGTTCGCTGTTCCCGAAGCCTTCGGTGGCCTGGTCGTCTGCGGGTGCGGCGTGCTTGGGGAGGTTGCGGTCGACCTGGAACTTCTCGAAGATGCGCAGGCGCTCTCCGTCAGGGGTCAAGATCTGGTGGTTGGCACGGGACATCAGGTCCTCTCGGTGAGTGGGTTGGTGGCGGAGCGGAGCCGCCGGTGCTGACGGTCGAGGGGGTAGCCCTCTCGGTCCATGTTCTGGCTCCACGCCTTGGCGTGGCGGTCGAGGTAGGCCCCGAGGGCCTGGTCGTCGCGCGGCTCGTCTGCATGGCCCAGGAGCCGTCTCAGCTCCGGGGCGTGCTCACGGGTGAGCCGGTAGCAGTGGAAGTTGCCCCTGAGGGGCCTCCCCTCCCGCACGATGCCTGCACCCTGCAGGATGCAGTACACGTGGTAGGGGTCGGTCTCGGGAAGGTCGTTCACAGGATCCCCCAGGTGTGGGTTGCGGTGGGCTCGGTCTTGATCTGCTCGGAGATCGGCATCCCCTTGGGCCAGCACTTCGCTCGCACTGGGACGGTGAAGCCGATCTTCTCGTCGTGGAGGTGCTCGACCTCGGTGTGTCCGAGGTCGGACCCATTCTCGTGGGCCCACTTCTTGATGGCTTCGAGCTGCGGGGCGGTCATGGGCTCTCCGGGGCCACGCGGGTGAAGAGCGCGACGTCCTCGACCTTGACGACGTCGCTGGACTCGATGCTGGACTCGATGCCCGTCACCACCATCGTCTCCGGGTCGATGCCGTGCTCCTCGAAGGCGCGGTCCAGGGCGGCATCGAGCGCGCGGTCGTAGGCGTTCAGGCCTTCCTCGTCGCGCGCGTCCGGGTCGGGGAGGTCCTCGGCCTTGACGGTGGCCTGGAGCTTGTACTTCCAGCCGGGTCCGTACTGGGGCGTGTCCGGCATCGGGTCGAGGGCCTCCTTCCTGGTGCACTCGGGCCCGAAGCGGAGGCACACGATCTTGCCGGCGTCGGCGCTGTCCAGCGCGACGTTCTGGTAGATGGCCCAGGTGCCGCCTCGCTCCTTGATGGTGCGGACGGTCTCGGCCTCGAGGGTGATGTTCATCGGGGGATCTCCAGCCCGTGCTTGCGGGCGTAGCGGGCGGCCGGAGCCAGCCCTGTGTCGGTGAAGCGGCCGATGAGCCGCCAGGCGTAGCAGTAGGCATCCCACATCTCGTCAGGCCAGTCCTCATCGTTGGAGACCAGCAGGCCTCGGTCGTAGGAGAGATTCCTGAATCCGGGGTTCTCGTGCGGGAGGTCCAGCTTCTCGTGCACGAGTCTCCACGCCGCAGCGCGCGCCCGGAAGTCCTGTAGGCAGTCGACCGGGTACTCGAGGTAGGTGCACTTCTTGTCGGAGTGAGGGCAGCCCCCGGGGTCTGCAGGCTTTGCCCCAACACTCCCGCCACGTACCCACGCCTCCCGGGCCCGGGAGGCCGCGAACCAACGAGAGAAGGACAGCAGAGCGCGGCCCAGATCGGGGTCCAGCGGCTTCCATCCGGAAGTGTCCCGGGTCCATGTGAGGGGGCTGCGGTTACCGTGAGCAGTCCACCGAAGGCGGAAGACTGGACGCTCTCGCAGGTTCCCGAGCGCCCACGTGTAGTGGGCGGCGTCGGGACGACACGATTCGCCCCAGCGGGCAGGGTCTTCCATGACGCGCAGGGTCTTCTCGTTGGAGTACAGACGGCCAGGAGAGGTGTCTATGCCCATCAGTACAGGTCCTCCGAGTAGAGCTGCTCGGCACCGCCACGGCGGTGCACCTCGTCCCAGTTGAGCTGGTCGGCGGCCTTGGCGATCTGGAAGCCCTCGACCCGGTCGACCCAGCGGTTGTCGCTGGTGAGGAAGCCCTGCTTCTCGATCTTGCGGAAGTCGGGCCAGCTCGCGTCGCCCACCAGGTAGCCGGTGGCCGGGTAGATGGAGCTGTGGCGGTGGCCAGCCACGACGACGCCGTTGGGGACGTTCACCGGCTGGTGCGCGACCGTGGTCGCCGTCGGGTACCAGTTCGCCGCGCACAGGATGTAGGGCGGGTCGGGGTCTCCCTCCTCCTCGATCCAGCGCTCTTCGAGGCGTTCGCGCAGGGTCAGCGCGGCGTCGCCGGCGAGGGACAGGGGGAAGGAGGAGGCGACGTCCTCGAGGAACTCGTCTCGGTGCTCTTCAGGCAGGTCCTCGGCGACGTCGACGAGGGCGTCGGCCAGGCGGTCGATCTTCTTGGTGGTGGTGGTCACGGGAGGTTCTCCTCGGCAGCGATGCGCGCCGCCTCTGTGTTGGGGTCGAGCAGTTGGGTGAGCTCGGCGTGCAGGTCCCGCACCTTCCGGGCGGTCGATGCGTTGACCTGGTCCTTCTTGATCTGCAGGGCGGGGTGCCGGGCCGTGGATCCCAGGCGTCGAGCGAGCTCGGCCTTGCTCCACCCCCGCTTCAGCAGGTCGCGGAGCAGCCGCCACGTAGGCGCTGCGTCGATGCGGTCGCCGTCCAGGGGCTCCCGCTTCGTCGGGACAGCGAGGATGGCCTCGCTCGTCTCCTTGCGGCACTGGGTCTGGGTGCCTCCGCTGATCTTCTGCAGCGTGGAGTCTGCAACCCCGCACTGCGCGTGCACCCACCGGCGTCCGATGCCGAGCTTCGACAGCTTCAGCAGGTGGGTGCGCGCGGGGCCGGCGTCGACGAGCGGGTTGCCTCCGTGCCAGATCCGCTTCTTCATCATCGTGTGGTAGTAGGCGGTGTTTGCAGCCCTGCAACTGTCGCAGCGACAGCCGCGGACGTACCTCGCCCGCGTGCCGTGCTCGAAGTGGCAGTCCGCGAGGCTGTCGTGTCGTGGGCTCACGGCGTCTCCGGCTTCTGCGGCACCCTCCCGCACCACGGGCAGCGCCTGATGTGAACGAAGCGACCCTCGACAGGGTCGTCCGCGTGGCGCAAGACCCAGATGCGGGCAGTGCCGCTCCAGACCTCAACAGGGATGCGCTCGACGATGACGCCGCGGTCGGCGATGGCTCGCTTCATCTCGCGGCAGCAGTAGCCTCGAGCGGCGTCCCCCTGCTTCCGCCGCTCCCGGCTGACGGCCTTCGTGCCCGTCAGCCCCCACTTCAGCGCGTGGTAGGTGCACGGCACGAAGCCGTCAGCGATGGCGTACCTCGGATCCAGCAGCTTGCGTACCCGGTACACCTTGCCGGTAGTGACTCCCGGCACGCGCATGACGAGGTCGAACGCCGCCTGGTCTGCGATGAACTGCGCGCGGCAGCAGGGAGGGAAGCCGTGCTTGGCCCCCTCCTGCCACTCCCGTCTCGCAGACTCACGAAGTCCCATGCACCACCTCCACCTTGACCTTCTTGGGGTAGCCTCGCATCGCCCGCCAGGGTCCTCCGGCGAAAGGGAGGCGTCCCCGATCGGTCCACGGGTACTGCCCCCACTGGATGTGCATCCCACCGCGCTTGGTGGCTGCCCGCTCGAGGTCGGGGGCCGACATCCCAGCCGCGAGCAAGAAGTCGAGCCCATGCACGAACCCGTTGACGTCTACGTCGAGCGAGCGGTACGCCTCCAGGGGCGTCATGACAGGGCCCGCGCGACGCGCTCCAGCGCCTTGGCGTGATGCCACCCTGACGCCTCCCACCCGAGCCTCTCGGTGAAGACGAGGAGCGGGCGCCAGCTGTGGACGATGTTGCCTTCGCCGTCGATGGCGTGGGCCGTCCACAGGTCGTGCTTCAGCGAGACAGGGCGCACCTCCATCCTGGCGTGGATGATGTGGCCCTCCCTCTGGACGCCGAACGGGTAGGGCACGTAGACCCTCATGCCCGGCACCAGGTCCTTGCTGCGCGTGAGGGGCCGGCACTCGCTGGCGGGCTTGTCTTCGCACGCCTTCAGGCAGAACGTACCGACGGCCTGCTCCGTGATGAACTCGTCGTCGGGCCAGGGGTCGCCGCCGCAGCGGGTGTGGACGTGGTCGCTCATGGTCAGGACTCCTCGGTGGAGGTGAGGTACTCGGTCAGGCGACCGTTCATGGAGATGCCCCAGCCGGTGCCGGGACGTGCGGGGCAGACCTGCTGCAGGACAGCCATCCGGCGTTCCGCCTCGCGGAAGCCATCCTCGACCCACTCCTTGGTGTTGTCGATGGCCTCATCGCCCTCGAGTGGTCCACCCATGGCGGCGACGGCGCGGTCGGCCAGGTCATCGAACAGGAGGACGAACAGCTGCTCGAACTCGGGGTACTCGGCCAGCAGCTTGGCGCGCTGAAGGGTGAGCGCTTCTCGCAGGCCCTCGGCGTCGTCGCCCTGGTGCCGGACGGTGACGCCGTAGTTGAGCGTGTGCGTGACCTTGGGCAGCATCTTGTCCATGAGACGGACGAAGCGCGCCTCGGGGACTTCCTGGGCCTCGTAGGCCTTGATGGCGTCCACCATCCAGGAGGCGACGTCGTGGAAGCGGTGCTCGATGCGCGCCAGTGCGCGAGCCTCCCGGGCGTCCTTCTCCTCCGCCGCGGCATCGTCGATGCGGTAGCTGGGCGTGTCGCCGGCGTAGCCTTCGACCAGGTCGTGCACGAGAGCGAACCTCGTCACCTTCGGCACGTCCAGAAGCGGCAGATCCCACACCTCCGGTTCCGCGCCATTGAGCTCGATGGCGGCCGTGGTCGCCAGGAGCTGCAGCATGACGGTGTGGTCGGAGTCGGTCTCGGGCCGGACCCCGTCGGGGTGGAAGGTGATGCGCTCGACGCGGCTGAACTGCATCGAGTAGTTGGCCAGCGCGATGAGGCCGGTGAGGAAGGGGTTGTCGTCCATCAGAAGTTCCCTTGGTAGCCGCCGGAGTCCCGGCGTCGAAGTTCGGTGAGGTGTTCGCGGTCGTAGGCCGCGTCGGAGTTGGCCTTGCTGAGCTGCTGCTCGAGCTGCTTGATGCGGGAGATGAGCTGGCCCCGCGACCAGTCGTCGAACCGGCCCAGGTCAGGCTTGAGCGGGCTCTCGGGTCCGGCGCCGGACGGCACGAGGTCTTCTCGCCCGACTGGGCCGTCGTCGGCAGCGAGACGGTCGTAGTCCCCCATCAGTCCCACCCCCGCTCGATGGCGAGCCACTCGGTGATGGTGATGGTGCCGGTGTCGCCCTCCTCCGGGATCTCGGAGCGGTCGATGACCTGGCTCAGCGGCAGCCACACCGGCTCGTCTCCGAGCTGCTCGCTGGAGATCTTGATCGAGGTGGGCCGCTCGTGCATCAGCAGGGCGTCGCAGATCTCGAAGGGTTCGTCTCGTCGTGCCATCGTTCTTCTCCTCGGGTTGTGTCCCACAGAGCTCCCGCTCCGTGGGTAGGCGTAGCGGGTCACCAGGCGCTCTTCCGCTGCTCGCGGTAGCTGCGCCCCGCATCGTCGGGGTCGTCCTCCCCTTCCCCGCGCTCCCAGGCGTCGAGGTGAGCGGCCGAGATGAGGTAGGAACGTCCGCCCTTCGGCCAGCGCCACGGGTCCGTCTGCTCCACCATCAGGTTCTCCGGGGTCGAGTAGTGCGCGAGCACCGTGAGGCTCACCTCGCCGCGCCGGATGACCTCGCCCTTCCGGCTGGGGTGGGCCTCCAGGAGGCAGGGCTCTGTCCAGTCCTCCCAGGGCCAGGTGATCTCGTAGGAGGTAGCCTCGCTGGCCAGGACCATGTCCTCGGCCCACGCGGTGACGTGGTCCTGCCCGTACAGGCAGTCGCAGCGGTCTTCGCGCTTCCCGTTGATGTAGACCTCGGCGTCGTAGACATCGCCGTTGCACCAGGCGGTGTAGATCTCGATCTCGGCGCGCGCGACTCCCTCCAGGTAGTTGGCCGCGTCATCCTCAACGACTGCGTCCAGGGCGTCGTCGTCGAGATGGAGAACGAGGACGCCGGCGACGCGTGCTCCGTCCCACTGGTCGACGCTGCCGCCGGCGAGGAACCACCGGCAGCGGCCGTGCTCCTCGTAGGACAGGACGTAGGCCAGGCCGGCGTCGAACTTGGCGCGGAGATCCTTGTTGAGGATGGTCGGGTTGCCCTCGTCGTCGGGGGGCCCGAGGCCGAGCTCCTCCGGGTCCTTGAACGAGGCGTGTCGCCGGTTGAAGGAGTAGACGATGAAGCGCCCGTCCTCGACGGGGTTCCGCTGGAAGGCGCAGTTGGTGACGTGGATGAGTGCGGCGGTCATGGCGAGGGCTCCTTGAGGAGGGTGCGGAGGATCCGCGCAGCGCGCGGGTCGGCGTGGGCTTGGGCGACGATGTCCTTGGCGCGGCCCGTGGACTTGAGGAACTCGGCGAGCTGCCGGTACGTCCGGCTCTCTTCCTCAAAGCACTCCTGAACGAAGTTGATGGCGCAGTGAGCGGCGTCCTTCGCGTCCTCGCCCATGTCGTCGAGCTTGATGCGCTTGCCCCAGTTTCGGAAGCGGTGGACGAGGGCGTTGCCCCAGTCCCTGGCGTCGAGCTCGACGTGGAGCCCGATGCCGCAGCTGGGGTGGTAGGGAACCCGGTTGAAGGACAGGGCCACGCGCCAGGGGCCTCGGTGCTCCCGCACCGAGTAGGGGCGGCTGTCCACCAGGAAGTAGCGGTCGGCACCCCCCTCGGGGTGGTCGAACAGGCGGAATCGTGCAGGCATCAGTCCCCTCCAGGGTGGTCCGGGTGCTTCTTCATCGAGGCGGTGAGGTTGCGGATCCTGCGGCGCGTGGTCTCGGTGACGGCACCGGAGGCGAGCTCGGCGCGACGCGTGTACATCTCCCGCCAGGTGGAGCCGTCGGGCGGGAAGCCCGTGCTCCACTTCGCCTCGTGCACGCTGTCGACGGGGGCATCCGTGGTGTCCACGAAGGACGCCCCCACCAAGAGCTGGCCGCGGAACCGGTCGCCCACCTGCTTGACGAGGGCCGCGTTCACGCAGGCAGTGGGGTAGGTGGCCACCGTGTCGATGACCTTCGTGTCGTTCCAGCTCATTCTTCCTCCGTTGCGGGGCCGAGGCGGAAGGGGTTCTCCACGTGCTCCGCGACGCCGTCCGGCACCGGAAGCTCCTGCCCCTTCTTGAACCGCTTGGTGTCGAAGGGCGCTTCGAGGGGACCATCATCCCGCCAGCACACCCCGTGGCCCATCGAGCTCATCATCGCGCCGTGCGCCCATGCGGCGGGGTCTCGCTCGGCCTTGTGCAGGACGTAGAAGGGCGCCACGCCCCAGGCGTTCGTGTAGCTCTGGTAGACCTGGCCGGCGGTGATGAGCGCCTCCTCCCACGCCTCGCCGTTGCTGGGCGGGTCGTCGACGGTGGTCATCCAGTCCTGCCGCGCCCCCGCCGCCTGGTCGTCGGCGTCGAAGGCGTCGTCGGTGTCGTCGTGGGCGTCGGCCATCCAGCACACGTAGAGCGTGCGGGCCATGGCGACGCAGAGTTGGGTGTCGTTCATGCTTCCTCCGCCGAGACCTTCGGCGTGCCGGGCTCGTGGACGATGTGGTCGGGGTCGATGTCGGGGTCGACCTCGTGCAGGAGGCCGGTGACGTAGCGGGCGATGTCCTCGTCCTCGAGGTCTTCGTCCGCCCACCGGACGAGGGCGCGGTCCTGCACGCCCGCGACCGTGCGGGTGATGACGCCGGCGACGGTGGTCAGCGGCGCCGTGTAGCCGCGGCGGTAGAACTTCAGGAGGCGCAGCATGGAGCCGCCGGCGTCCTCGTGGCGCTTGGGCGCGAGGTACACCAGCCGCTTGGCCGCGAGGTCGGCGTAGAAGTCGGAGTGGCACAGCGAGAACCAGGCCCCCTTCCCGCCGTTGGCCTTCTCCGCCCACCACAGGGCCGAGCACGCGATGGTGAAGTCGAACTCGGCCAGGCAGGCTGCCGCGCTGTCGTAGGTCCATCGATGGATGACCTGCACGGCCGGGCGGAAGCGGGTGATGGTGTAGGCGTTGTCGGTCTTCACCACCTTCTTCTTGCTGCTGCCCTGCAGCTGGCCCGCGACGACGCCGGCCACGTGGATGTCCTTGACGATCAGGTCGATGTCGTTGATGACCTCGCCGGCGACGACGGAGCGGATGAAGCCGCCGGTGAGGAACACCTCTTCTGGGTAGGCCTTGAGGACGTCGACGACCTCGGAAGGAAGGCGGCGGGTGATGCGCAGGACGTCGTAGTCCTGAAGGGCGTGGTCGAACATGAGGGCTCCGGGAATGTGCTGAAGGCTCGCTGCCTCCAAGTCCTTATGCGACGTCTGCGGGCATTCCTACGCGCGTGGCAACGACCCCTCCTCGACTGATTCGTGGCTCAGTACCGGGTGAGGTTAGGGGAGCAGGAGCCCTCCAGGAGCCTTCCATGAATTCCTTCGAGCACCTCGCCCCTCTCGCCACCCCCGGTCCCCTGCCTCACGATGGTGGGGCCTTCCGCGACCTCGTCGTGCTGCTGCACGGCAACAACCAGAACTCCGACTGGCACGGCAAGGACCTCGACGGTGATGGGGCCCAGGGCCACAAGGCCGAGCTGGTCCAGATGCTGCTCGATGCCGGGCACGCGGTCCTGACACTCAAGTCGCCGGGAGACAACTGGGACGCCGTCGAGGACGGCGGACCCATCGTCGAGCCGGACGAGATCGAGCGGTACGTCATGCCGATCGTCAACGCTGTCCGGGAGTTCCAGCTCCTGCGCCCCGACGTCCCGACGCACTGGATGGGCTTCAGCGCAGGCACGGTCGGCGCGAGCTGTGCCGTCACCCGAGATCCGAACGCGGTGAGCCTGACCATGTTCTGTGGCACCGGACGGGTCCAGTTCATGGCCGAGGCCGGGCTGTCGCTACCCGTCTTCGTCGGCTACGGCGGAGCAGACTCCACGTGGAAGCCGGACGCCATCGAGCGGGGACTTGCCCGGTGGGAGGGCCAGACGTCGGCCGTGCTGTACCGCTCCGACCGCGGCCGCACCAACAAGAAGTTCCACGACGGGAGTGGCACGGACCTCGGGTTCCTCCTGCCCTTGCAGCGCCACATCGCGCACCGCAAGTACTTCGGTCCTGCCCTCGAGCACGCCGGCCTTCGGTAGCGAAGAGGAGCCGAGGGGCTGACGCCCCGCCCCCGGTAGGGAGCGGGGCGCGCTGTCACCCGCGAGCCAGGTGCGCGCGGATGTCGGAGCACAACATCTCGATGCCGGTCGTGACCTGGCTCTGCTCGTCGGCGATGAGCGCCTCGAGCACCGTGCTCAGGTCCGCATTCGTGAGGTAGTGCTTCAGCGCCTCGAGCGGGGAGCCCCACGTCGCCGCGCGCACGACCTCGGTCTCGCGCTGCACCAGGAGCACGTCATCGTAGCGCGTGCACTCGATGTCACAGGAGGCTGGCACCTCGTCGACCCGCTCACCGCGGACGGTGATGAGGATGACGGGGCACTCCGATGCCTGCGCCTCGAGCTCGCGCTGGATGACGTCCCACAGGGCGCGGGACTCGGCGGGGATGGTGAACTTGGTGGGGGTCATGCGAGGTCTCCGAGGCGTTCGGGCAGCTTGCCCGTGTTCTGGATGTGCTTGCGCTCCGAGGTGGTGATCTCCTCGAGACGACGGATGCGGCCGTCCTCCACGATCGCCACCAGGCGGAGCGTGTCGGAGGGCGGGTGCTTGAGGTTGATGCGCTCGGGAGTGAGCTTGCGGACCGCGTTGCCGCGGCGCTTCCCCCGGAACAGGTGGACGCCCTTGCGGACGGTGTGGCTGATGAGGGTGACGCCGTCGTACCCGGCCCACTGGAGCCAGCTGAGGGCCTCCTCCAGCATCGGGTCGTCCTCGGGGACGTACTTCTTCTTGGGGTCGGTCACCGGGACCTCCTTGGGCTTGATCCCGACGCGGATGACCTCGAAGTGGGAGCCCAAGCACGCGTGGAGCGTGTCCACGTAGGCCTGGGCTTCGTCCTTCTGCAGGAAGCGTCGGGTGTCGTAGGGGCGGATGTGTGGGTCGGCCAGCGCGCGAGCCGCGTAGGCGATCCACGACCCGTCGCGGTCGATGAAGCGGATCCAGGCGGCGTCGCCCCACCCCGCGGTTGGGACGGGGGGCGGCGGGAAGCGGTAGGCTCCGCTGGCGTAGAGCTCCTCGCGGGTCCAGGAGTCGGTGTGGGTCATCGGGGACGCTCCTCGATGCAGAGTCCGTGGTCGAGGAAGGGCCAGCCGCTCCTCGTGTAGATCTGCGTGACGCCGACGGTGCCGCCGGCGTGGTTGGTGAAGTAGACGTTGAAGGAGCGCTGGCTGGGCTTCTTGTCTCCGTCGAGTGTCTCGACGGAGACCTTCCAGCTGGCCGGGATGCTGACGGACATGAACCCGAGATCGCACAGTCGCTTGTGGGCGTAGTCGACGAGGCGCTCGACCACGACGTCGGACACGGTCGCGTCCTGCGCTGTGAACACGTGCTTGGTGACCTTGTTGTCGAAGGTGAGCTCCGCGGGGCCGGTGGCCAGGAGGTGAACGTCGACCTCCTGGCCACCGGTGAGCGTGACGGTGGTCACTTCTCCCCCGGGAGCGGGCTGTGCTTGATGCGGTCGGCCCACAGGACGTCGGCGATGCGCTGCGCCTCGGACTGTGCGACCGCCACGTCGTGGTACCAGCGCAGCGGGGCGTCGGCGTCGTCGAAGCAGCCCCACCAGTGGTGCCGCTTGCCGCTGGCGATCTCGAGGATGAGCTTGTGAGGCCCTCGCCGGTAGCAGCTCGGCTGGTGCTCCAGGTGGAACCGCGCGCCGTCGCCGGCGTCGTAGTCGCCGATCTCGGCCACGCGGTAGTGCGGAGCCTTCGAGCGCCAGGCAAGGAGAGACGGGCGCGCATCCTCGGTGGTGAGGAAGTCGCCTTCCGCGCCGATGTCGAGCTTCATGCTCGCGGCGACCCTCGCCTCCGCGAACTTCGTGCCCTCGTCGGCCTGGATGCCCGTCAGGTGCGCGACCTTGGAGCCGAACATCACCATGGCCGGGTGGGCGCGGATGGCGTCGGTGTCGAGGCCGGCCTTGTTGAGGAACACGGCGCCGTCGCGCATGGCCCCGAGGACGGCGCTGAGGTTGCAGGCGTCCTGCACGACGATGGCGTCGGCGCACAGGTGCTTCTCGTGGGTGTAGCGGGTGTGCATCAGGACTCCTTCGGGGTCTGGTCGATGTCGGCCTTGGCCGAGATGGTGTGGCCGCCGGTGGGCCGATCCATCCGGTCGTAGGTCGCGCTCGCGCTGAGGTGGACGTTCGTGACCTCGGCGTCGTCGAACTTCTGCTTCAGCAGAGCGGCGACGGCCTCCTTGAGGTCGGCTTCGGTGAGGGTGACGGTGAGCTTCATGGGCGCCTCCAGGGCTGACGGGCCTGGGCTCGCTTGCCATCGGCCTTCGCGTCGTCGTTCGAGCTGGTGATGAGCCGGTAGAGGGCCTCGGCTTCCGCTTCGGTCAGCTTGGCCACGATGCTGCCGATCTCGGCCTGGTAGTGGCGGCCGCCGCGCTGTCGGCGCAGGAGTCTCTCGAGGTGCTGCTTCACGGCGACTCCTCGGCGGAGCTGCGCCAGGTCCAGGAGACGCGCTCCTTGGCGGGGAGGCTGGCGTCGTAGGTACCCACAGGCTCCTGCTCGGGGTCCTTCAGCGCGCCCGGGTAGACGAAGCAGATGGGCCCGGTGGGCAGCTCGGTCGTCTCGGTACGGAAGGGCTGGTCCCCGCTGACGGTGAAGTGGTGGGTGTCGGGATCGATGACTTCGAGACGGATCATGTGGCCTCCGGCCAGGTGTCGAGTTCGGGGTAGGGGGTCCAGGTGCGCACGCCGATGGCACGCGCCTGCTGCACCGCGTCGGCGGTGCCCCGCCCGCCGTGGACGTAGACCAGGAGGTCCACCTCGTAGGCAGGAAGGTCGATGAGGGTGGGGCTGAGCATCCAGCCGTTCCTGGCGATGCCGGCGCGCTTGCCCATGCGGTCCCACGGCGCGGGGATGACGAGGTGCGGGACCTGGCGGGCCTCCGCCCACCGCTGGGCGCTGGTGTCAGCACCCTTCGCGCCGCCGAGGATGAGCAGGGTGATGCCGTCCCGCTCCTTGATCTCGTCCAGGGCCGTCCAGAGCGTCGCGCCGTCGTGGAACTTCCGGCCGCCCGAGACTGCGACGATCATCGCGCCTCCCGGACGTGGGTGCGGTCCTCGGTGAAGAAGCGGCGCACGAACTCGCGGGCCTCGGCCTGCCGGGCCTCGAGCTCGACGACGTCGTAGCGGGTCAGCGTGCCCAGCGTTCCGCGCTGCCACTCGTTGTGGGCCAGCTTGCCGATGTAGAGCACGACGTCGAAGGTAGCGGTCATCACCTCGATGGCGCGCTGGCCCATGAACTTCGGGTAGTCCGTGTCGGGTCCGGGCGTCGCGCACCACGCCTTGTACATGGCGGCCATCACCTCGGCGTGGGTGGGCTTCGAGAAGTCCGGCTCCGGCGTCGTCAGGCGGTGTGCGAGCTCGCGGACGTGGGCGACGTACACGAAGTAGGGCAGGTCCTCGATGGGGGGACTGGCCCGGAACGCGCTGAAGTTCACGGGCTTGGAGAGCCCCTGGTTGGCGCCGGGCCCGTAGCCGATGTCCTTGAGGTGGTTCTCGACCCGGTCCATCTGCTCGAAGGCACGGATGATGACGAAGGTGGCGCGCGGTCCGAGGACCTGCTCGACGGCTGCTTGCGTGGCTGGGGTCATGATGGGTTCTCCTGGGGGATGTCGGCGGGGTCGGCGCGCACGAAGGCGCCCGAACGGATGATGATGCTGCAGAAGCCGCGGTAGCTCCCGCTGGTGACGGTGCCGTTGCGGCTCACCATGTACTTGGCGCCCTCGCCGCCTCCGTCGCGGACCTGGAAGCGGCCGTTGCGGTAGACGAAGTGGACCTGGACGAGAACGCGCTGCGTGTGCTTCCGGTGCTCGTAGGTCTCTGGGTCGGGCCCGAACCAGCTCTGGCGCAAGATCAGCCACTCGCCCTTCTCGGGGGGCTTGGGGTAGGTCATCTGTCACTCTCCGGGGGTGTTCTGGCGTTCAGGAACCTCCCCAGTCGGTGGGGGGCGCTCGAAACGCGCGCCAGTCCATGCTCTCCGCAGCCGCTTGGGGGTCGTCGAGATCTTCGGCGCGCTGTACGAAGCCACCTCCGTCCACCGGCGGCCAGAGGTCGTGAGGGGTGCGGAAGGGCATCACGCCGTCCCCCCGCCACACGCCGTCAGGGCCTTCCGAGGCCCATCGGGTGGTGACGTGGTCGGGGCCGACGTGTGACACGATCTCGTACGTGCCAGGCATCCTTCTGGAGGGGCACACATCCCCGACTCGGGGGTCCGCGGCCGGGTCCCGGGCAAGCGGTGAGATGTCGCCCCCGACGGCGTTGAGGGGGTCGATCTCGGGCGGCGGGACGTTCCGCGGCGTTGAGGGGGAGGCCCATATCCAGGGGAAGGGCAGGTCCTCCCCGAACTGGCGTGCCGTGATGTCGACGGCGACGCGCCGCCCGTCAGGGTGCGGGAACACGGCGACGAAGTGAGGCGAGCCGGGGTAGCCCTCGCAGGCCTCGATCTGCCCGCTCCACGGCTCCGACACGGGGCTGAACCACTCCCGTCGCCAGAGCTCGAGGACCTCGCCCTCGAGGCCGAATTCCGCCATGAAGCCCACGACCTCGTGGCTGGCGTACTCGCACAGGCCGGCACCGCCCGTGTCCTCGTTCAGGTCGACCCACTTGCTCCGCTTCTGCAGGAAGCGCTGGGTCAGCTCATGCAGGCGAAGGAAGAAGGGATCGGCGTCGACGGCGTCGCACTCGGACATTGGAACCTCCAGGTCTCCAAGTCCTTATGCGACGCCGCCTCGCCTCGATGTCAGTGGAACACGACCATCTCGGCGCGCGCCATCCGGTCCAGCCGCTCCGAGAGGTGCTTCATGCGCGCCTCGATGACGAGGACCTCCAGCGGGCAGTCCGGGACAGCCTCGGACAGATCGCGCAGCGTCGCGGCGGACTGGTTGAAGATGGACTCGTTGCGCACCTGCACCGCCGCGGAGATCCGCTCGGCTTGGGCAGGCAGCAGTGGCATCTCGTGGAACATGGGAACCTCCTAGCCTTCAACGACTTATGCGTCAGCCCGCGTTGGATTTGCACGCCCCCGCAGGCTACCGTGATTCCAAGAACCTGGAATGGAGCAGCATCATGGGCAACGGTCCGACCTCTCGTCTCGCGGGCCGCCGCCCGATCCGCCCTCCTCAGCTGGGCGGCATCGGTGCCGGCGACGCCGACATGCAGCGCGCCTCTGGCTCCGCGAACCCGGGCGTCGATGCCGCGATGGGTGGGATGAGCCCTGACGCGCAGCGGCAGGAGCTCGAGCAGCAGCAGAAGGCCGCCCAGGAGATCGAGGACACGCGCGTGTTCCTCATCGAGCTCATCAAGAGCGGCCGGTGGAAGCTGCCCGGCGAGGCCTCCACTCCAGCGAAGCAGGTGGAGTCCCTCGAGGGCGCCGACGACCGCATGCTCACCTACTGGATGGGGGAGTACGAGGCGTGGACGGCGCAGCAGAACGCGGTGCAGGACGAGAAGGACGAGGAGGTGGTCCGCCGCATGTTCCGCCTCGGTCCGGAGCACCCCGAGTACAAGTCCGTGCTGGACCAGGAGCGGAGGGCCGCCACCGAGGAAGGCCTCGTCCCGATGGACTTCGCCCAGCTCATGATGAAGAACTACGTCGAGCAGACCATCCCGATCCGCGACGGCTTCTCCATCGTCCTCCGCTCGATCACGACTCGGCAGGGGCAGTGGCTCGAGCGCCTGGGCCGTGAGCGGCTGTCCCAGCACTCGCACCTGGAGCAGCAGCACACCTTCGCCCTCTGGCAGGTGGCGGTGTCCCTGCAGGCCTACGTCTCCGGGGGCCACCGCTCCGACGTCGGGCACGACCTCGAGTCGTTCCAGGGCGAGAACGAGTTCAAGGCGTTCGTCGCCGCGCTCGACGCGCGCATGGACCTCCTCGCGAACAAGCCCGAGGAGCTCTCGCACGACTTCATCACCCAGTACGTCTGGTTCTGCGGGCGCGTCCGCTCGCTCATCACCGGCGACACGGTGAAGCGCCTGGGAAACTCCTAGAGACGCCGCTGGGCTGGGCTCAGGCCGAGCTCCTGTACGAGCGTCTCCTCCATCGATCCCACATCACGCCGCTCCAGGAGCGGCTGTGCATGGTGGTGAAGCTGCGGCAGTCCGCCATCGAGGCCGCCGCGCTGCAGACGCTCGCCTACGCCGGGGCGACCAAGGACAACCACAAGGCCGTCCTCAGCTCCCTCGACCGCTACATGAACCTCCGCTTCCCCGGAATGGGCGGGCCCTCCAACGACGAGCAGCGTCGGATGCGCCAGGCGCGCGAGATGCTGGCCCGCGAGGTCGAGAAGGTCTACCTCATCGAGCCGTACAAGGGCGACGGCAAGGACCTCGTGTCGAAGGCGATGGAGAGCAGCCACCCCGAATTCGCGGCTGCAGCTCGGCAGGCCGTGGCCATCGACGCCAGGCAGGCGATCGCGGACAGGAAGGCCGGGAAGCGGTGAGGTCAGCCCTGGAGGGCTCTCTTGGCGTCCAGGGCGGCAGGAGCCAGCCACCCGACCCCGGAGCCTGTCAGGAGGCCGCGGAAGGCCCCTTTGCCGCGCCCGACGGCTGCGCCGAGCCCTGCGCCGATGACTCCGCCCACTGCGGGAGCGGCCAAGGCGGCGCGCTTCGTCCGGGACAGCTTCTTCTTCTTCGGCGGCAGAGCACTGCTCGCGGCCAGCTTCTCCATCTCTTCGACGAACGCGTCTTGCAGCATGAGGACCTCGTGGGTGCAGTCTACCGCACGCAGATCCGCCGTGCCCTAGCGTGGTAGGTTTGGTAGGTTATGTGCCGTCCACCTGGAGGTCCGATGTCCATCTTGTCCGGGAGCGCCACCTACCGACGCTTCACCCTCGAGTCCCCACCGTCGTTCGGCGAGGGGTGGCGCGACACCTACCGAGACCGGCTGCAGGCCATGAGCGCGAAGGAGCCGCGTCCGGGGTCGAAGGAGGCGACGGCAGGCTGGTGCATCTTCGACGATCGGGCCGGCACCGACTTCGATGACATGAACCGCTGGTTGATCGGCGTCGACCACATCGTCCTCGGCATGCGCGTGAAGAGCCGCAAGCTCCCGGCCGCCGAGCTCAAGGCCGAGCTCGCGAAGCGCATGAAGGCGTGGTGCGACGAGCGCGGCGTCGAGCGGTGCCCTCGCTCGGTGAAGAAGGAGCTCAAGGAGACCCTGGAGAACGAGTGGTTGGCGCAGACCATCCCGACGTCGACCGTCACCGAGCTGGTGTGGGACTACCACAACAACATCGCCTACTTCGCCTCCCTGTCGGACAACGCCGGGGACACGGTGCGGCGCCTCTTCCACCGCACGTTCGGCCTGGTGCTCCGTCCGGAGTCGCCCCTGGACTGGGTCTCGGACGTGTTCACGCGGGAGGACCTCCTCTCCACCAGTCCCATCGCCGTCGCAGGAGGTGCCCAGTGAGCGAGCCCACCCCCTTCCCGACCCACCTCGGGTCCGAGTTCCTCCTCTGGCTCTGGTGCATCGCCGACACCGAGTCGCACATGAACGTCTCCGGCCTGGGCGTGATCGACCTCTGGGTCGAGGATCGCATCGCGTTCCGACCCTCCGGGGGCTCGACCGCGACCGTCCTCGTCACCGCCGAGAACAGCGCGCAGGACACCGCGGCCTTCGCTGCCCTCTACGCAGGCAAGCGGGTGCAGCAGATCCGCCTCGGGCTGCGCCGCGACGAGCGCGAGTTCACGTTCACGCTGGACGAGAACCTCCACGTCCGGGCCCTCAAGCTGCCCTCCATCCTGTCCGAGGGAGCCGAGGAGGCTGTTCTGGACCGGATGCACCTCATCGACGAGGTCCAGACGGTCATCGTCCAGCTGTTCGTCAAGTTCGCCGCCCTACGTCGAGATCTGCCCCTGTTCAAGGAGCGCGTCGGTTCGTGGCTGAGCGCAGCGCAGTAGGTCGTGCAAGGGTACGTCCGTGATCCACGGAGGTCCCTCATGCCCGTCTACGAAGCTCTCGTCATCGCAGCTCTCTTCTGGATGTCCGTCATCCTGTTCTTGAGTGCGTCGGGCTTCGTGACGGTGCACGCGCTCATCCACTCGATCTACACCGCACGCGTCCTGTGGGCTTTCGATGGAGAGGGAGACCTGCGGGAAGGGCTCGTCGACGTCGGGGCGGAGTCCGTGGCCCGCCTTCTGACGGAGGGCCAGGACGTCCTGGCCCTCCGTCGATCCTACGACCTCGAGCACTGGCTGGCCGTCATCGCCTTCGGCTCGGGCTCCACCGCCTTCTTCGGGTGCCTGGCCGCCGTCTGCGCCCTGGCCCGCCACGGCGTCTGACGCTCCTCAGCGGCGCGGGAACACCCACACCGGTCCGAGGTCGAAGCAGAGGCCCTCCTCCTTGGCACGGAAGCACTCGGGGTCGACCCTGCACGCCTGCCAGAGATCCTCTCGCATGACGTAGAGCCTCCGCTCGAAGACCACCAGGCGCCATCCCTTGCTCATCCTCGACAGGAGCAGGCGGGCCGCCGAGTACCACGCCTCGACGGCGGGCCTCTTGGCGCGGCGCTCGTCCGGGCGCGGCACGCCCTTCGCTGGCTGGCGGCTGCGTCCCTTGTGCCTCTTGCTCCGCTTCTGTCCCACCGGACCTCCCGTTCGCCTCCACCCACAAGAACCTGTAGGCCGCAGAGTTCCGCCCCCACGGTGGCTTCTCCGCACTGTAGCCCTTTCCAAGAAGTTGCACTCGCGATAGTTCCCGGTGTACTCTCTCGGCAAGAACTGGTGGAGCGAGGTGAGGCGTGATCACCGAGCAGGACATCTCGGAGCTTCTCGACTACGGCGAGATCAGCCAGGAGGCGGCCCGCGCCCTCCGCATGCGGCTGTACATGAACCGTCGGGACGAAGTCCACCTGGAGCGGTCCAAGTCCATCCTCGAGGGGGACCTGCGGGCCCGCCATGAGATGGTGCGGACTTCGGGCGTCGACGAGGACGTTCCCTGCCTGGCGGCCAGCGGAGGCCCCTGCGTGTGCCGAAACTGCCGCGGCTGGCGTGGGTACAGCGAAGAAGGCGCGCAGACGTAGGCCGGGCGCACCCCGCCACGACGTCGAGGGACGTCGCGACGGGGCCGCCGGGCAGATTCGTCAGGTCAGCGAGTTCCGCAGGTCCTCCAGCCCTTCCGTGAGCAGCGTCGTCGAGCGACGCCCCCACAGGGCGGCCGCGTCCCGCATCGAGATCGGGTCGCACCCGTCGATGCCGTAGGCGGCTTCGACGACGGCGCGCTGCTCCGGGTCCAGCATCCGGAGCGCGCGCTCCAGGTCCGTGTCGAGGGACACCACATCGTCCGCCTCGATGACGAGGAGTCCGTCGATGATGGCCTCCTCGGCGGTCGCTGCCGTGTGGTCCGCGGTGATGATGCAGTCGAGGTCGATGCAGCCGAGCACGGCGATACTCGCCGCCTCCAGCTGGAGGAAGTCGTAGCGCAGGTCTTTCAAGGTTCTCTCCGAGGGTGAGTGTTCTCCTGGAAGCCGTGGCCTCCAAGTCCTTATGCGAGCACGCCCTTCGCGATTTCACCGCATGCGCGCATAAGGGGAAGACAGCCGAGGCCTTCAACCCCCCTCACCAGGAGACGACCATGTCCCTCGTTCCTCTCTCCGACCTCCCGTCGGAGACTCCCGAGACCCTCGTCCGCGTCATCGCGGTGCTCGACGGTCACGCCTGCTCCACTCCCGACGTCGGCCTGTTCAGCACCGTCCGCGACGCCGCCGCCGCCGAGGACTGGACCGAGCGCCTGATGGACAGCTACGTCGGCGACAGCAAGGACGACATCGCCACCGACTCGGAGTGCGAGGCGCGCGGCCGCGTCCTCTCCTCCATCGTCGAGGAGTCCAAGTTCCGGGCGCTGATGCCCGACGGCTTCTTCGATGACATCGACCTCGACAGCGACGTGGCCGGAGCCACCGAGTCGGACACGCTGTCCTGGCTGCACCAGGTCATGAGCAAGCTGGCCAACGGGCAGGTCGCCAAGCTCGCCATCCTGGCGGCGCTGGTGGACGAGCTCGAGGCGGCGACGGCGCACATCAACGAGATGCCCCACTTCACCAAGGTCACCGACGAGGACAGCGCCAAGGACTGGGCCTGCCAGCTCGTGGCCTGCCTCCGCGACGACGGCGCCGATGCCGTCCGCAAGGAGAGGGCGTGATGCAGTACGTCGTCATCATCCCCGTCTTCGCGCACGAGGACGGGCACAAGTACGCGCTCGTGCACCTCAAGACCCACGGCCCGATGGGAGCCCAGGGCGTCAACGGCTTCGGCGGCAAGGTCGAAGAGGGAGAGACCATCACGATGGCGCTTCAGCGCGAGCAGCGCGAGGAGCTTCCCGGCCTTGGCGTCATGGAGTCCTGGTCCGAGCTCGGCACCATCTCGGGCGAGGGCTGGGAGGTCGTGTTCACCCGGGCCTACATCCCCGCACCGCCCCCTCGTCCGCTCGCCACCCCCGAGCTTCGTCGCTCCTTCGTCGTCCGGGACGACGAGCTCAACGACGTCGCCTGGAGGGTGCCGTGGGCCGAGAACTTCCTGCCGATGCTCCGCAAGGCGCTCGGCGTCATGCCCAAGCAGACCCTGGAGGGACCATGAAGCTCGCCATCGTAGGCCGTGCTGGACACGGCAAGGACACCATCGGGGAGGCGGTCATCGCCCTCGGTGCGCAGCGGGTGGCCTTCGCCGACCCGATCAAGGAGATGGCCTGCACGGGCCTCGGCATCAGCCGAGAGGTTCTGTGGGGGCCTGCCGAGGTCAAGGAGCAGGTCGTCGAGCGCTACGGCGTCACGACGCGGCACATCCTGCAGACCCTCGGCACCGAGTGGGGGCGCAACTGCGTGGACCAGGACATCTGGGTCAAGCGCGCCATCGACCACACCATCCCGCAGTGGGAGTCCGCCGGCGTCCTGGACTTCGTGGTGACCGACGTGCGGTTCCTCAACGAGGCCGAGCTCCTGCGGGAGGCCGGGTTCGTGATCGTGCGCGTCGAGCGCCCCGGGTACGGTCCTTCGCCGACGACCTGGTGGGAGCGATGCCTCCATGCTGCGACGTTCGGCCTTCTGGGCCGGGTCGAGCACCAGTCCGAGTCCGAGCTCGCTCGCATCGAGGAGGACGTGAAGATCCTCAACGACGGGACCGTCGACGACCTCAAGCGCAAGGCTCGGGCCCTGGCGAACCGTGCTCGACGCGAGCACTGGCCGGAGGGGCGATGAGCGACCCTCGCACCGAGATGCTGAAGCTGGCCGACCGCTTCGACGCCGCCGACAACCGCGAGGCCGGGGACATGACCCGCCGCCTCGTGCAGGAGATGGACGTCGAGTACCAGGCTGCCTTGGACCGCATCATCCTGGGCAACTCCTTCGTCCTCGAGGTTGCAGATCCCGCCTCCCCCACGGGCACGCGCAAGACGCGCCTGGACCCGACCGCCGTCACCTTCCGCACGGAGCCCGACCATGAACGCTCAGGATGACCGAGCCAAGGCGAAGACCAAGGCGCTGCGGGACTACGTCGACGACCACATCGACGACGGGACCAAGACCCTGCTCCGCCTGGCGTGGTGGGACCTGTGGCACGGCCCCTTCTACGCCGACAACCCCCCGGAGCCTGACGTGGGCTGGGAGACGTGGCCCGGGTTCTCCGAGGCCGTGGCCCAGATCAACGACGGCCTCATCAACGTGCCGCGCACGCTCTACATCGACCTCGACGCCCTGATCCTCTCGGAGGCAGCGCCGGAGGGGACCTGGGAGCACGACCCCGAGCACCCCGATGCCGACGAGGAGGGGGACGTCTGGTACGAGCCCGAGCTCGACCGAACCCTCCGCCTCGAGTGGCACGACATCAAGCGGCTGCTCTGGTCAGAGCTCGCCACCTACCTGGAGTGATCATGGACATGCAGTCCACCGAAGGCCGCCTCGCGGCCGCCCGCGAGCTGTTCGACGCCGCCATCGCAGGATGCGTCGAGAACGGCCCCATGCCGCAGGAGATCCTGTACCTGTGGAGCCCACAGCGCCCCGACAACCTCTACACGCTCGTCATGCCCCCGTGCCGGACGCCCGGCATGCGGCCCAGCGCGGTCAAGGCGCTGGCGAAGGCCCACAAGGCCACCGTGGCGTTCCTCGTGCTCGAGGTGACCATGGAGCTCCGTCCCGTCATCCCCACGGACGAGGGCATCACGTTCGGCGACGCCGCCGGCGACCCGGTCGATGCCCTCATGGGCGTCCTCCTCACGGGCGACGGCGACGCCACCTACCTGTCCGTTCGGAGCAGCGAGTCCGACATGTCCGAGGTCCAGGTGAAGGGCGAGCTCGTCGACGAGCCTGTCCCCTCGATGGGCAACCTCTCCAACCTCCTCCGCGTCGACCAGGCCGTCGGCGACATCTACCACTGAGGTCCTCATGCAGATCACCTTCCCGCGCCCCTGGCGCTCCTTCCGTCACTGGCTCGAGGCCAAGGGCATCCACTGGCACGGCATCAACGAGAGCGCGCGCAACAAGCCCAAGGACGAGTTCCACTTCCCCTGGTACTACCGGTTCTTCCTGCACACGAGCGGGGACCGCACGTTCCGCTTCTCCTGGTGCGCGAAGAAGCAGTGGTGCCAGGCGGGCATCAGCCTGGGCTTCGACGACGACGGCGGCCTGTCCTGGAGCCTCACCTTCCCCTTCCTGGCCCTGTACGGCGGGATGGAGTGGCGCGGCGTCTACTCCGTGCTCCAGTGGGCGCACGACAAGGGCTTCACCCGCACCAAGTACAGCTCGTTCACCGTCCTCGCCTTCAGCATCCAGAACGAGCAGTACGTGACCGACGGTCTGTACTTCGACCTGTGGTGGTCCTGGCGCATGCTCACCGACCCGGACGAGTCGAACTACGAGACCGACCCGTGGTGGGCCGAGGCCTGCGGCTCCCTGCTGTCCAAGACGTTCGGACCCGTGACGCAGCAGCGCCTCGCGACCACGGTCACCGACTACCCGGTGTCCTTCGTGATGGCCTCCTACGGGGAGGACCCGCGGCCCACCACCTACGAGGGCAAGGTCACCGTCGAGCACCTCCACCTGCACTGCCCCTGGATGCCGTGGGCGGACGAGGAGTGGCTCACGGCCGCGATCGAGATCGAGGAGCCGCCGGGCCACCCCGGCAAGGGCACCTGCGCCCACAACATCGACGACGACGCCATCTACGCCATCCACAACATCAAGGTGGACTCCCTGGCATCGGCGCCCGACCAGGCCGTCCTCCACTACGTGAACGCGGTGCAGCGCAACCGCGACCGCTACCCCCTGTGAGGTGACCATGAGCAGCGAGATCCGCAAGCACGACCGCGTCCAGGCCGACGGCCGGTACGGGATCGTGACCCACATCGAGAGCCTCCTCGCGGACGTCGAGTTCAACGGCGACGGCGTGAAGCGCTACCCCGTGAAGGACCTGGAGCTGGTGGAGATCGCCATCCAGTTCACCGTCTACGGCACGGAGTTCCTCGTCTACGAGGACCCGCCCAACGGCTGGAAGGAGTGGCATCGCGGCCTGGGCGACTACCGCTACGCCCGCGCGCGTCACCTCCGTCGAGACCGCGAGATCGAGGAGCACCTCGTCGAGCTCGCGCGCACCGAGCCGCAGCCCGAGGTCCTCATCGGAGAGTTCTCCGAGGCGAGGGAGGAGCCGGTCCTGATTCGCACCTTCTACGGGCCGCTCAAGAACGTGCCGCACGCCACCTTCCTGGTCTGTGACCTGCGCCACCACCTGTGCTCAGCCCGCTCTCCCTCGGCCTTCCTGGCCGAGAACGCGCCGTCCGTGCACGAGGTCTACTGGAGCGGCAACGTCGGCGCGCAGACCAAGCTCGCCTTCGTCTACGGCGCGGACTCGGAGCGGGAGGCCGTCGTGCACCACGACCCGAAGCTGTGGCGGCCGAAGCGGTACGTGGCCGAGCTCCTGAAGCTCGTGGCGAAGTACGGGCCGGGAACCGTGATCTTCTTCGTGCACGCGAACAAGAAGGTCACCGTCACGGCCGACGGCTTCCAGAAGTGGCGCGACGCGTTCGACGCCCGCCCGGAGCGAGCTCTCGTCGATGCCCGCTTCCTCCTCGGGGCCTAGCCCCACACCCATCACACCTACCTGGAGGCCTACGTGCCCAGACCCACAGTTCGATTGAAGTGCCCCGCCGACGTCCACCACTCCCACGTCGAGCGGACCGTCGAGTTCATCCACCGAGGCAAGGGAGGCGACGAAGACGCCGGCGGCCTCATCAACCTGCGCCGCGTCGACGACGGGTCCCTGCTCGTCAGCCTGTACCGGTGCGACGGCCCAGTCGTCGTGCAGATCGGCAAGGACGTGCAGTACCAGCTCCCCCTCGACGGTCGGTGCGTCGGCACCACCCCGAACGTCGCCACGGAGGTGCACGGCCTGGTGCCGCTCCTCCGTTCCGTGCGACACCTCTACGGCGACCGCGTCTTCGACGAGATGGTCTCGCTCGCGCGCGCCGAGGAGGCGTCGGACGTGCAGGAGGACCTGGGCACATGACGCTGAACAACCTCAAGATCTTGACCAGCGCAGGCGCTCTGCCCGGAGTCGCAACGATCAACCTCGAAGCGCCTCCCGAGTGCTGCGTGTCCTGGGACTACTCCGCGCCGCCCCCGCCCTCAGTGCCTCTGCTCGCCGGAGCCTCGTCCCCTTCCCTCCGCGGACAGTGGAGGTTCCGCGACGAGAGCGGAGAGGAGTGGACCGAGGCGACCCTGTGGAACCGGGAAGTGCTGCGCCGGCAAGGTGTCTCCCACCCGAACGACTCGAGGGTCACATGAACAAGAACATGGAACGCCTGCAGCTCTTCGAGAAGGTGCGTGTCGAAGAGCGCCGAGTGGAGGAGATCCTTCACGCCTACGCACGAGAAGTCCGGTCCCCCGTCCAGAATCCCGGCACGAGCCCTTCCGAGTTCTTGGAAGGGTGGAAGGACACCACCAACAAGTTGCGTACCGAACTCCAAGAGGCGCTAGACTCCTTGGAAGAGGCACGTTCCAACATCTTGGGATACTGCTCCCGAGACCTGGAGGCATGATGAGTTCGATGAAGAAGGCCCGCCGCGGGACCAGCGGTCTGGGAGGTCAGCGCCGGCGCGACGCCGCCGCCGATGTCAGCTACGCGTTCGCCGCGCGCCAGTCGACGCTGGACCAGGTGCGGCGCACCAGCGGCATGATGATGCTCAAGCGCGTCGACGGACAGCTTCGCTCCGTCCCGAACGAGACCGGCCAGTCGTACATCGACAGTGCCAACCAGCAGCTCGCGGAGGCGCAGCGGGAGCTCCGCAACGTCGGCCGGGACCCCGCGCGGGACTACCGGGCGGGACGAGCATGAGCGGCCTCAAGGACCTGCAGGTCAACGCCCTCTACGTCTTCTACACCACGGACCCGGACGACCAGCGCATCGACAGCGCCTTCGTCGGGAAGCTCGTCGAGGAGACGAGCAACTTCCTCCGCGTGGAGAAGCTCTCGCTGTGCCCGACGGACGAGTCGCGGCCCGTCATCGGCATCGCCAAGGCGGACGTCGGGTACCGGGCGCACCCGCTCCCCACCGACACGTCGAACGTGTGGGAGGCCATCCCGCAGCTGCTGGTGCCGCCCAAGGGCTGGCCGCAGTCCATCGAGACGGTGAAGGGCCTCGATCCCGATGCGAAGCCCATCGTCGTCGGCCGCATCAACCCCAAGGGCGTCGGGCCCGGGGGCGTGCAGCTGACCGAGATCGACCTCAAGCAGAAGCATGTGGCCAAGCCGTTCCTTCCCGGACTGGCCCGGCTCATCTTCCAGGCGTTCCACTGGGAGACGCCGCTCAACTGATGAACCGCCTGCGGCGGGGGGCCTCACGGTCCCCGCCGCAGCCGTGTTCGGCCTTCTTTCGCCCTGGGGAATGAGCGTGAAGCACAAGGACATCGTGCCCGGACAGAGCTACGTCGGACGAGGCAACGACCGGACGACAAGAACCGTCCTGCTCGTTGGGACCGCCGACGACTGCGAAGTGCCGCCCGAGCACCAGAGGTTCTTGAAGCTCGACCAGCGGTTCGTCAAGTACAGCACCGCGGACGGGACCGTGTCGTGGGACACCCTGGTCTCCTTCGCGCAGTGGGCCACGTCCATCGACGCTGGATGGCCTCGCGAAGAGGGGGACCTCTTCGTCTCCGTCGTCGACGCGGGCATCAAGGTCACCGTCGACGCTGTGCTCCACCCCGACAAGTCCGAGAAGCTCGCCCGATGGTTGCGTGATGCGGTCAGGGACAAGCGGCACTTCGACTCCGAACGCGACGAGGAAGACGAGGTGTTCCGATGAAGAACGGCTTCTCCAAGGCGCTCCGCGCTGTCATCCAGAGGACGACCGGCACCGCCATCGGGCTGTCTCGGAAGCTCAAGGTGCCAAACAACACGCTCTCCACCTGGCTCCGCAGCAGCCACCACCCCCGCTCCGCGGTGATGGGCAAGGTCCTTCGGATCTTGCCGTTCACGCCGAAGGAGCGGGTGAGTGCCCTCGCCGACTTCTTCGGTGTGAAGGACCTTGCCGACCTCTCGATCATCGTGCCCGACGAGGACTTGGAGCGGTCGCACGAGGTCGCGCAGCAGTTTCACGAGGTCTACGAGGAGCTCGCGCCGAAGCACGGGTACGAGACCCGGGAGGACAGTCGCGTCCCTTGGGAGGATGTACCTGCCCAGAACAGGGACCTCATGGTAGAGGTTGCACGCACGCTCTTGGAGCGTGGCGTCATCGTCGTACCCGCACCCTGACCGGAGACATCATGCTCGGAACCACCGTCCTCTTCCACGTCGCCCCCGACGTCGCCTACCCCGCCATCGTCACAGCCGTCTTCGACGGTCCAGACGGGCACCCCAACCTCAACCTGCAGGTCATCCTCGACGGACCGAACGCCGTGCAGCACGGATTCTCCCTCGACGACGCGGCGCAGGGCATGTGCTGGAAGGGCACCGTGGCGTACGGAGACGGCGTCGGCTTCTGGTCGTGGTCCCCGCAGCCGGACCACGGCGACGAGGGCTTCAGCTACGACGACGTGTGCGAGGTGACGTCCATCTCCGTCGACGCCTTCAACGCTGGCATCCAGGCGGGGGACAGCCGGGAGGACGCCCTCGCCGCCGCTGTCGCCGCTGCCGTGGCTCACGGCCAGGTCATCGACCTCCGCGACGGAAGCGACGACGAGGACGAGAACCCCGACGAGTACGCCGTCTACGTGAACTTCATCGTGGACATCTACGAGGCGCGCATCGCGGACGGCGACAGCCCCGAGGACGCGAAGTTCGCGGCCTGCGCGGCTGTGTGGGAGATGAACTCCGAGCAGGGCTGCTCCAACCCCGAGCCCGGCGACGAGGGCGCGGACGGGAACCCCCTCACCGTCCTGGAGTGGCTCAACGGCAACCTCGAGGACCCCTGCTGGCCCCTCGAGCCACGGCCCGAGGGCTCTCCGGGCACCGACCCGCAGGCGCCCATCCCGCCCGAGTACACCTGGCAGGTGGTCGACAGCGGCCCCGACGGGGAGTTCTGGGGCTGGGGCCCGCCCGAGGGCGGCAGCGACTCCGGCTCCCCGCCCGCCATCCACGGCGAGGGCCGGAACGCCTACGAGCACCGCACCGGGCAGGGCTGGCCGTGGCCGGATCCGACCAGCCTGTGGTTCGAGAACGAGCGCGGGACGGCGCCCGACGGTCCGACGGGCAACGGCTGCACGGTGCCGCACGACTTCGACTTCGAGAACGTCCCGCACCCGATGCCGTGGACGCCCTGCTCGCCCCCTCCCCAGGACTGACGGCGAAGAAGGGCTGACGCCCTGGACGCCCGCCCCAGCGACGGGGCGGGCGTCTTGCGTTCACCACTCGAGAACCAGGCGGTCACCGACGGCGACCCAGCCGCCGGTGCGCGGCCCGAAGTCGAAGGCCGTGCCGAAGTCGGTGTAGACGTCGCCGCGGTAGCAGCTCGGGCAGTTCTCGACCTCGAGATAGCTGGCCACTCCGTGGAACTCGCCCATGTCGGACGTCGGCCCCGAGTAGATGGTGCCGGCGGCCTCTGCGGTGACGCCCTCGTGGGTGAGCCCGAGGCGGGCTTCCCCGACCCAGGCGCACGCATCGGTCTCCCACCGCCACTGCTGGACCTCGAGGGACATCCAGACGTCGTTCCCGTCCGGGTCCCGCGCCACCGCCACCCAGTCGTCGGGGGTGTAGATGTCGCAGCCCGGCGGCGGGCCGTCGGTCGTGAACCGCAGGAAGCCGTCCCCGTCGATGATGCACCCGGTCAGGAGCAGGCAGATCAGGCTACGCATCGATGCCTCCCGGCAGGGTGTTGTCCACCACCAGGCGCAGACCTCCCTGAGCCCCTTGCGTGGGCTGGGTGAGGACCTGCTCGGAGGTCTCGAACACGAAGACGATCTGGTAGATCGCGATGAAGGGGATGGAGCAGCGCAGCAGCCGGTCGCCGAAGGAGAGGACGACGTGGAGCTGCTCGGGCCCGGCGGAGGGCGGCTCTCCGCGCCCATCCAGCGCCTCGTACGTGCCGGCGTCCAGCGCGATGACCACCATGTTCCGCTCGCGCGACGGGAACATGGGTCCACCCCACGGGATGACGTTCAGGATCTCGGTGTTGAGCATCATCGCGAAGGGCAGGCGGTTCTCGACGGCGAACTGGAGGAGCCGCTGTGCCTCCTCGGACTGCTTGATCACGGGCTTGACGTCGGTCATGGGTTCTCCGTGGGGTTGGGGGCTTCCTGGATGCAGAAGCATCGGTCGCGGACGCATCCTCCGCTGGGGGAGTAGGCAGAGCCCCCGCAGCGGTCGAAGCAGGCCTCGACCTGCGCCACGCTGCTGCGGTGGCAGTAGACTCCTGGGCCCACGGTCGCGCCCAGGAGGAGCCCGAGCGCGACCAGGGTGAGGAGCCGGTCGTGGGTGTTGACCGGGTACACGGTGTTGAGGCGTTCGCCGCTCACAGGCTCTCCAGGTCGATGTCGTTGGTGAGCTGGGCCAGCGCCGACTGCGCCTGCGCCCGGTACTCGAAGTTGGTGCCGTGGGCCTTGGACCGCAGCTCCAGCATGTAGACCATGTCGCGGAGGCCTCCCTCGCCTTCCAGCAGGCTGGCCGCCCCCAGGGGCAGCGCCAGCATGGACAGGTAGTGCTCGCCCGCCTTGCGGAGCTCGCGGTAGACCTCGCCCGCGCGCTTCATCAGGCCTTCGGTGTGCTCCTGCGCGTAGGCCGACTTCGGCTCGTAGTCGTGGTGAACGACCGGCGTGCCGCCGTAGATGGGCGCGAGGAGGGGCGTCAGGTTCCAGGGCATCATCGTCCGGTGCCGGTGCCAGTCGCGCGCGACCGCCAGGGAGCAGACCGTCGTGAACCGCGCGCGCGCGCGGTTGTGGCTCGGGTCGATGTAGCCGCCCTGGTCGCCACGCACGTAGGCCAGCCGGTGGTCGTGCTCGCCGTCGGTCGTCAGGCCGCAGTAGGTCATGGCGTCGAGCTTGCGCAGCTCGCGCAGGACCTCTCGGTGGTTCGTGCCCTGCTCCCAGAACAGCATGTGGCCCGGGACCCGCCGCCAGTTCTCGCTCTGGTCGTCGGGCGAGGTCAGCGCCGTCCGGAGGCTGTAGCCGCGCAGCGCTGGCAGCGCGTCGTTGTAGGCGGCCTCGATGGCCTCCCACACGGCGTAGGGCCGCTCGCTGTTGCCCTCGGAGGCCCGCCAGCAGTTGTAGGCGAGTGCCTGGGCGTTGCTGATCACGCGGCCCATGTCCCGGACGTTGGCGGCGTGGGCGAAGCCCGTCGCGATGGTTCCAGGCAGAGCCCAGCGCGCGCGGTCGTAGGCCGGACGGAAGGGCTCCTTGTCCGCGATGCCCAGGGCTTCCCGGTTCTTCGCGTTCGTCAGGTGGTCCTTCCACCAGTCGACCTCGGCCGCGAACACCTGGAGCCACCGCTCGTGCAGCTCCGCCAGGGGCTCCACGTCGTCGGCCTCGAAGCACATCGGCCAGTCCTTGTACGCCTTGGCGCGCGTGCTGAACTCCTGGCCCTTCACGAGCGGGCCGTCGAAGGACAGCCAGGCTGTGTACCAGGACACGCCCTCGACGAACACCGTCGGCGAGCCCGTGAGCTCCATGATGGAGCTGTGCCCGTAGTTGCCCACGAACTTGTCCATGAAGGTCTGGACGTACGGCGGGACGTGCACCGTCAGGACCTTCTCGGCCTTCGTGCGCCAGTAGGCGGCGTCGCGGCCGCGCTCGCGGGCCGATGCCTCGCGGTGCAGGCCGGGGAGCATCCCCTCGAGGATCTCGTCGTAGCGCAGGCGGACACCGCCCTTGGGCATGCGCGAGCTCATCGCGGCCAGCATGGCGCGGGTCTCGGGGCGCATGCGGTGGTCGAGGGACAGGACGGAGAAGCCGTCGTCGTGGTGGGTGTGCAGCAGGTCGGTCATGAGGGCTCCAGGGCGGTCAGCTGAGAGAGGGGAACTTCGGTAGGGAACTCGAGGACGGGGTCGTCGGGGTCGGGAGGCCAGGCCGGAAGGAACTGCCCGGTGTCGGGGTCCTTCCGCTTCTCGAACAGGCCCCGGTCGATGACGCGCGCGTGGATGCCGTACGCGGTCTCGAACCGGATGCTGTCCTCCTGCGGGTGCCCGTCGAACGGGATGCAGCCCGCCACGCACTCGCCGGTCTCGTCGTCGAGGCCGGCTCCGCACTCCAGGCAGGAGCTGTCGCTGCCGCTCATGCGGCTCGTGAACTCGTGGCGGGCTTCTTCGTCGCCCCAGCACTCCTCGAGGTCGTCGAGGTTGAGCCGCAGGTAGTAGCCCTCGCGGCGGCGGGAATGGGCGTCGAACCAGTAGACGAGAGTCCCAGCGTCGAACGGCCACCCTTCGGCGGCCGTGTGCTGGGAGATGGGTGTGTCATCGGACACAGGTCACCTCAGTATGGTAGGGGCGCGGGCAGCCAGACGGCGTACTGGCCCGCAAGGTCGGTGTAGAATCCGTTGCGCAGCTCCTTGCTGATGCCGACCTCAATGAGGTTGTCCATCACTGTCTCGAGGAGCTGCTCGCGGTCTTGGTGCATGAGGTCGCTGTAGCGGTCACGGCCCATGTGCTCACGGACGGTGTCGGACAGGTCCGGGCGGTCAGCGAGCTCGTACGCGACGATGCGAGCGATCATCGCGTCCTGGGTCTCGTTGAGCCACAGCCACTCACGGATGTACTCGTAGGGCGTGGTGAGGTCTATCGTACCGTCGGCGCACACCACATTCACCGCAGCGTGCATCTCGTGCGGGACGTTCATGTACATGTAGGGCCTCCCAGGCCCTTATGCGACCCGGGACCTACGGGGATGCAGAGGTCTCGACACGCCCCTCCAGTCGCAGGAGGGTGGCGTGGACGTACTTCATCTGGGTCTTCACCACGGCGACGTCGTTCTCGATACGCCGCAGCGTCTCGGAATCACGCTCGGCCTGGTCATCCTTCTCCTCGGACAACCGCATGCGGTACTCGAGGTTCACCTGCCACAACGTCAGGCTCGGCACCGACGCGATGAACAGCGCGATGACGATGGTACGGACCCAGGCGGGCACGGTGATCGTGTCTGGCTTCTTCTCATCTGCCATGCTCCACGACCTCCTTCGAGACCCGGTCCAGGGCAGTCTCCATGGACCGGAGCTGTGCACGCAACACCTGGAGATCCGACATCTCCATGCCGATCATGTAGTCGGCGGGGAGGCCCTCCGAGGCGTTGTCGAAGAGGTTGTGGTAGTTCAGGACCACATGACCATCGTCCACGGGCGTGATGGTGCTGTAGAAGTACCTCTGGGCGCCGTCCTTGGTCTTGAGCGCGGTGACGCCAACCGAGACCGGAGACCCGGAGTCTCGGGCGAACCGCACGAGATCTGCGTACTTCTCGCCGCCCTCGCTGTTCAGGGCAGGAAAGCACTCGAGCACGGGAGAGCCCTCGCACTCGCTGACCGCGTGCCCGATCACGGCATCCGCTGCTGGATTGCTGAACCCCACCCGCCAGTCGGACAAGCTGTCTCCGTGCAGCCTCCACACGGTGTAGCCCACGTAGGAGTTGTCCACGATGACCTGGGGGTCCACAGCCAGGTCATCGTGATCGTCCGAGGACAGAGGCTCTGCGGTGTCCTCGATATGGAAGCCCGCGACGCTCTTCTTGATGGCGCGGGTCCCTCCGGGCAGGGCGGCGAGGAGCACGGCACCGGCGAGCATGATGGCGACGGACCCCCACGCGCAGGCGTGGGTGAGTCCGGGGAGCAGGACGACGCGTCGGGTGTCCATGTGGAGCAGCCTCCAGGGGTCTTCGTCTACGTGTATACCCTGCAGAGCCTGCGGGACACGTAGGCTACGACACGCCCCACACCATTGCGAGCTGGTCCCGCGCTCTGGTGACGGCGGTGTAGATCATCCGACGACCCTCGTCCGGGCTCTCTCGGGTCCGGCGAAGCACGGCCCCGTCGACGACGACGCACACCCGCTCCCACTCCGAGCCCTGCGAGGCGTGGATGGTCAGAGCGAACCCGTGGTCGCAGTGAACCCACACCGGGTCTCGCTTCGCCCGCTTCTGCTTCCACTCGATGTAGTGGTTCTTGCTGCCGTTGAAGTAGTCCAGGTTGAGGAGGAAGGATCCTCGCTCGGTGTGGACGACCACGGCGTTGGCGCAGATGTCGGACACGGCGTGCTCGACCGCCTCGACGGTCACGACCTCGCCGTTCATGAGCTGGAGGTCGTGGTTGTTGACGCGAACCAGCAGACGGTCGCCGGGCACGACCGGGCCCTCCCGGTACAGGCCGAGCCCTTGGCGGATGTCGCGGTTGAGCTTGTGCCGCATGCGGTTCGTGTAGGTCAGGACCGTGGCGTCCAGGCCAGCCTTGTACTGGTCGAGGGTCCACTTCATCGCCGACTGGTACCCCCGGTAGACCTGCAGCTGGTCGCTGTCGTGCTCGTAGGTCTGGCTCCAGTCGTTGCCCCACCCCTCCCGGATGGCGGTGGCGTAGGCCAGGATGGGGTTGCCGTCCTGCTGGCGGTGGACCTTCGTGAGCTCGGCGTCGGGCTCCTCCATCGACGGCCCCCACGTGGGGGAGCCCGGCTTGGCCTTGGGGTCGACGGGCATGAGCTGCTCCTTGTCGCCGACGTAGAGGACCTGCGCGCGCGCCGGCAGGCTCTGGTGGATGTCGTTGTAGAGCTTGGGACCCACCATCGAGGCCTCGTCGATGACCGCGAGCTGTCCCGGGCCGCACACGCCCTGGGGGCTGTGGAAGTGGAGTTCGCCGGTCGCCTTGTCCCGGGAGACCCGCGGGTAGAGGGCCTTGTGGACAGTCGAGCACGCACGCCCGGTGACCTCGGACAGGCGGAAGGCGGCCTTCCCCGTCGGTGCGAGCAGGGTGCATGCGCGCCCGAGCTCCTCCTCGACGATCTGGATGGTCGAGCGCATCAGGGTGGTCTTGCCGCAGCCGGCGGCGCCCACGAGGACGATGTCGGAGCCGACGGGGTTGCGGAGTAGGTCCAGGATGGTCTCCTGGGCGACCTCCTGGTCTGCCGAGAGCGTGATGGTCATGGTCATTCGGAGGTCCTCTTCAGGTCGGGGAGCTTGCGGCGCACCGCGTCAGCTCGTGGGATGGTGGTTCGGTCGTAGATGTCATCGTCGGCCAGGAGCTCGCTGGCGAACGTCTGGTCCCAGGCTCGGCCGCCGTAGACGGGAGCGTCGAGGCCGCCAGGGTCGGCAGGCCTCCAGCCTTCTGGCCCGAGGTACCACCAGGACTTGTCCAGGTAGACCATGTCGCCGGGAGAGAGCTGGTGGATGCGCTGGAGGTGCTGCAGTTCCTTGGTGTCGGCCCCCAGCGCGCGGGACCTCCCGACGTAGGCGAGGCCGGCCTCTTCGTCGTAGGCGAACACCATGTAGGGGATCCCCACGGTGCCGCCAGGGCTTCTTCGTCTGGCCATAGCAGGCCTCCGTGCGTTAGCCTCCGGGCAGGAGGTCAGTGGTGTCTCAGGTTGCCGCCGTCACGAAGCCGTCTCCCCTCACCAGCAGGAAGTTCCTCAACCTCCTCCTGGCCGTGGTGACGTGGCCCGTGCTCATCATCTTCGGAGCGATGATGCAGGTGCACTACGTGCCCCTGACGGCGATGGTCATGACGCTGGGCTTCGTGCAGGTGTCTCACATCTTCGGGCAGTCGGCTGTCGACGTGTACGCGAAGATGCCGGGGTCCCTCGCCTCTGCCGCCTCGGCGCCGCTGGAAACCGGATCCAGTCTGGCTGCCTCGGCAGTCGAGGCCCTCGAGGGCGTCCTCATCGACTGGGACGACGCGGAACCAGACCTGGATGACCCGGAGACCCCGGCCATCCTGATGGAGTAGGCATGGCCGTGCTCAAGGCGCTCGGGAAGTGGTGGTCGGGTCTGTCGACCCAGACCAAGATCATCGTCGTTCTCGCGGCGATCATCCTGCTGCTGGGCACGTTCCTCCTCGTCTCCGCCTTCGCTTCGCCTCGTGAGGCGGTGATCGTGACGGGCGGCGGGGCTGCAGTGCTCGAGGGCGTGCGCCGTCGAGCGAAGAACTTGGCCGAGGCCCAGCGGCAGGCGCAGGACGCGCAGGACGCCGCGGATGCGGGCAAGCGGGCCGCGGACGGTGGCTTGGGTGCTGTGGGACGAGAGCAAGACCGCATGGACCAAGCCAGTGACGACGCCGTGCGTGACGACGCGAACAGGCTCCTGTGATGCTCGCCCTACTGCTCTGCCTGTCCCTCTCTCACGCCCAAGACACGGCCCTCGATGAGCCGGTCGTCGACGACGCCAAGGTCGTTGGTCCTGTGGTCGAGGGGCAGGCCATCGAGGTCGTAGACGGCGACGACCGCTGGACCTTCCGGGTCGAGCGCAGGTACTGGCTCATCCGGGACGACGCGCTCCGCACCGCCCTCGCGAACGCGCGCGCCGTCCCCCAGCTGGAGCGGGCCCTCACCGAGTGCCGGGACGCGGCCATCGAGTGCGGGGTCTCCTCGGCGACGGCCTGGGCCACGATGAAGGAGCAGTTCGACACCGACACGGTGCAGATGGACTCTCTCCTGCAGCAGACCGCCACGCTCACGGTCGACCTCCGGGTCGCCGAGGCCGACCGAGACCGCTTCCGACGGCAGCGGAACGTCGCCTACATCGTCGTCGGCGGCATCGCTGCGGCGGTCCTGGTCGGCACCGGCGTCGGCCTCGGAGTCAGTCTCTCGACGCCATGACCCGCTCGGCCACCAGGTCGAGGTCCGGGTGGTTCGCGAGCTCCGGGAACTGCCGGGCGAAGTCGGCCTCGTCGACGAAGGTGTAGAAGGTGTCGGAGGGGTCTGGCGTGCCCTGGAACATGCTCACCCGGACCGTGCCGTGGACCAGGCAGAACGCCTGGTCCACGACGGCCTGGATGAAGGCCCCTCGAGCATCCGAGGCCTCGACCTCGACACCGCGGAGCGATCCGCCCCAGACGTAGAAGGTCGTCACCGCTTCTTCCGTCTCGCGTCCGACGCCTCGTGGACGCCGCGCTTCCAGCCCTGGTAGACGCCGAGGATCTGCTGCCCGAGGAGCTTGAGCTCCACGATCGGGTCCTCCGCCAGCGTCGTCGCGAACTTGCGGAACATGTCGGCCTTGGCCCAGCCGACGGCTTCGGTGCCGCCGACCATGCCCGAGGTCGTCAGGCTGCCGTCCTCATCCTCGACGAGCAGCATGAAGTTGGCGGCCTCGATGGTGTGCTCGGCGTCCCCGAGCTTCAGCGTGATGGTGGTCTTCATGTGATTCCCAGGTCCTTCTTGATGGCGTTCAGGTGGGCGTACAGCGTCTGGCTGGTCTGCCGCTCCGCGAGGGTGGCGATCTCCTTCTTCTTCACACGGGAGCCGTCCTCGAGGTACTGCAGCAGGACGTCGACCTTGGCCTTGAGCTCGATGACCTCCAGCGGGTTGACGTTGGCGCGCAGGCGCGTGTTGAGCATGTGGGCGGCCTTGGCCCGGTCGCCCCCGACGAGCTGAGTCAGCTCGTCGAGGACCTTCTCGGCCGTCTCGCCGGCGCTCACGCGACCGCCAGGAGCTTGCCGGCGGCCATCTCGGCGTCGAGACGGTCCTCCTGCTTCTCCTGGTTCTGCGCCCACCAGCCCACGGCCTGGGACAGGCGGTACTGCGTCCGCCCGGGCGGCAGGGCCTCGACGGGCACGTCGCCGCCGTTGAACACCTCGGCGATCTCCTTGGCCTTCTTCACGCCGAACTGGCCCCGGAGCAGGTTCACCACGGACTCGGTCGAGCCGAGCTCCTTCTCGTGCGAGGCGGTGATGCGGCCCATCATGGCCTCGAGGGCGTCCTCGTTGAGGGTCTGGGACACGATGTCGCGGATGGCCGACATCAGTGCGTCCTGGACCTTCCCGTGCGTCTCGTGCGACAGGGCGATGCCCTCGATCATGCGCGAGCCGAGGTGGACCTTGCGGAGCTCCGACTCCATCGTCGCGAAGTTCGTGCACCACAGGCGCAGGGCGAACACGCGGATGTCGAGGGCGCCCGAGCCGTAGTCGCTGTTGCGGAACATGAGGCCCAGCGCGATGCGCTCGAAGCCGACGGGCGAGAAGATGCGGGGGAGCATCACCTTGATGGCGTTCCGGACCTCCATCCGGTGCGTCATGATCGGCACGGCCCCCAGCTTCGTCGTCTCCTCGGCGAAGGCGGCCATCAGCGGACGGGTGTCCATGATGGCGTAGCGGTCGGAGAGCACGCCCTTGGCCTTGCCGTGGACGGCGCGGACGAGCACCTTGCCGTCGGAGCGCTCGTAGATCTCGTTGAGGTTGTGGGCGAGGAGGTCGCGCTGCCAGCGCGGACCCTGGGCCAGGTCGCGGCCGAAGCGGCTGGGGACGTTGATGGCTCCGCGGGTCATCAGCTGCCCGACCGCGTGGTCGTGCAGCCCGTAGTCGCGGGCGACGTCGTCGTTGCCGAAGTGCATGCGCACCTCGTCGTTCTCCCCGACGTCGAAGCGGAGGCCTCGGGCGGCGAGCACGCTGTCCTCGCGGCCGGCGGCCTCGTGGTCGAGCGCATCGAGGAAGCCGGGGAGGTCGGCGCGGCCCTTGGCGAAGAGGGCCTGCATCTTGTCCTCGGCGTACTTGGCGGCCTCACGGGCCTGGTCTTCGTAGCTGACGCCGGGGGTGTGGTGGGTCATCGTACGGGGCATCGGGTCGGTCATGGTCACTCCACGAGGTGAGAGAGGTCGCGCTCGAATGAGGCGAGGCTGGTGTTGATGTCCTGGTAGGACTTGCGGCAGCCCGCGCGGATCTGCTTGATCTGCTCGGACTTGAGGTAGATGTCGTCGCTGGCAGCGGTGATGATCCCCTTCTCCTTCTCGGAGATGATGTGAACGAAGGGGGACCCGCTGCGCTGCCCGTGCATGGGCCCCCCGATGAACTCGAACTCGACCCACGGACCGTCGTTGTCCACCGGCGTCACGTTGACGACGCGCACCGGGTGGAACACGGGTTCCGCTGTGAACTTCTTCCACTCGAGCAGGTAGGTGTCAGCCACGTCCACGCTCCTGGGTGATGAGGCCTTCGATGCCGGGCGGCAGGACGAAGGCTTGGTGAGGACCTCGGACGCGGCCGGTGCATGCCGGCAGGTCGGTGAGGTCACGGATGTGGTCAGGAAGAGGAGACCTCCCGTCCAGGCGGCTCGATCGGTAGACCGTCAGCGTCGAGGTCTCCGGCAGGTAGAGGGCGGCCCATCGCACGCGCTCCTCCGCCCCGTAGGCGGCGAGCTCGATGTTCATGGAGTCCGACGCCAAGATCTCCTCGGGGGAGTCCGTCCACAGGATCCAGTCGCCGGCGTCGACGAACAGGTGGGTCGGGTCGACCGGAAAGCAGCCGAGGTCCTGCAGGCGCAAGTCCATCTTGTGCTCGGCGTTGAAGTCCCGGAGGGCGGAGCGGAGGGCCACCCCGCTGACCTCGTCGATCTCCCACTTCTGGGCGACGTCGTAGATGGGCTTGAGCTTCTGGTGGTGATCGAACGTCGCGCGGTCGATGGGGATGAGGGTGTGGGCCGCCCAGTCCAGCACGCCTTCGGTGCAGGGGTAGACGGCTACGTAGGGCGGTTCATCGGTCATGGAGCAGTCCCGCAGCATCGGCGATCTCGAGGGCGCCTTTGAGGATGTCCTTCGGGAGGACGTAGGTGGGGTGGGGTCCGTCGGTGTTGACGCCGCCCACGCAGTCGGTGTGGTTCTTCGTCTCCCCGCAGTTCTGGATGTTGGGGGAGCAGTAGATGTAGACGCCGTCGTAGTCCCAGACGCAGATGAAGGCGTCGGGCTCGAGGACGGCCACGATGGCAGCGATCTCGTCGATGGTCTTCTCGACGGGCAGCTCCGCCACCACGTGGTCGAAGCGCTTCGACCGGATGTACATCCAGGCCCCTCCGCCGTCCATCGAGTAGACCGTGTCCCACAGCCACTCACACACGGAGTGGTCCACGAGGGCGTCGAACTTCTTGTGCTCGGGGGTCATGCCCCACAGCCACTCTTCGATCTTGGCAGTCCACTCCCGGTGCATCGACCTGGCTACGGCCTCGGTGTAGATGCCCTCGTCGAGGCCCTCCAAGATGTTGTGGGCCTCGTTGATGAGCGGCTCGGCGATGAGGTTCGACACCGGACCGGCGTCGGTCATCTCGCAGAAGATGTCCATCAGGATCCCCTCGTCGTCATGGGGAAGAAACCCGACGCGGGGGAGCTGGCTCCCGTAGGGCAGGTCTACGCTGTCGTCCGCCAGGGACTCCCTGATGGCGTTCGTCAGCTCGCGCCGTCCCTCGGGGTGCGGCTGGTGGGGTACATACATGAAGGTCTCCTCGTCAGGCTCTTATGCGACGGGTTCCGGGAGGTGGTTCGTGGTGTTCGTGTCGGTCTGCAGCAAGCTGCGCGCGCTCTCGGCGCACGTCATCTACATGTCGGTGCCGGACCTGAAGGACGGCAAGCCGGTCCTCCAGCTGAGGGGGTCAGCCCGGGGGCTCGACCTGTCGACGGCGGCGTGGGCCGGCAAGGCCAAGAAGGTGCTGCCGGTCACCGCCCTCCAGGTCACGAGCAAGACTCCCGCAGCGGCAGCGCGGTCGCTCGCCCTGAAGGAGAACGCCCTGGTGGACCAAGGCGGGCTGGCGGACCAGGCGTACACGCTGGTCCTGTTCCCCGAGTCCGTCGACCGAGGGGAGGACGGGTGGGTCCGCACCGTTCCGCTCGTCATCGTGAAGGGCGTGTTCACGGCACAGGACCGCGAGATCACGCCGGCGACCGGCAGGGTCACGAAGGCGGAGTTCCGTCCTCCGGCTGGTATGACGGGCACCTGAAGACCTGCGTCTCGATGCTGGCACTGACGGCGTGGAACTCGCCCAGGTTCGACGCCGCACCGAAGTACGGGCACGAGATGGGCGAGTGCGCGCAGGACAGGCAGTTGGTGGTCGCCCAGTCCGTCCAGGACGCCAGGAGCTTCTGGACGCGCTCCCCGTTCGACAGGGCGTGGGCCAGCAGGGCGGCGGCATCGTCGCGAAGGCCCGCCGCAAGCAGCGCTTCGAGCACAAGGCGCTCGACTCCCTGCTGTGGTAGTACGTGGGTATCTCGTGGCATCTGGAGCTCCTCGTGAATGTCTTGGACAAGCCCTGCACGCACTTCCGGCGGAACAGGAACGGCAAGCCTTGGTTGATCGTCTTCCACTACGGCGCGACCTTCACGGCCTCGAAGACCTACAACGTCCTCCAGAGGCGCGGGGTCAGTGCGCACGGGACCATCGACCTCAACGGCGACCTCTGGCGTCACGTCGGGGACGAGCACACGGCCTGGCACGCGGGGGACGGGACCTTTGCTGGGTCGGTCGACATCAACGACGACTCCATCGGGTACGAGGTCGTCAACGTCGGCTACGGCCTGCCCATCCCCGAAGGCACCGACACCAAGGGGTGGTACGTCGACAAGTCGCAGAAGGGGAGGCCCCTCACCGCCTACCGGGTGGAGTCCTACAAGGACCGGAAGACCGGAGACAGGCGGAAGGTCTACGTCGGCATCTCGGAGCCGATGGGCCGCTACCCAGACCACCGGTCGAGTCACCGGAAGTACCTGTGGGCAGGGTACACGCCGCACCAGCTCACCACGCTGATGCAGCTGCAGCGCGCCGACGTGGCCGCGCACCAGATCTTGCCCGAGTGCATCATCGGACACGAGCACTCGGCTCCTGGACGGAAGTCCGACCCTGGTCCGGCGTTCCAGCCGATGTGGGATGCGCTCGCCGCGGACTACAAGGCGTTCGCTCCCCACGTCAGCCCCGACCTCCTGGATATGGAGTTCGAGACCGAGCGGCGATGGAAGTGCGTCCAGTCCCACCTCAAGCGGATGGGCCTGTACCGCCTCCGCATCGACGGCGTCCTCGGTGACGGGACGCGGAAGGGACTCGATGCTGCGCTCGAGAAGTACGCCTCGACGTACGGCCTGCCCAGCCTCGACACCACGGACCCCACGTGGGAGATCTGCAACGCCCTCCGCAAGGTGCCGGGCTTCAAGCCTCCTCGGTAGGCTCCTGCAGGACGATGAGCCGCCGGAGCTCGACCGACGCCTGGTGGTGCATGCGCCGCCTCTCGTGGAGACGGTCCAGAACCGACCGCAGCGCGTAGGCGAACGCCTCCTCGATCTCGCCCGGCGTCCTCATGAACGACTGCTGCCGTGGGGGGCCGCGCACGACGACGGTCGGCCCCCCGACGTCGATGGAGAGGATGCGCCTCTCCTCGAGCGCTGGCTTCTTCACGTACTCGACGTAGATGGTGTCCACGTCCCGCCCGACGGCGAGACCGGGGAGCGCCTCGTCGAGACGCTCCTTCAGGTCGTTGATCCAGCTCACGATGTCCCTCCTTCATGGTCGGGGAGGGCGGTGCCCTCGAAGTAGTCGATGAGGTTGTCCAGGGTGACGCCGCCTCGCTGTGCGGGGTTCCGCCCCATGCGCTTGGTCTCGGCCACGCGCGCTTGGACGCGCTTGTTGGCGTCCTCCTCCATGAGTTCCCACACGATCTCGGGGTTGAGGCCGGAGTGAGGGCACGTCGCCGTGCAGGTGCCGACGTGGTTCTTGTTGATGCCCGTCAGGTGCGTGCACGGCGGCTTGAGGATGCGCTTGTCCCGGTAGTCCTGCGTCTTGTCCGGGTCTTGCTCCCAGAGGCCGATGAGGCAGTTCACGCACACGTACAGCCACCTGTTGTCGAGCAGCGCGCCTCGGACGCACCAGAGGGTCTCCTCGCAGACGCGGCAGGAGTGCGGCTTGCGGTCGATGACGGTCACCCGCGAGGGCTCCAGCAGCTCGTTGGACTCCGTGTACAGGTACGCCACGCCGTAGTCGTAGGTGGACGAGACGATGGGGTGGAGGCAGTACAGCCAGTCCCGCCCGTTCTTGGACAGCACCCACATGAGCGTGCACCACAGCACCCGCTCGATGACCCAGCCGGGTGGCGTGAAGGACTGGGAAGACGCCTGCTCGCGCGTCATCCCCTTCTCCCACATGTAGAAGCCCGACTCCCGGACGTAGCCGAGGGCCTCCTCCTGCTCGCGCGCGGAGAGGCCCGGGTCGTTGATGCGCGCGTCGAACTGGTTGCGTTCCGGCGCGTCCCGGAACAGCTCGATGTCGTCGGGGCTCAGCTCGGACTGGTCGTACTCGAAGACGAACGAGTAGGGCTCGTCCGTCTGGTAGATGCCGGTGTTGCGCAAGATCCAGACCGCGTTCAGCTGGACCCACTCCAGGGTGGAGACGATGGTGATGGGGACGACGTGGTTCGGGAACTCCTCCACGTTGATGTCCCACACCGCGGCCATGAGGTCCTTCACGAAGTGCCAGGTACCAGGGTCGGGCCAGCGAGGATCTCGTCCGTCAGCGTACTGTGGGTCGGTCGGCTCAATCGAAAACATGGGTTTCTCCAGGATTCTGTCGGAGGTTCTCCGCTCCAACTCCTTATGCGACTGAACTTTCCAGCCTTACCAAACCTACCAACGGCTTGACAGCCTCGGTAGGAGTGGGGCATACAGGCTCCATGGCCGACCACCTTTCCGTCAAAGACGTGAGCAGCATCCTCGAGCTCAGCCCGACCACCGTCCGCCGCTTGGCCGACGCGGGTGAGCTGGGGCCGGTGATGCGCACGCCCGGCGGCAGAGGTGCCGGTCACCGTCGGTTCGATGCGGAGGCCGTGGAGGCCTACCGCAAGAGCCGGGTCGACCCACCCACGAGCTCGGTTCCCGCGCTCGGCATCCAGTTCACGTAGGGAGAGCGCAATGGCGGAGAAGAAGTTCGGAGGTCTGCCCCGGCAGGCCGGAGTCTCGCTGATCGGCGGAGGCAACCCTCTGGTCCTCGACGGTAGCCGGGGGCGGCGGGGCCCGACTCCTGCTCCGCCGAAGAAGTCCAAGCGCCTGCTTCGGTCGGATCAGCGCAAGGTCCAGTACGAGATGCTCATGAGCCAGGACCGGCCGGAGGAGGCGCGCGCGCTCATGCGGGGAGCCCACCCGGCCGCCCGGCGCAGCCGCCGCACGGACGATGCGCAGCACCTGGTCGACACCGGGCAGGCTCGCTCGGTCGACACTGGACAGCCCATCGCTCCCGGCTCGCCTGTGCCCCGCGTCGTCGCAGGTCCCCTGAGTCATCGCCAGGGCCCGACCCCCGACGCCTTCGTCTTCGTCTCGTCCGACGGCGCGTCCTACTCGCTGCCGAAGAGCATGGGCAACCCGAAGGACAAGGAGTCCATGTGGCGTGCTGGCATCACCAACTCGGTGAACGTCCTCATGCTCGCCCTCCGCGAGATCGGCGTCGGTGGGGACCCCATCGCAGTCTTCGACCAGTGCGGCGTCGCCCTCAAGGACATGCACGGCCAGTCCCTGTTCCCCATCCCCCCGGAGCTCCGCGGCGTCCGTCCGCAGTACGAGTACGTCGCCGAGCCGGAGCCCGAGGAGGAGGCGTTCGGGGACCAGCTCGACCACGGCGTCACGGCCGACTTCGGCGCTCCCGTCGAGGAGGTCCCGTTCGGTGAGGAGTTCTCTGATGTTGGCGACGCCGAGGCGGGCTTCGCCGCCGGCTTCGACAACTACGACGACGAGCACCTGGGACCCTACGCCGACACCGTCGCTCCCGAGGTCCACCCCGTGGACCAGCTCAAGGCCACGCTTGCGGACATCGATCCCGCGCAGTTCGAGGCGGCCCTGGCCTCTCTCGGCCCGGAGCGGCTTCGGCAGCTCGGCTTCAACGTCGGCGACGACAGCGCCGACGTGGATGACGGCCAGCCCATCGACCCCGCGGGCTACGGCGATCCGGAGGTCGAGGACTGATGGACGTCCAGCTCACCATCGCCGGCGGCCCCGTAGGGGGTAGCGTTCTCCTGGACCTCCGTCCGGTGGAGGCGTGGTGGGCTCGGCTCCAGGAGCGTGTGTCTGCGCTTCGTCTGCACGACCAGGGCGGACCTCGCCCTGGTGTCGCGCGCGCCAGGTGCGGGTGTCCCTGCGGCGCTGGTCCGGAGCGAGTGCTCACGGACGGCGTCGCGCGGTACTGCACGAGGTGCGGCGAGACCCACTGATGCGGAGCACCGGGCGCGGGCGGGCGTCTTGGAGGCGTCAGTGGGACGTGCAGACGATAGCGCTTCACCCACGGCACGGATTCCGCCTCCTCGAGGCGAAGGCCGAGTACGTGAGGAGGAGCCGCAAGCTCGTTCTCACGGTCTCGCTGCGCAAGCCGCGCGACGACTGCTTCGGCCCCGTCACGCAGCACAAGCGCCTCATCCGGTGGCCTGATGGCCGAGACATCCCTCTCGTCCGGAAGGCGGTCGCTCACGAGCTCGCCTTGATGCTGCGCCTCCTGGAGCAGCGGAAGTGGCCCGAGCCAGACGTGTACCTGGCACAGTGCAACCGCACCGGCATGGACATCGAGGACTTCAGCGAGAAGTTCTGCACGCTCTGCACCTTCCCCACATGCACGCTACGTGAGTAGCGGAGGATCTCCTGATGGCGTTCGGCATCACCACCTACAAGTCCAAGCTCATGGACGAGATCGACAAGGCCGCCGCGGACTCGCTGGCTCCCCTGTACACCCTCGACCTCATGATCGGCCGAGGGCCCGAGACGGGCAACCCAGCCGCAGGCATCTGGGTCTACCAAACCAAGGCCGGCGGAGACGAGGACCTCCTCTCATTCGATGATGCGCGCATGCGCGCCTACTACGACCGCATGCGCGAGTCCGGCGCGGTGGCAGAGGAGCAGCAGGGCGACCCCATCCGCATCTCGACGAACGGGAACTACCTGGCCAACTCCGAGTCGGCGCTGCGGCACCTGCTGACCAAGTACAACTACAACTGCGAGGTCCGGGTCAAGGTCCCCTTGCTCCGCATCCAGTGGGTCATCCCCAAGGACAAGGTCGTCCAGATCCTGAACGACGGCACCTTCGCCGCGAAGATCAAGGAGATGCACGAGGCGCTGCACGAGGGCTTCAAGTGGGATCCCTGGCTGGGCGGAGCTCGCAAGGGCAAGGTCGGGGCCGCGGAGCACAAGAAGGCCTTCGGGAGTCAGCTGGGCAAGCAGTACCGCTTCAACCGCAAGGACAAGCCGTGAACGTCCGAGAGGCCCAGTACGCCATCGAGACCCAGATCCACCGTCTGGCGGTGATCGAGGACCTGCTGGCCCACCTCGACGGCAAACCCATCCCCTCTCCCGTCGGCGATGGGATGGTGCCGGACGAGCACACGCGGTACGTTCGGTCGCTCCTCGAGAAGGAGCAGCGGGCCTGCGAGGCCGAAGTACGCGACCTGGAGGAGCTGAATGTCGGAGAGCCCAAGCAAGGGAAGCTCGTTGTCCTCGACGGACATCGCAGGCCTGACCCCTGAGCAGATCCTCAAGGATGTCATCGACCCGCACCTCGACGCGTACAGCGCCTTCCTGCGGACCCAGGACGGGGAAGGTCTCGCTCCCTTCGAGCGTGAGATGCTGCGTGGGTTCCTCTACTGGGACCTGAAGGGACCGCCATCCTCTTGACGTGGTAGTAGTCGTCCATGAACAACGGCGGCTACGCGACTCCAGGATCTACCATGCCCGCGCCGGGCATGGGCTTCAGCACGCCTGGCTTCTTCCAGGCGGGACTTGGCTCGGCCGGCTTCTTCGCCCCGAACAACCAGCGGTCTGCGGACCAGAGGTCGTCGCAGGCCCAGCTCGGCGCGCTAGGCGGCGGTGCCGCAGCCAACTTCTTGACCAGCACAGCCCCGGGCGCCATCGGGACGGGCGTCATGCTGGGCGGTGCTGCGGCACCCCTGTTCCGCGGGATCGGCACCTCGATGGGCCGCCCCGGCATGGTCGGGTTCGCGCGAGCCCTCGATGCGATCGACCCCTTCACGTACGTCATGAAGGCGGGCGGCGCGGGGTTCCGGGCAGGCTCGTGGGCTGCAGGGAGGCAGGTCGGGGCCGGGATGCTAAGCGCGGGCGCGCGCGGCGTCATGGGTGGCTTGGTGGGCGGCGCCATGGGCGTCACCGGCGTCGGCGCGATCATGGGGGCGGGGGCCTTCGCCGCCAGCTCGTATCTGTCCAACATGCGGGACGGTCAGCAGGCGTACCAGGACACGAAGATGCTGCTGGCCCAGCGCAGCGGCTCGATGTTCGGACGTCAGGTGGACCCGACCAACGGTATGGCTGTGGGAATGCAGCAGCAGTTCCGGTCCGCGGCACGTAGCCTCGGGACCGACAGCGGGACCGTGCGCGAGATCACCCGCTACCTGGACGACCAGGGCTACTTCAAGTCGGTCTCGGGCACGAAGGAGTTCAAGGAGAAGTTCGACAAGGCGCTGTCGACCATCAAGACCATCGCGAAGGAGATGCAGACGTCCATCGAGGACGCGACGCAGACCTTCAGCCAGATCCGCCAGCAGGGCTTCTACCAGGCCGCCGACGTGGGCGCCCAGGCCCTCAAGCAGGGCGCGTTGGCGGCGGCGACCGGACGCGATCCCTCCCAGGTGGCGGCGATGGGGGCCTACGGTGCCCAGACCGCACGACGCTACGGCATGCGCGGCCGCTTCGGCGCCGAGTTCATGCAGAACGTCCAGGCATCTGTCGACCTCGGCATGCGGAACGGCAGCATCTCGGAAGAGGCCGTCATGGAGGCCGGAGGCCCCGAGGCAGTGGCAGCACGCCTCGGGCAGGCCCAGATGCGCTTCCTCAAGGGCGCGCGCGGCCGGATGATGATGGCCAACGCGATGGGGTCGGGCTCGGAGATGGACGTCGGACGCCTGACGAGCGTCGTCGGAGGCAACTCCAGCCTAGAGCAGCTCGTGACCCGGGCCGTCAACCGCGGGCTCGGAACGCTGCAGGCCACGGGGGGACGCGAGGCCCAAGAGAACTTCATGCAGTACGCCGGCATGGCGATGGTGAACTCGGCGCGCGCAGAGCGCGGACAGCTCGGCATGTCGACGGACCGGAAGGGCCTCATCCGCGGCCTGATGCACCAGGGCCTCGGCCGAGAGGAGGCGGGCCTCCTGCTCGACCAGAGCCTGAACATGGGCAACGTGCTGCGCGAGCAGCGCAACGAGTCCATGCGCATGCAGCAGGAAGCGGAGTTCGACCGGGTCGCCAAGCAGTACAGCATCATCGCCAGGACGAAGGGCGCGTGGAAGGACAACATCTCGGACCCCGCCCGGTACATGGGTGCCCGGGTCGGCGAAGAGATGGACCAGCAGGCAGCCTCCTGGGGATCCTGGTGGAGCGGAAGGAACGAGGTCAGCATGGGCGGCACGTCGCAGGGCTACCTGCGACGCGGTGCGATGTTCGAGGGCCCTCGAGGTGCCGGGACGGCTCGCAGCCGTGCTCTCTTCGCGGCCCCCAGCATGAACGAGAGGTTCCTGGACGAGTACAGCGACTACGCCGTGACAGGCAACCAGGCGATGGTCGACTCGGTGATGGGCGGAGGCTCCTACTTCTCGCAGAACTCGGACCTGATGTCGGTCCAGGGACGCGTCTACGACAAGTCGGGCAGGGAGTACTCCCAGGTCTCGGGCAACCAGTTCGCCCCGAAGAACGTCGCCGACCTCGACTTCCAGGCGCGCTTCGGGCGCAACAGCCGGGACGTGTCCGGTCAGGCGGCGGCAGGGCTGCGGAACCTGTCCACGACGCACCGCCTGGACGACGTGGTGGCCCGGAGCCGCACCACCGACATGAGCATGTCCGGACCGTTCGGCCTCGGGACGATGTTCGGGTTCGGAGGGCCCAGCGCGCGGGACACCGCGACGTGGGACTACGTGAACGCGCTCGAGGACGACCCTCTGAAGGCCGGGCTGCCCAGCACGCCCGAGGCCTACTCCCGCCTCCCCGGAGAGGAGAAGGCGCAGTACGAGGGGGCGATCTCGCGCGCGCTGCGCGGAACTGCACACGGCAAGGAGTACGACAAGCTCGGGGTCGGGAGGAAGACCGCCTACCGGACGGACTCTGCTGCGGCGAGGAAGGCCTACGGCGAGGAGTTCGACAAGCTCGCCTCCGCCTGGGGCAGCCCTGTCGCGGGGAATTTCTACGGGAACACCGCTGACGAGCTCAAGCTCGCCACCGAGAAGAGCGGCGTGCAGAGGGAAGCCTTCGGGAAGGCGATGGAAGTCGCGCTCTCCGAGAACCTGGACCAGGACGCGATGGAGAAGGCGCTGAAGGGCCTCGGGGCCTCCGGGATGACAGGGCAGGCCCTGACCCAGGCCCAGCAGCTGGTGGGGCACTACTCGTCCCTCACCGGGGATGCCCGCACGAAGGCCAGGGCCGGCGCCGCACGCCTGTTCGATGTCGGCGCGTCGCTCGAGTACCAGCGGCTCACCGACCAGAGCAAGTCCATCACCAAGAACGCCTACCAGAGGTGGGTGGAGGGCAGCGGCGACCCGATGATCGACCGCGAGTTCGGCGCCGCCGGCGACGCGGTGCGGGCACTCGGCAAGGCATCGAGCGGGGGCACGCGCGAGGAGTACGTCGCGGCCTGGGAGGGAGTGCTCAAGCAGGTAGCCGCCGGCGGGATCAGCGCGGAGGAGAAGAAGAGCCTCTTCGACATCTCGGGCGGTCAGCTGGGGACTCTCGGCATGGCCAGCGACATCAACAGCGTCATCGACGAGAAGACGCGTGCAGCGAAGCTCAAGGAGTTCGGGTACAGCGATCAGGACATCGCGGCGGCGATGGGAAAGAGCGCAGACCAGGTGGTCGGCGACCTCATGGCACGCGGCGACTTCTCGCCCGCCATGTACGACAACGGCACGGGGACGGGGAAGGGCGGCCGAACCACCGTGGAGGGCATGGAGTCCGACGTCTGGAAGCGCCAGACCGAGTTCGTGGTTGCCGTCGACGCCTTCCTCACCGCGTTCAAGTCGACCGGAGTGGGCAAGGAGATGCAGATGGACACCTACGGCGACGAGGTCGTCGGAGCGAACACGGTGCTCAAGTAGTCCGAGGAGGGTGGCATGGCAGAGTCCAACAAGATCAGCGATCGGGGCGTCGTCAACGAGGAGGGCATCCTCCGGGTGGCGGAGTACGACCGCGTGGGCGAGCTGCGCCTCATGGACCACCTGGTCCGCATCGAGGCTGCGAACGTCTGGTTCGGCCGAGACATCGCCCCCGACCCGGTCCCCACTGACCTCCGTCGGACCGTCGTGGAGCCCAAGTGAGCACCATCCTGTACCGCACTGACCCGTTCGAGCAGAGCCTTCCGGAGGTCGTCAGCCTCTTCAAGAAGAAGGACTCGCGTGGCGTGCGCCGTCCGCTGTACGGCTACGTGCCGAAGGCCGACAGGTTCGCCTCCCTGTCCCTGCGCCAGTCCGGTGCGGAGGGGAACCTCGTCCCCGTCTCCATGCCAGATCAGGCCGGACCTGCGGTCGAAGGGAAGGGGTGGTCCAACCACAACCACAACTTCCTCCTCACCCAGGTGAGCCACGTCGAGTCCGAGAAGATGCAGATCGTCGAGACCTTCGGCGAGGACTTCGTGTTCTTCTTCGGTGAGCGCCCGCTGGTCCTGCAGGTTCAGGGCCTCCTGATGAACACCGCGGACTTCTCCTGGAAGCAGGAGTGGCTCTCGAACTACCGGAACTACCTGCGCGGCACCCGGTGCGTTCAGAACCGCACGAGGGTCTACCTCAGCGTCGATGACCAGCTGTACTCCGGGTACGTCTTCGGCACGAGCGTGGCGGACGACTCCAAGCTCCCTCACGTCTGCCAGTTCAGCTTCAAGATGCTGGTCTTCAGCCACGTGGACGTCGGAAACGCTGTCGTCCGCTCCGTCGAGAACACGAGGCTCGTGGGCGATTCCTTGTACGTGGACTACATCGAGGCCCCTCTCGAGGTCGAGAAGCTGTACTTCATCGACCCGATCACCGGGCAGTCGAGTCCCTTCGACCCCCAGCGGCTCACCGGCACCCCCTTCGCCTTGACCGCCTCCGACGCCATGCAGCGCGTCCAGGCGTGGTTCGAGGAGCTCGGCGAGGAGCGCCTCATGCGGGAGTCTCTCCTGTACCGGCGGCAGGCGTTCTACGGAGGAAGCGCGCGCGTCCCGGGCGGCGCCCTCCTGCGAAGTGACCAGTGAGCTCTGCCGCCTACCTGAACCTGCGCGTCTTCCTCGAGGGCGTCGAGGTGCCGGCCATCGGTGCCCGGATCGTCGCCACCGCGGGCGTCCCCATCGCCTGCGAGGTGCGCCTGGTCGCGACGGACCCCATCTTCGACCTGAAGCCGCGCACCGCTGTCGCCGTCTGCGTCTTCGATGACGACAGGAGGGGGCACTCTTACGAGGGAGGCACCCAGAAGGAGCGCGCGAACCTCACGCTGGCGGACCTCCGCAACTACAAGTGCGGGTTCCTGGGCGAGCTCGCCGGCGTCAACTTCCAGAAGCAGCCCGGTCAGCGGGACGTGACCCTCGTGTTCCTGGCCCCGGACAACTACTGGGACTTCATCAAGCAGCACTACGTCAACTTCCGCAACGGCGGCATCGAGCTCATCGAGCTGGCCTTCCGAGGCGTCTCGCCCGACAAGGCCAAGTCCTTCGACGTCGCCGGCAAGGACCTGCACTCCAACCTGTTCAACTGGCTCTCGAAGAGCGAGAACGCGGAGGGCAACGACAACCTCTACCTGGGCGTCCATCGGACGCTCCGGGAGATGTGGTTCGCCGCCAACGACTGGTACGGCGGAGCCTTCAACCGTTGGCGCTACGGCGACCTGGTCGTGGGCGTGCCGCAGGACGAGACCGCGGCCAAGCTGTTCAAGCTCGACTTCTTCCAGAAGTACCTGTCCAACCGGGTCGGCGGAGGCGGCGGAGCCTACACGCTGGCCCAGATGATGCGCATGATGCTGGGCACGGTGTTCCACGACACCGTTGGGATCCCGTTCCCCTACCTGGACAAGGAGGGCCGTGCCCGGGGCTACGACCCGGACGACGGCTCCGCGCTGTCGCGTCGTCTCATCAAGCGCGACGACGGGTGGGCCGACGCCACCCTCAACTACACGGCGATCGTGCCGCACGCGCCCTTCATGGCGCCTCCGGTCTGCAACATCGTCTTCCCGAACCAGTACAACATCGTCTCGCACAACCGGGACTTCCTGAACGAGCCCACCCGGATGTTCGTCCGCACCAGCTTGCTGCTGAACGGGGCACCCAACAAGTGGCTCACCGAGCGCTTCTACGCCCCGGACTTCGACTCCCTCGACGGCATGACCGTCAACGCGAAGAACGGGTCCTTCCTCGAGCGCATGGCGACGACCGTACTCCCTCACGAGCGGTGGACCGGGCTCAACCCGGTGGAGCACTGGCAGGACGACCTCAGCGCCTACGTCGCGAAGGGCCCTCGCCGCGACTACCTGTCGAAGCTGGCGGACTACAGCTTCTGGCTGGGCCGCTTCGCTCGCCGCACCATGAGCTTCACGGGGCCGCTGAACCTCAACCTCGTGCCGGGCTTCCCGGCCGTCCTGATGTCTGACGTCTACTCGCCCCTGCACATGGCCAAGCACATCTTCGGGCACATGCACACCGTGGTGCACATGATCGACCAGCGCGGGGGCATCACGCAGGGGACCATCACCCACGCCAGGCACCACACGGAGGTCCTCGACTTCGACTCCGATGCTTCCACGCTGTCGGACGACGGGACGGGGGCGGACTACCGATCGCTGTCGACCCTGGTCGACAGAGGCACCGACGGGTTCCTGGACGACCGGTACGACGTCAAGCGCGTAGGTGCCGAGGTCTACGACCTGCTGCTCGGGTGCGAGAGCCTGTACGACCTCGGGGAGCGCCTTGCGGACCAGGTCGACACCGAGGCCGCGGAGGCCAACGTTCCTCTCGTCGTGGGAGGCGACAAGTTCTGGAAGGACATCGACGGCGACAAGCACCCGCTTCGCCGCGCCATCTGGGCTCTGGAGATCGCCTGGCGTCTCCAGAACGCCGAGGGCGGGGACCTGCGCAGCATGGCCCAGGAGGTCACCTGGAGGCCCAAGGCATCCCTCGTGGAGGTCCTGGGTCACCCGGACGCCACCGACTCCGCCAACGACACCGACCTCGACCTGACCGACGTCTACGACGAGGAGGGGATCCCGGCGGAAGGGTTCCTGTCCTCTGCCTTCGACCCCGGCTCCTTCGCGGCCAAGCCCGCGGCCGACGGCGGCGGGGACGGGTACAAGGGCGTCGACTTCACCACCCGGACGAGGAAGACGGTGAAGGTCCGGCGCACCCTCCCCGCCGGCGAGACCATCGTGGACGCGAACGGGAAGACCATCGGCCCCTCGGACCGGGACCTGCAGTACGACGCCCAGTCCACCACGGAGACTGCGGTCGAGCACGAGGTCGATGCCAGTTACAATCTGCAGGAGAGCGGGCTGATCCGGCGTCAGTGCGTGCAGGACTACGTGAAGAGCCTGGAGCTCCGGGGGTTGGGATGATCGTCACGCCAGCCGGCTCGTACAGCACCGACGGGGACCTCACGAAGGTCGCCCGTGCCGGCCACTGGCGTCAGCTGGAGCCTGGAGAGACCGGACACGACCAGACCGGCAACAAGGTCCGGGGCAAGACCTGGGTGGACGGGAACCTCAAGCCCAACATCAAGCCCTACGAGCACCAGGCAGACGCGCTCAAGACCATCAAGACGCTGAAGCCCGGGAGGGGCATCATCCTCGCCCACGGCACCGGCACGGGGAAGACGCCCTCGGCGGTCATGGCGGTGGAGCAGCAGCGCAGCAGCACGCAGGACCGCTCCCGTGCCCTCATCGTGGCCCCCGCCGGCCTCCGGGAGAACTTCCACGCGAGCGGCGTCCAGAAGTTCACGACATCGAGCTCGCAGATCGTGGCCCGCCCCGAGCAGGTCAAGCCGGGAGTGGACTACACCGTAGTCTCCTACGCCGCGTTCCGAGAGAACCCGCAGGGCTTCATCGACGCGGTGAAGCCGACCATCGTGGTGGCCGACGAGTTCCACCGGGTCGCGAACCCGGAGAGCAAGGGGTTCAAGGCGTTCGAGGCCGTGCGGTCGCAGATCCCGCGCTTCGTGGGCCTCACCGCCTCCATCTCGCAGAACGACCCTGCCGACATCGCGCCGCTCCTCTCCCTGGCCAGAGGCGAGCCCATCGACCGGCAGAAGTTCCGTCGGCGGCACGTGCGCGACGTGAAGACGGACCAGAAGGGCATCTTCGGTGGCAAGATCACGCGCCCCGAGCTCAAGAAGGAGGGCGAGCTCTCCGCCCTGGTCGGCCGGTCGGTGCACTACGTCGAGGACCTGGACGCGGACAGCAAGCCCAGCTCGAGCATCGAGACCGTCGAGGTCCCGATGGCGGGGGAGCAGCTCAAGGTCTACCGACGCACGATGAAGGGCATCGACCCACGCACCCAGCAGCGTGCGATGTCCGGCCTGCTGCCCGGGGAGGAGAAGACCAACGTCTTGACGCGGCTCATGCTGGCCCGGAAGGCGAGCAACAGCCTCCACACCGTCATGCCCATGCCCCTCGAGGAGGCGGCGGAGAGGACGCCCAAGGTGAAGCGTCTGCTCGACGACACCGTGAAGCACCTGTCGGACACGCCGGACGGCAAGGTGATCATCTACACGAACTTCGTGAAGGGGGGCGTCGACGTCGTGAGCGCGGGCCTGCGTGCTCGGGGCATCCCGTTCGGCATCTTCGCCGGCAAGAGCGTCCCGGGCATGACCGAGTCGGCCCGGCAGCAGGCCGTCACCGACTACCAGGCAGGCCGGAAGAAGGTGATCATCATCACAGGCGCAGGCGCCGAGGGCCTGTCCCTCGGCGACACGACCGCCGTGCACATGCTCGACGGCAGCTATAACCCCGAGCGCAACAGCCAGGCCCAGGCCCGAGGCATCCGGGCCGGGGGCCAGTCTCATCGTCCCGTCGGCGAGCGGCACGTGAAGGTGCGGCGCTACGTGTCCACGGTCCCTCGAGGCTTCTGGCGGACCATCACCTTCCAGAAGGCGCCGCAGAGCGCGGACCAGTTCGTCTACAACACGGCGGCGCGGAAGGCGTCCGCCAACACCGACCTCCGCGCCGTCCTTGAGCGCAGGTCGCGTCACGAGTCCAAGGACAGAGACAGCGTCATGCACCGCATGTTCGCCCGGGAGCCCGCATGAACGACGCCTACATCCAGGAGCTGGAGAAGCTCGCGGCCAAGGAGCCGGTGAAGCCTCGCATCCCGGCCGCAGCCAAGTTCTCGCCTCGCTGGTGGGCGGGCCTGGGCACGGCCGCTGCTGCCGCGTACGGGGTCGGCAAGCTCGGGCAGATCATGAAGCCTCCCGAGCTGCAGAAGAGGAAGGCCGCCGCCTACCGGATGGAGAAGCGTGCGGGCCGGCGTCCGAGAGGCATCAACCCCGTCTTCAACCTGCGGGGCAGGGAGAAGATGCGTCTGCGCGGCAAGTCGCTGGAAGCTCTCCTGGCCGAAGCGCAACGCAGGCGGCCTAACTCCCTGAGGAAGGACAAGCTCCTCGGTAGGTGACACGAGGGCTCTCCTCACGTTAGGCTTCCTGCGTCTCGACGCGACCACCCCGGTCGCGGGACAGCAATTCCCGTCGAGGAGATTCTCATGACGCGCCCGACCCCGCCCTACGGCTACCACCCCCTCCGAGGCCTCGTCGGCTTCGATCCCGACGCTCATGGCTTCTGGAAGAAGAACGACGCCGCGCTGCGCGACGCGACGCTGCGTGCCTACGCGGCGCGCACCGAGATCCTGGGCGGAGTGGCCGGCCTCACCGCCGGTGCCTCCCTCGCCGCCGATGCTCTGCACTTCGACTTCAGCAGCTCCTCGCTCGGCCAGGCCCGCGTCGAGGGCGTCGGGGTCCTCCTGGCTCCCGACGACGACGCCGACATCGACATGCTGACCGCCGGCGGCGAGGTGTCCCAGCCGATCAACCTCGACGGCTCCGATGCCAGTGGCGTCACGCTGGGTGCTGGCGAGAAGGTGGCTGGTGCGCTGATCTACACCAACAGCGACGGGTCGGGCGACGCCGTCGGCGCCAACATCTCCCACAAGGCGCTGCTCGTCCTGGGCACCCCGACCACGGGCGACACCACCCCCATCACCTCCCGGCAGATCCAGAACGCCCTCGACGCCTCGACCGGCGTGCACGACGGCTGGACCGCGTGGATGTGGGCGGCCGCCTTCGAGTGGACGGACGCTCCCGCCCTCACCATCGTCCCGAACGTCGACAACCGCCTCGGCGTCTGATGCCTGGAGGGTCGCATGGCCCTTCCGGTAGCGGAAGCGATGGTCAAGGTCGCTGAAGAGAAGCAGCGTAGCTACGCCCACAAGGCCGTGGCTGCGTTGCCTCTTGCGGCGGCGCAGGCGATCGGCGACATCCCCAAGGGCGCCATCGAGAGGGGAACAGAGCAGGCGGCGATGGGCAAGAAGCCCCGCCTCAAGGACGCTCTCCGTCTCGGGAAGGCGAAGTCGATCAGCCGGCTCGGCGTAGGGGCCGTCACGACCCCGATGTTCCTCTCGGGCATCGAGGACCTGCAGAGCAAGGACAAGAAGAAGAAGCGGGAAGGCGCAGCCAAGGTGGTGGGCGCCGGAACCGCGTTCAGCGCCACCAAGGGCGGCCTCGAGGCGGCGATCGACAAGGGCATCAGGTCGCCCCAGGTCGGGAAGGCCGTGAAGGGCGCGTTCGGTGCGCGCATGGTCACCGGGGCGGCAGGGGGTCTCCTCACCGCCAAGGCCATCGCCAAGTCCCTGGACCGCAAGCCCAAGAGCGAGTCCCAGCGGAAGAAGGACGCCGTCAAGCCCTACGCGGTGGGCGGCGCCATCGGCCTTGCGGAGGGCGCGGGCGAGTCCGCGCTGGCCAAGGGCCTGCGCTCCAAGGGAGCACGTCGGGCGGCCATGTCCAAGGGCCTCGGACGTGCCGCCGGCGGCGTGGTCGGCACGGCGCTCCTGAAGGAGATCGCCAAGGCGGGCACCCGGAAGAAGGGCATGGAGAAGAAGGCCGCCGAGCAGATGGGCGACTCCTACGGGGCCTATCTGGCCGCCTACGAGTGGGCTGGCTCCCAGCCCACTCACGTCGCAGCGAAGAAGGCGATGACGCTGTCGTCGGAGGCGCGCATGGGGCCGATGCGTCGGGCGACGTACCGAGGCATCGTCGACGGAGCTCAAGGAGCTCCTCCCGTAGCGCCCCAGCGCCCGGGCATCGCGGACGTCGCCGTCCTCGGCATGGTGCTCGGCGCTCCCCACCTCGCGCTCGAGGCCCTGGAAGGCTTGCCCGTCGACAAGCGAGACATCCTCCTCCGGGAAGGCATCGACCGGCTGGCGGTCTCCAAGGCCGTGTCGCTCCACCTGGGCGAGAAGGGATCCGAGGCGGCGCTGCCCGGGCAGATGTTCCTGGCCCCCGACTCCCCGGCCGGCGTAGCCGCTCACGAGCTCGGGCACGCGACGGCAGGGCGGGTACGTCAGGCGACCATCGGCAGCCAGACCGCCCTCAAGGCCCACCGCGCAGCCGCCCTCACCTCGACTCTGCTGCCGCTGGCGGTCTTCCTCTCGACCACGGAGAAGGACTTCGCGACGCCCGAGGACGTTGAGGCGCGCGCGGCGTGGCTGGAGAGCATGGGCAAGATCTCGGCCCTGGTGGCCAGCCCGAAGCTCGCGGAGGAGGCGATGGCCTCCTACAAGGCCGCGCAGTACCTTCAGCGTGTGGGCGGCGACGTCGCCGGCGCGGGACGCAAAGTGCTCATGCACTCCCTGGCCCGGCAGATCCCCGCGTTCGCCACCTACGCCGCGCCTCTGGCGCTCCCCTTCGTTGCTGCAGGCCAGCTCCGCGCCAAGGCGCGGGAGGCCCGAGAGAGGTCCCGATGATCGTCCCGCCCGACGCTGCCCCGTTCTTCCTCGCAGAGATGGAGAAGTGCGCCTCGTTCGCCAAGGTGCGCTCCGCCCAGGCCGCGCTCCGGGGAGCGGAGGCTGCGCACAGCCGGTTCAAGGCGGGGGCCGGCATGAGCCGGTGGAACCCCTTCTCCCAGGCGTGGACCGACGCCAAGAACGCCAAGACGAAGCTCAAGGGCGCGCGCGCGAAGTTCAAGAGCGAGGTCGGAGGAATCGAGGCCGATGCGCGCCGGCAGGCGGCCAACCTGGGCGACAACGCCGAGGCTGCTGCCACCGTGGGCGCCGCCCGGTGGGCTCGTCGAGGCGGGGACGTCTCGGCCATGAAGTCGCCCGCCGAGAAGGCCCAGGCCAAGGCGGCCGCCGAGGCGGCCAAGAAGAAGGCCGAGGAGGAGGCCCAGGCCAAGGCCCAGCAGGCGTCGGCCTCCAAGTTCCGCACGAAGGCTGGCGTAGGTCTCGGCGCAGCCGGCCTCGGGGCGCTCTACCTCGGCACCCGTCCCAAGAAGACGCAGTCGATGGGGTACTGACGCATGGCGTGGTCCCGCAAGGAGAAGCTCCAGCAGGCCCAGCGAGACCTCGAGCTCTGGCAGGCGTGGAAAGAAGATCCCACGGAGGAGAAGCTGATCCCGCTCATGGAGCAGATCAGGCCTCTCATCCATCAGCGGGTGTCGAAGTACAGCACCAGCCCGGTCCCGGAGCCCGCGGTTCTGGCGGCGGCGCACCACCACGCCATGAAGGGCCTGCAGACCTACAAGCCTGGACACAACACCCAGCTGAAGTCGTGGGTCTACAAGTACCTCCAGGGCGTGCACTCCGACGTGTCGAAGCACGCCAACATCGGGCGCATCCCCTACCGGCGCAGCAGGCAGATCGGCCTGTTCCGAGAGGTCGTCTCCGGGCTCGAGGAGGAGCTCGGCCACGAGCCCGACACGCAGACCATCGCCGAGAGGATGAACACCAGCCTCGCGGAGGCCGGCAGGCTTCGAGCCACCAACCAGTGGACCCCCTCTCACGTGGACAAGATGCGCATCGACGTGAACCGGGCCGACCACATCGAGTCCTTGGCGGCCACCGAGCCGGACAAGCTCGAGGACATGCGCTCCGGAACCCAGCGCGAGATCATGCGGTACATCTACCAGGACCTCTCTCCGCGGGAGCGCACCGTCTTCGAGTACCAGCACGGCATGTACGGGCGCCCCCAGCTCAACGGCACGCAGACGGCGAAGAAGATGGGCGTGAGCGCGCCCACGGTGTCGCGCATCCGGAACAGCATCCAGGGCAAGATCGACGAGCGCATGAAGCGCCGGGGGATGTGATGCCGCTGTCTCCCGAGACCACCGCGCAGATGCAGGACACCGTCGCTGCCCTGGAGGAGTACCGCGTGGCCCGGGTCGCGGAGGTGGAGGCCGATGCGGACGCGCTGCGCCGCATCAAGCTGGGCACCCAGCAGGTCGTTCCAGACGTGGTAGAGGTAGCAGCAGATGATGCGTCTGCCCTCCTCAACGAGGTCTTGAGCTCCTGATGGCCACCTGCACGATCACCGGCACGTTCACGGACCAGGCGGAGGCACCCCTCGAGGGTGTCC